GAAGAAACTGAAGAAGTGGAAGAAGTCGAGGAAGAAACTGAAGAAGTCGAGGAAGAAGAAAGCGAAGGCGTCTATGAGGCAACGATAAATGGTAAAGTGTTTTATATCACCAATGAAACAAATGGAACTATTTATGAATACTTGGAAGATGAAGAAATAGGAGATGAAATTGGTAAATTTGTTGATGGAAAAGCAGTATTTTACTAAACATAATTTCCAACATATACTATCATGATTGCAATAAAATGGTTGCAATTCAGTAGTATTTTCTCTATAGAATATGCGAATGTCTCTATAGAATATGTAAAAGAGGAAACATAAAGATATTATACTAATGTATAATATCTTATTTTTTATTAGAGCAAATAAATGGATTTTTTGGAAAACGAAAATGTAAAACTGAAACAAATAATACGCAAAAACGACGATCGTATTTACTATTTGGAAAAAAAACTGGAAAACATGGCAAAATACAACCAAAATGTGTACTGCCAATCATGTACTTTATTATGCGATTACGATGAAGAAAAGTGTAATTGCAACATGTTCTGCAATAAATATTTATGCCGTAAATGCGTAAATACAAACAACACGCCTTATTTTTGTAATTTTTACAAATGCAAAAAATGGTACTGTAATATAGACTATTCGCGCAATTATTATTTAGTATGCACAGAATGCAATAAAACATATTGCGAAGATCATATATGTATAAATGTATCAAATGTATGTAATGATTGTTATGTAAAAACAGAATACGATTATTGCGAAAAGTAAACTAGTATACTATTTTACCTACCTGAACTGGTTTCTCACAGAAGCTATCTGTATCTATGTAAATGCACGATTGAATTCTCTTTCTGCTTCTTTGAATTTGTATACGGGTTCGTTCAACAATTGAGGTATTCTACGATTGAATACATAGTTCACTCGGTTGGATTTTTCTTTCAATTTGCTGTCATTGAGCTGTTTGCATCGGTAACAATTGTTCAGTATAAATTCCGGATATTGCATGAAATGAACTCCACTAAATGAATATGCATAATCGTCCATTCTTTGTAAAAAATCTTCCATGTAGTCCAATATGACGCGATAATTTAATCCGTAGTTTTCTTTGAACCCAAAATACAATTCTGCGGCGTTCATGATAGATTTGAACATCAGTTTATTGAAATAAATAAACATATCAAACAAGTATACGGGAAAACATGGAGCAAACCATTCTATTTTCTCAACGCCGCATTCCAACGCACCAATTGCCGTTTTTCCTCCTTCCCCGATAAGATCGAATGTAGAAATGAATCCTGAACCGAGCCCTTTTCCTAAATTATCAAGTTCCATACCGATGGCATCCATGCTTATTTTAAAGCCTCGTTCGATGTTTCTCAAACGACGAGGTATACTGTTTAGTATGTCCAAGATATCGTTAAAGGTACTCTCGATTTCACGAAAGATGCCAAATATTTGCTTTTTAATATCATTCAATGCTTTGCGTACAATATCAATTAATTTCGTTACTTCACTTTTTATTTTGTTAAAAAGATCAATAAACGTTTTCTCTATTTTTTTAAACGGCTCAATTACATTTTTCAGTATATCATTAAACGTATTATCCAGTTTACCGATAAGCATGTTTGACCCTTTTTCGATCATATTAAAGCCGTTATTAATGACACTCAACATATGCTTTGTGTTTCGTTCAAGAGACTTAATGATATCATTAATTTTGCCCAACGCATCTTTCGATTTTCTCATGATTTCATTAAATCCTTCACTGGCTTTATTGAACGTATTGATTGATCCAGACTTCACATCATTGAATGTTTTCTCAATAGGACCAATTGTTTGGTCAATTCCTGACTTTATATGTCCGCCTAGTTGATTAAACCCGCCGGTGATCTGTCCTTTCAGTACATTTGTCGTGTCTTTAACAGCATTAAATGAACGTGTTGTTTCATTGATTGAAGCATTGACACCATTTTCAATATCGTTAAATAGACCTCGCATTGGACCAATAGCTTGTTTTGTCACATTGGTTATGTGTCCGCCTAACTGGTTAAATCCGCCGGTTATTTGTCCTTTCAATGAATTTGTGGTATCTTTAATGGCATTAAATGATTTATTTGTAGCATCCATAGTACCAGTTACTCCAACTTGAAAATCGTTGAATACTCCTTGTATAGGAGCAATTGCACCTATTCCATTTTCCGCTAGAACCGGTCCTATTTTATATATTCCGCCTTTCAGTCTTGTTTTTATTAAATCTGCTGTATTTTTAACTTGATTGAATGTATTATTTACATTTCCAACAACACTGGTAATACCATCACCAACTTCATTAAATGCATTTTCAACAGGATCAATGACTGCTGTTTTAATAGGATCAATAACTGCTTCTTTTGTGGCATTAACAACTTGTTTTCCAACACTCGCTATTTTTTTTCCCAATTTCTTGAATGCTTTACCTATATTCAAAGGTTCTCTTATCTTTTTCTTGTATAAAGGATAAATGGCATGTTTACTGAAAAATATTTGAAAAATGACAAATAAACATAATGCAAATATAAAAAGATCAAACAAAGAATATTTGGATATGGTTTCAATAATATTATTCATCCTTGATTTGGTTTTGATATAATTTATCTATATTATATCAAGAAAAAGTATATTCTACATATTATTCTTTGCATTATTCGCATTATTATGTATATTTCACTAAATATAGGATATCATATGAAAATATATGGTATCATGACACATTACAAACACTAAACATATTTATACAAGTATTATGCAGCAAGTATTTTATTTGGAATAGTTACAAACGTTTTAGTGATTGAATTCATTAAACCCATCGACATTTTTTCTAGTCTTTTAAACTCCTTTTCAATTCTGTTTATCAATTTCATTGTACTTCGTTCAACTTGTTTTATGATTCCATTTATTTTATTTAAAGCGTCTTTCGATTTACTAGCAATATCATTAAACCCTTTCCCAATAATATTTACCGTATCCAATGTCCCCGATTTAACTACATTGAATGTATTTTCTATAGGTCCAATTGATTTTTTTGCAGTATCTACTATTTTTCCGCCAAGTTGATTAAACTCGCCTCCTATACGATTTTTCAGTACATTTGTCGTATTTTTAACTTCATTAATGGATCTATTTGCAATATTTACAGTACTATTTACACCGTTTTGAACATCGTTAAATGTATTTCTTAAAGGACCAATTGCATCATTTGCAGAATCTCTTATATGTGATCCTAGCTTACTGAAAGTACGTGTCAAGGTTCCTTTTAAATCATTGATTACATTACTAATATCATTAAATGATTTATTTATTGTATTTATACTTTTAAACATGCCATTTTGCACATCATTGAATGTATTCCTTAAAGGACCAATTGCTTGGTTTGCACTTGAATTAATATGACCTACTATTTGATTTATTCCATCTGCTGTTTTCTGTTTTAGTTGATTTAATTCGCCTAGAATTCGATTAAATGCAGCAGTAGCCTGGTTTAATGCATTGGTAATATCACGGGAAACATCATTATATATATTTTCTATTGGGTTAATAATTGATTTTGCACCACCAACTATTTTATTACCCATATCAACAAATGCACTGCTTATAGCACCAAAGAACCCTTCTTTTACATTTCCTTCATATAAGGAGTACGATGCGTTTTCTCTAAAAAATAAATAAAACAAAATGAATAGAATCAATCCTATTATGAAAAAGTAGACAACTATCTGCAAAAAAGAATTGTTTTCAAGAAAAGAAAATAAATATAAAAATGAACTGTTATTTGCATTTTTTAACATTCCCACGCTGCCTCCGGCGCCGCCGGTTTCTATATATTTATTTAGACTCACCATTGTATTTGATATAATGTACCTATATTATATCAAGAAAAAGTATACTCTACGTATTTCTGTTGAAGTGGTCAATACCCAATTATTTCATGGTGCTAAACTTTTCAGACAATTTCTCTGCTCGGGTAAGCAATGGTTCTATTTGGTTTAATCCGTCCAATATCTGTTTTTGCGTGTTAAGCAACTCTTCAGCGTCTTTCTTCATTTCAACCAATTTACCTTTATCGTCAATCAACTTCTTTACTTGCTCGTCCTTTTTAGCCTCACCTTCTCCCATATCTTCTTCCTCTTCCTTGTCTCCACTCTTTTTTTCATCAGCGCCATCTTCAAATCCTTCATTCAATGCACCATTACTTGTCCAAAACATCATAATAACATTGGATAATACAAGAGACAATAACAATATCACTGTCATGTTTTTGGTGAACTGGGATATCAAGAATCCAATAAGGAATACAGTGGAAATGTAACGGTATCTTTGAGAAAGCATGCTGAAAAACAAGTTTACAAGTACCAGTCCAAATACAAGATAAAGCACGAACTTGCTATGTAATAAAGACGAATTGGACATTGAAACTGAAAGTCGGGATTTCATTTGTTTTAATATTGCAGAAGTATTCATTATTATATAATATAAAAACACATAAAAGAATATTGTGAATAATTGACAACGCAAAAATAAGAAAATGAATCTTTCACTTGATTTGTCTGCTATTCAAAAATACAACTGTGATTTTGAAGACTACAGTTCTCGAAAAAATTCACAGGAAGGTGCAATAAAAAAAGAAGGTTCTTTTTATGCAACTGATGAAGAATATAATGGAGTATTGAATGAAACACACAAAGATGGCACTATTATTCCTAAATATGAAACAGAAGAACGGAATGGATGGAATCCGCAAACGTGTCCTATTGATTTTGCCATAGATACAATAAAAAGTTTGTATGAACTGTACAAAGACGACGCCTACATGTTTTCAAAAACACACAATTACATTTGTTACCAACTACCGAGTATTTTGGAAACAATGAAAAAGACACATACAGAACGTCAGCAGCGCGTGGAAGAATTGACTGCGGAGCAAGATGCATTTATACAATCGTTTATGAATCTCCACCAGTATTTTTATTGCCAGTCGACTGAAATATTTTTCAAGTATGACGCTATCAATTACAGTGTGATAAAAGAAGACGATATTTTGTATCACATATTGACCACAATCAGTCGCGAAAAACAGTTGATGTCGTGGAAACAGCGCACAAAGGTATACATAATAAAGCGTATTAAAGATGCAAGTATATTGAAATCGATACCTGAAACGGAGACGATTCAAATGGTGTTGGATGCGATTTACCCGGCAATATTTGAGTCGAAGGCGGACGCTAAATATTTTCTAACATTGGTAGGTGATATTGTTTTCCGTAAAAACGGTGACAAATTGTATTTTGTGAATAGCGATGCTAAACATTTCATTCGCGAATTATCAAATATCAGCGTTCTTCTATTTGGCGCAAATATAGGCAATTCTTTGAAACTGAAATATTACCAGCATAATTATGAGAACAGCAGACTGGTTCGTATACGCAAACAAGTACGCGAAAAAATATGGCTTCCTATCATTCAAGCGCAGGCAATCAATATACTTGTAGTTTCATGTCATTACTCTATTCGATATGAAAACGCTGACCAGTATGCGCTTGAATATAGTAACGACGAAGATCTTATAAATTATTCGTTTTATTTGAAAGAGAAGAGTCAGGAAGATATTGTGGCGGATTTCAGCGAAAAATATTTGCATAAATGTGAGCCGAGTGTGGATAAATCTCTGTCTTGGGAAAACGTGCGTTATTTGTGGAAACAGTATTTGGAGAAATTGAATTTGCCGAATATAATGTTTCAAAATACGCTGAAAACCATACTTACCAATAAATATACATACAATGAAGTAAACGATGTGTTTATGAACATAACAAGCGATTATTTACCGTCGATTCAAAAATTCCTTTCTTTTTGGAATGAAACCATTACATATGACGAAGAGTACAGTATGAATGAGTATGAAATAGAAGAATTATGCGGACTCTATCGCAAATGGTGTGTAAACAAAAAATTGAGCTACCACCATTTTGTCATTGGCGATAAACAGATGATTGATTACATTACTTTTTATTTTCCTCATACAGAGATTGAGCAAGATAAATATGTGTACAAAATCCGGTGTGATATTTGGGACAAACAGCTGGATGTTCAAACGAGCATTGAACAGTTGCGCGAATATTTGCGGAACAACATGCTTATCAAAGATAATGAGACGGGTGGTATAACCACAACCAGTCAACATAATACGAGTCCATTGTCTAAATGTTTTACAAGGAGCGCAAGTGCTGAGAAAATGCATTATTACGACGCGAGTTCGTCTACTGGAGTGGATACTTCGGCTAATTATTTATTGCCGAGTATTTCTATATATGATGCGTATTTGTGGTATTGCACGCAGGGGAAACAGACGAAAACAATGTTGGTGAGTAAACTGTATTTTGAAAAGTATGTGGTGGAAAGTTTATCTTCGTACATTATCGACAATAAATATATAAGTATTAGTTGGTGGGGTATGTATTAGTATGCGGGACACTTGTAGCACACATGCGCATGTGCGGGTTGTATTTTGAGCTATATTTTGAGTTGATTATTATAAGTGGTTACCTATAATAATTTCATGCTATCCATAAAAAATAATGTATATTATGTTTATGTATGGTTGCGCGGTGTGTGTACGCATGGGAGTGATTATAGACGTAGAGGAAGTGAATCGTTGGCTAAATACCCCGTTCCGTTTTTATACCATTTCACGGAAACAGCAAATATTTCCACGCCATTATTGTGTGCCTTTTTGACCGCCATTTTGTATTCTGGATCGGTAATGGACGTGGTAAATTCGATAATATCGTCTCGCTGAACAACAAAACATAGAATGTATCTTTGTTCAGGATTATTTAGTTTCAACCATTCGAGTTCGCGTACATGTTTTAGAGCTCGTTCGCTCACCACATCGCCTTTCTTTTTTCGGTACCCTTCCGGGAAATAAGCAGTGTTTGTTCCGTCTGTGTTATGCAGAACAAGAGGAACACTTTTCACTTCAAGAATGAACGGAACATTGTTCCCATCCACCCCGCAAAAATCGAATCTTGAATCCACTGCACCCGGAATTTTCAAAGAATATTCTTTTTTGAGCATGTCCGCTTTTCCGCCCATCCATGAAAACATACCTCTTCTAAGCGCGCTTTCAACACATTTTTCGGCAAGTTTAGGATGTGTGGCAACAATAGTATTAGTTTCAGGTGAGCCTGATCGAACTACGGATAAATAAATAACATAGTCGCATTTAGCATCTTTGTTTGCAGATTTTACCACTAGCACAGTACTGTCTTTATCGCAAAGTCCACAACACCCTAACGACGGAGTGTGCGCAAGGGCTTCGTATTCGCAATTTTCTTCTTTACAGAAATAAAATATGTCTGCTACATAAGGCGATTTAATTGAAACGGACGGACGTTTGTAAACGGTTGCTTCTTGCAAATCGGGAATATCACATGCAGGCGTTTCATGTATATCGTGAGTGATGGAATACAAGATGTTTGGATCTGTGGACATTTTTACTTATGAAGGAGAGGAGTATATAGCTTCAATGATGTAAGATAACGCGTGTGGGCGTGTGCGTTTGTGTGTTTTCTGGTTAGTAATGTGTTTTTTCTTATTCAATTTTATTGTATGTTATGTACAACATAACATACACAAAGCAGTATCATACACAAAGCAGTGTGTGTAATAGATATAGACGAACAGTCAAATAAATATAGGATATTTTGCTAAAGAAAGTGTTTGTAATGCACACAATATAGAAATGAATAAATGTAGGTTCACTACATACGCCATTATTTTTTGGAAGATTGTTTGCGCGTTCCCTTTTTGGCCAACGATTTCGCGGAAGACATTGCACTCAAACTCTTTTTCGGCGTTTTTTTTACATACCCGAACTTTCCCTTTTCCGCGAAATATCCGTACTTTTCAAGCCGCATTTCCTTTTTAGAAGTCACGTGTTTATTTTTACTCACAATTCGGCCGTTCTTATTCATCAACAAATCTTGTTTCTTCAACTCGCCCAGGGTTTTGTACGCAGTTCCGTTCCAAACTTGTTCGCGGGAACCAAATAATTCTTTATACTCAACTCCATTGATATGATATTTTCCGTCAGTAGGGTCTCTATGTGGTCGTTTCATATACCATATAGATAGAATTATTATATATTTCATCTAGTCCTTCATCTACTCCCACATGTAGTCATTACCAATTCCTGACCACTCTATTTTACAATTATTTACGCATTTTTCTAGTTGATTCGCGCTTAACAAATCCAAACTCGCCTTTTTTGGCAAAGTATCCGTACTTCTGCAATCTTTTCTCGCGTTTAGCAGTACGGTGTTTTTTTACACTGACAATATTGCCGTGTTTATTGCGCATAAGCTGTTTTTTAGTCAATCCGCCCGTTGTCATGTAAGCCGTGCCGTTAAACACTTTACGTCTTGAATTGGTGCAGTATTCCTTGAATGTTTTACCATGAATATGGTACAACCCATCGTCGTGTTTTGAAACTCTCTTTTCACTGGTCATTATATATTATACAACATATTTTATGTGTTTTCTTCGCATGGATAGGATAGTATAGCATGCAAGGTAGGTATATGCGACACTGCCACTATATTTTCATCCTTGTGTATAGTATATGAATATACTACTAGAAAAAAGGGAAAATATACTATTCAATAATAATCATGCACAGGAAATATTTGAAAGCATTTTGGCTAAAACCCAGCCAACGACAAGAGAACTCATTATTTCAAAATCGCTCGATGGAGATATCGATTTTTCGATATTGGACGAATACGGGATCAATAATCTAAATAAAATCGTGTTTAGCACAAAAGGAAATATAACGAGTTTGCTAAATATCCCGAATTACGTCAAGTATTTAGAATGTACCAACCAATTGCTTGTTTCCATTGTTGTCCCCACCTCAATCGAATATTTGAATTTAGAAGGAAATTACATTGACGCAATAGATATCGGGAAACACGAAAAACTGAAAAGCGTGAACTTGAACAACAATAAAGTAAAGGAGTTGACAAAACTGCCTAAATCACTCGAAGAACTTTACATAAACAATAATTCCATCAAACTGCTCGATCTATCCATATCTTCTTCCGCGTCTTCTTCTTCTTCACTGAAAGTACTTCATTGCAAAGGTAACAATATGTTTTCTATAAAGGGATTACCGCCATCCATTATTGATTTGCAAGTAGAAGACAATCCTTTGCTCAAAATAGAATACGGAGATTCGCCTGTAACGAGCACCACCACGCAAGAGAAAATAGACAAAAAGTATTCGTTCATGGAATCGCTGGATAAATACTTTTCTCTTCGCTCTAAATACGAAACCGATTTGTTGAACAAAAAGAAATCTATTTTGCGCGCCAATGGAATCGAAAAAGGGAAAAAGCCGGACAAGAAAACGGCTATGCAGTTGCAGCAAGTGAAAGGAAAATGCATCAAGTGCCAGCGCGAAGTGGGTACCGTCTTTTCATTGAAAAACGAAACGTATTATGCTGTTTGTGGGGATAGTGTTAAACCGTGCGCGTTGAATATAAGTATTTACAAAGGAAGTCATTCGACCATAAACGAGGTGCTGGATGTGGCAAGTGTTGCCGTGGAGAAATCAAAGGAGAAAATAATATGTAACAAGTACGATATGATATTTCAGTATTTGGAGGAAAAGAAGTCGGTGAATAAGTTCAAGGATTTATATAGCGAGTACACTTTGTTTTCTGCGAATCATAAAAAATACATGGATAAATACGACGAGATATACAATAATAAACACCAGGAAGAAATGTACAATAATCAAGTGGTGTTGGTGTATGAACTAAGACATAAATTAAACAATATGCTTGTGCAATATAAAGAATCGAAAAAAAAAGAGGTGTTGAAGGATTTGATGTATGTGTACAGCACCGAGTTTATTCCTGAAATGCATAAATTGACTACTATGAAGTATAAGAGTATTGAAATGGTGGATGGGTACGGGAACATGATCAGTAAAGAAATGGAAACCCGGGATTACAAGATGGAGGAAATACTGAAACTAAAAGAGTTGAGGTTACAGGATATTGAAGAACTCATATCCAATGAGCCTAAAGTAATCAAGTTTAGTGTCTAGATTTTTATGATTGTGGGTTTCCAATATGTTTCCATTATGTTTTCCAATATGTTTTCCAAATATATTTGTATATTCTAAATACACATGCTTGAAGAAATATATTATAAATACGTGATTGGAAAGAAAATTGTCGGTAAGAAATACGAAGATATAGAACACGAAAAAATATTCGGCAAGTTTGTCTTGAAAAAAATAGATTTAGATTCTTCTTCTGTCATACAACACAATGAAATATCCACTGATCCAAATGAAACTAAATATGCTGAGAGAAAAACATGCAATGTTCTTGTGAAAAACGAAATCATTGTCAAGATTTTGTACATCGAATAAAAAATAATGGTCGAGTGGGTGGAAATGGGTGAGAATGGGCGAACGGGTGGAAACAAGAAAATTATAATGCGTTGGCGTACATTTCAAAGGTGATATCATACGCATTTGCCATGTTTAGCATACGTTGAGGATGGAACACATATTCCGCCAATTCTTTTGCGAACTCTTTCCCGTTTTCTTTCATTTTGTCGTAGTCAAGATCAAAGAAATGGCTCACGTTTTTGTTGAAAGACAAAAGACACCAGTTTAGTTTATGTTTATTTTGTTTGAGTATGGGAATAGCTGCTTTATTGAAACTAAACTCCACCCAGTTTATTTTATGCATGTTTTTCTGCAGGATTGGAACGGCGTTTGGATTCTTGGATAAATAGTTCCAGTCCACTTTGTGCAAGTTTTTTTCCAGTATATGTATCGCATTTTCATTTCTCGATAAATACGACCACGCATATTTATCGAGTTTATCCAAATTCTGCTCGATTATATGAACAGCATTAGGATTCAAACATAAGGAGTCCCATCTAATATGTTCCCCGTGTTTTTCAATAATATGGACCATATTTGGATTTTTGCATAAATTGTCCCAAAAAAGAGGATTGCATGGATGCTTGAGCACATTAACACATGGTGGATATAACTGGGCAACATGTTTTTCCAAAAGACTAGCAGCGTTAGGATTATTTGCTAAAATGTTCCAGTTGATTTTCTTGGTATGTTGTTCCAATATATGGATAGCGGAAACGTTCGTGCACAAATAGCTCCAGCAGTCAAAGATATTATCATTTAAGTATTGTTTTTTCTTCTCAATGAGATGAATACCATTTGGATTTATGCACAATTGGCTAAAATAGATACGCCGACGATTTTTTTCGAGGAGTTTAATTCCGCCTCTGTTTGAAGATAAACTGTGCCAGTTGATTTTTTTCTTGTTTTTTTGGAGCAAATGAATGGCACAATGGTTGCCCGATAACGCATTCCAGCATTTATGGCTATTGTAGTTCATATTTTCAGGAAACTGTTCCAGTATATAAACCATATTCTCGTTTTTGCATAAAATATGCCAAAAATCGTGAAAATTATGGTCGGGGGTTTTGTAAATGGGATAGCCTATCATTTTACAAAGTGTATACAAATCAAATGCAGATGGCAAGGTGGGAACAGTGTGTTTCTTCTGTATTTTCACTATATGCTAATTTCTGTCTCAATATTTTTATGTATTGAGAGAAATAGTATTAGATTACTTTATATACAGTTCCATATAAAGTAATACTTTCAATTTTGTTATTCATTTCATATTTATGCTTTGTTTTCACTATTTTGGGATATACTTCCTCCCTCCTCCCCTTCCCTTCCCTCCCCTTCCCTCACAATAATTCATTGACAAATATTTAGCAATTATATTTACACATTTTTCTTTGTCGCATACATATTTTTGGTACTTATTATTTATGCTATTTATAAGGCACTAAATGAATAAAAGAATAAGCAAGAAAGACTAATAGAGCGCGTGTTCCACAAATCATAGATTAGGCATGTCGTATCCACGCAAATGGTCAAAAGATACTTCCAGCGATTTATGGTTTCTCTCATTTTTATCTGGCAAATTCAGCGGTTCAACCAGTCTGCTTTGGTCATTCAAATATTTGAGATAGGCAACTGCTTCGTTGTAGACATAAGGTATAGAATACTTGAATACGTGTTGATTTAGCATTTCCACTTGTTCGCGGATATTTTTAGGGTAGTGTTCGGCATACTGGAAATAAATACTGCGCATGATTATTTTCAGGTTGTCTATATTTTGGAGAGGTACAATGAACTTACCTTGTGAAAGTTTATGGACTCCGGCTCGTATCCCATTTTGCAATATTTGTACATTTTCTCTACTAAAAAAGGTATCCGCCAACACGTTTTGTTCTAAATCGCCGGTTAATGCGTCATAGTAATTCGTCGCCGAGTTTTTTATGGTGATTTTTTCGTGCATTTTGAATTGGGTCATATGGTCCACGGGGTCGACTAAATTTAATCTTCCATTGATAGATACATTATTTATTATTGGACTTTCATTTAAGGCTAAATCAAACGGCATAATTATAATATTAATGTATATTATATTATATGAATTTTTATACCATTGTTATCATCACAGCCATCATATTTCTTATCTTATTACTCACCTACATCGGCATCGCAATGAGTAAAATACCAAACACTGCCAGATTTGCCCCATTCATAAACCAGTGTCCCGACTACTGGGAAAATGACGGAAGCGGTTATTGTATTTATCCTATACGATCTGGTAAAAACACGGGTAAATTCACAGGATACATTGACCTAGATACTAGTGCGAATGCATACTTGACCAATCCAGCTGATCCTATTACTAGCGGGCTATCTTCGTTTACTGATCCTGCTAAAAAAGCGTATGTTGATGTGCAACAAACACAGTTGAAAGAAAAGCTGGATGTGAGCGAAGGTTCATGGAGCCAAAAGTATCCCGATTTGAGTACAATTTGTGCAAAAAAGAAATGGGCGGTAACAAATGGAATTAGTTGGGACGGAGTTACCAATTCAACCGTATGCGTCTAACCACGCGTGTAACACCTATATTATATTGAATACCAAATTCAGCAACAATAATTAGCAAATAAATAAGAACATGCAAAAATCTACTATGTAAATGCATGAATACGTACAAATAAGAAAATATAATAATAATCATATGATTTATTATTATACGCAACCATATCCACTCCTGCACCCATTTCTGTACCTACTCCACATGATTACTTTTATCATGCAATAAAAGTAGATCGTCCAATAAAAAATATAAACGGGGAAAAGTAGTGTGCAAGTAGGCACCGTACTCACCGTCTATTCAACGATCCAACCAAAATTGCTTAGGCTAGGCTAGCCTAAGCTACATCCACCTTATTGTTTTTTGGTTCTTCTAATCACTCCAGATTTCATCTTCTGTTTCCCGTCGTTTGCACTACTGCTCGAATTGGTCCCGGCAATTTGCAATGATTCTCGGTAAGCCTTGTACTCTCCGTATTTTCGTTCCAGATCGGTCAGTTCTTTCATCCACAACTGCGTCTCTGTAGTGTTTCTAAGAATATCCAGCTCTTTCTCGCAATCCTCTTTTTCCTTCAAAATAGACTCGACGTTTTCCTTTGTCACGCTATGCATTGGCATTCCAGTTAAATATTTATACTCACCATCGATCTTATCGAATTTACGACCCATCAACATTTCCGTTACTTGTGCATTCGTTTTCTTACGCAAATCAACCACTCCGTCCAATGTTTCCACAATATATCTAGCACGGTTCGACAGTTTCAGCAACAAACGTTCTAAATCTTCCAGCAAATATGCTTTTCGTTTAGTATACGTTTCCATACGAACCACATAAAACTCGTCGATGATCTCTTCCACGCTCAAATATTTATGCAGTTTACATTCCCGATTAAACATATGCATGTTTGTACTGCTCACCGTAGTAGCCAGTTTAAACATTTTCTCAACGCCGTTCACGCCGTTTGTATCTATTTGGCTTTCCAGTTTATTCAGTTCGCCTTTCAACAAATACACAGTGATATTCACGTTCACTTCGGTACAATTATCTTTAAAATCGCAAATAGACGGCAATATTTTCTTTCCGTTCTTGTCCACACTTCCATCCACCAAAACTTCCAAAAACTTTTTTATGTACGGCATCGTCCATGTCCCAATAGGCAATTCGGTGATCAAGATCACATCTTCATCCACTTTTTGGTAACATCCTTTCACTAAATACTTGTTGTCGCACACTTTTTTAATGGTGCCTTTAAATCCTTCATAGTATGGTATAAACTCTCCTTTTTCAAGCGCACTGATTCCATTTCCACCTGCCAGTTTCGATTTTAAATACGCAATTATATCAAGCGGATTATACGGCAACACTTCACATGAAAATCCCGTTCCTATTCCCGAAATACCGTTCACTAGTGCAAACGGGATGATTGGAACATAAAACTCCGGCTCGACAATAGTTCCGTCATCGTCTAAATATTTCAAAATAGAATCGTCCAGTTCAGGAAATATAGCGCGCGTGATTGTATTCAGTTGGGTGTATATATATCTTTCACTTGCACTATCTTCTCCTCCGTGCATTACGGTTCCAAACTGACCGTTCGGCATCAATAAATTAATATTGTTTGACCCCACAAATGTCTGGGCCATATTTACAATCGCTCCGTTCAACGATTGTTCGCCATGATGGTATGCGCTATGTTCAGATACATACGCAGAAAACTGAGACACGCGAATTTCGCTCGTGAGTTTGCGTTTGAACGCGCAGTACAAGATTTTCCTGAGCGAGATTTTCAATCCGTCCACCATATTTGGGATTGACCTCGCACAGTCGTATGTACTAAAATGTATCAATTCGTTGTCGATAAAATCGCCATAGGTGACACTGCATTTCGACGTATCCAGAAACGAATCCTTGTTATAATTTTCGAGCCACTGTTTTCGGTCATCCGCGCGTTTTTTATTGAATACTTTATCTATCTTATCGTCGCTGGTTTCGTCATGTTCAAAATCCACGATTTTCTTGTTTGCAAAGTACTCTTTGAATTCTGCCGATGTGGAAGTTCCCAGCCCTTTGAAATATTTAATCGTCCATCCTTTTCCCTCATTTTCCGTCAATTTCCAAGCATTATACTCGCCGTCATTGTAAAACGACAACGTTTTGCCTCCTTTTTTCGCCTTCAATATCGGCGTATTCATAAACGAAATAAATCCAGGAATACGGGTAAGACTGCTCCATTCGCTATGTATGAGATTGATACACAGTCCTTTAATATGCGACCCATCCGTATCCTGATCGGTCATTACCATGATTTTGCCATAGCGTAAATATTGGTGTACATCTTCCATGGTCTTGTATTGACGACCATTTTCAAGTCCCAATATTTTCTTGATATCGGTGATCTCTTTATTGTCCGCGATTTTCGTTGTTTTTTCGCCACGCACATTCAGCAGCTTTCCTTTCAATGGATAAATCCCGATTGATTTACGGTCGCTTTCGCTGAGTCCACTTACAATACCTGACATAGCACTCAATCCTTCACACAAAATAAGAATACAATTCTTTGAATTCATTCCTCCGCTTTCACTCGCATCGATGAAATTATCAATACCGCGAATCGTTCTTGTTTTCGATCCGTCCGTCTTTTTCGCAACGGTCAGCTTCGTTTTTGCTTCTGTCAACGAACACGCCATTTCCATGACACCCATTTTAGCCAGTTTTTCAATAAACTGATCGCTCACTGTACACGTCGATCCAAATTTAGACGACGGTGTGTTCATGTAATCTTTTGTTTGACTGTCAAATGCAGGATTTACTATATCGCAGCGCAAAAACAAAATCAATTGTTCTTTAATCGACGCAGGATTCACCTTCATCTTCTTCTTTTTCTCAATATACTCCACCAGTTTACGCGTAATTTGACCCATCAAATAGTCCACGTGTTTACCTCCTTTAAATGTACAAATACCATTCACAAAACTCACTTGTTGGAACTCGTTTGTCTGTGACATTGCCACTGCATATTCCCAGCGTTCGTTTGCAATTTCGTGCACGCGTTTACTTTCGCTTTTTTCGCCAATATACAAATCCACGTATTGCTGGAAATTTTTGATAGGCAATTGTACACCGTTATACAACACCTTTATCTTTTTGTGGGTATTATCGGTAACCGCGCAAATATCGTACACGCGTTTTTTCAATAACTCGCGGATTGCTGGTGTCAACCCGTCTTTTAATCCAAATCGCGCATAATCCGGTTTGAATACCACGCGGGTATACGGTTTAGCCGATTTTGCGGATGTAATCTTTGGCGGATCAATCTTGTTCAAATTGTCGTGGAATTGCTGACAATATTTAAGTCCGCGTTTATGGTCCACTGTCTCAATGTATCCATAAGTAGACCAAATAAGCACCAGTTTGAACCCGAACCCGTTCTTCCCACCAACGATTTTTTCTTCGTTTTTGTTGTAATTGGTTGACGTACGCAAATGGCCAAAGATGAGTTCAGGAATCCAAATATCGTACTCGGGATGTTTTTCCACATCAATACCATTACCGTCGTTTTCAAAGGTGATCGTTCCGTCTTCTCCAACAGTAGTTTCAATGTAGGTAACATTTTTTTTGGATTCATCTGCACTTTGAATCATGCGGATGACATGATCGCGGCAGTTGACAATACCTTCATCAAACAGTTTATAGAGCGCGGGAACGTACTCTATGGTTTTGTAGACAATCTTGTTTTTCTCATCGTCAAAGACCCATAAAGAAGAGTCTACGTGTTCAATGGAACCGATATATGTATCGGGTGCATCCAAGATATGCTGTTTATCTGTCTTACGTTGGTATTGTTTGGCTAGTGTTTCAGCGTCCATTTTGAGAGAAAGAGAAAGAGTAACAAAGTTAGTTGACTAGTTAGTTAGGCAAAGAGGGGGGTATATTAAATATATTTAATGGATACAAATCTTTAATTTGTTTCAATTTTACGGTTTCTGTGCAAAATAAAGCAATGTGTACCATGATTTGTATTATGGGCAAACATACCCACCTCCTTCTCCTCCTTCCCTCGCTCCCTCCATCCTTCCCACAAACAAACCCAACATCCATGTAAAATATATACCGTAGGTAAATAAATATAAACAACCTATTATATTTTTCTTATAAAATGAACAAGATAGAACTCCAAAAACTAGCTATAAAAAAGCTGAACTCAAAAGAAATAAAGGAAATAAAAAAACGAATGTGTAAAACGATCATGGACAAAAAAGAGAAAAGAGAATGCATTTCTGCATTCAACAAGAACTTCATAAAATCGTTTATTCGCTCAAAGCAAAAACAAGGGCAATAAAAAATAAGATAGAGGAGACGAATTCTATCTTTATCGTATGGCGAAAAATAGCAAGAAGAGTAGGGCGCATGCCTGTATTCATGTATGCCCGCATGCATATCTAGTTATTCTTGAGCATGTCTCTAATCTTTTCCAGGTCGCATTGTCTGCATACAGGAATGTATTTGGTGCCATGGAGTAATGCTGCATCTCGCGTTAACAGCAAGGCTTGTTTAGCTATTGGAATTTGGGTAAATTTTGCCAATAATATATCTTCCATAATATCTTGTTTGATATCATCCCAATACATTACTTGTTCTGGAGAAAGAATAGCAATTTTTCTGTTTTTTCTGGCAAACAGACCTTCTCCCATACCAATAGGATGGAACGAGTTTTTAGTGAACAAAAATGCTTTGTCAGTATCCACCAATTCTATTTTTTTGGCTTGAAATGCATGCTCGACAGTATTGTATACTTTATTTTCGTAGATAAACTCGTTGCAATCATAGTTGCTCAACAGTCTTCGCCAATTATTGATTTTGTTGAGCTCGGCGTAATCGTCGTAGTTCTGGACACGTTCGTATTCGCCTTTTCCCGCGGGTTTATTTGGAGATTTACTAAAGTAAAATAGCTCATCCTCTTCATAATCCTCCAACTCTTCGTCTTCAAATATTTCCTCGGGACCAGGATAGTCAAGTTCATACATTTCTTCATCGTCGGTTAAATCGTCTTCGCATGAATAGTTAACTTCATTCATTTTTGCAATATCTTATTTTGGGGACTAAATAAATGGATATGCGAAAGGTTCAGTGGTATGGGTGTGTTGACTTTATGCTTATGTTATTATGCATATATTATTATGCATATGTATGTATAAAAATAAATATTTCAATTTTAGCGTAAATACCACCCCCAAACCACCACCACCTGGTCCATAAATACATAAAAAACATGAAATTCAACGTATGATGAATTTCATGTATGGAATCATTTACTAGAATAAGATTCTTTCAAAAAATAGGATTCAATAATTCTGTTTGTATTGCGTATCCATTACTGTCAACTACAAATACAAAGTAATATCCATCATCTTCAAGTTCACTTATTTTGTTGACGAGTTCCTTGTCAATGACATCTGGCATGGCTTGAATATATTCCGGAATATCTGGATAGTATCCCTCTTCTTTGTATCCGCTAGTCATTCCAGTTACTACAAAAGGCAAACTCTCATGGATTTGTGAGAATATTTTCAAATAGATTGGAGTTGTATCTCCATCCACATCTTTATACCAAATTGGCTGATAATTGGGAAACTCATTCACAATGTAAATCCTGATTCCTTCTTTTGGTAATGCAAACTTGATATCAGTTGCTTCTTCGGGAGCATCCTCATCGTCATCATCCTCCTCATTGTCGTTATCCTCCTCATTGTTATCTTCTTCATTATCATCATCTTCGTCATCTTCATCCTCGTTATCATATTTTGGTGGCTTCGTATAGGTGTATATACTTCTACCACTACGATAATCGCTTGCAATGTGGAACCAAAAGGTCTTTTCTTTTTCTTTTTCTTCAATAGTATAACTCATTTCAAATAGCGTATGTATTTGTATGTGTAGGGTGTGGGGGGTGGGTGTGGGGGTATGCAGTTTGTCTACATATCAATGTTTAATTATAGTTCAATTTTATCTCTTATTTACACATTATACATTGTTCCCCACAATAGTCATCCTCATTGTTTTCTTCATGATACTTGATTTTTTCCATGTTTGTTTACCATTCTTGTTTTCCTTTTCTTCATCGTACTTGTTTTGGAATCCCGAAAAAGAAGTAATGAAGACAAACTGGATATAGTCATTATAATCTGCTTCATTCCAGTTCCATAAAGAAAATCCGCCATGTTCGCCATTTTTCTCTTCTAGCAGTGTCACATAATTATCTATATTGCACAAAACAACCGTTTTCGCAAAATAGTATGAAAGCACGTTCGTGTTTTCTTTCCAATCCAGTCCGGGGTCGTAGAAACACCGAACATTTCCATGGCAATACTTCTTCATTATTTTTTCGCATTGATACAAAGAAAATAATGTTTCCATGTTCATGCATTCGACCATTCTCGTTTTCCAGTCATTTCCTCCTGCTCCTCCTCTTCCCATACTTCTTTTCGCCGTTTTTCTATAATAAACTGGAAACCCCAACCATCTAATACTCCTCTTATGTTTCCTCTTTTTTTGGGTATTTTTCGTGCCATGTTGAACACCTCCTTGTATCACACTCCCATATTTATTTTTTTGGTGTATTGTTTGGTGTATTATTTGGTGTCTAGTTTGGCTTTCCATCCGTCTCGTATATTTATTTTCTGTATCATTCCACAAAACCGAAAACACGCAATTGAACAAAGTTGCTACCACTTCGCAATGCGTTTCAAATAAATGAATATTCTGTGAATCATCCACTCCTTTCAATATTTGTTTCACAGATAAATTTACGTACTCCTCCATGTTTTCATTGAAACTTAATCCCAGTGAATGGCACGTTTCGTGCATAAACACTTTCAGCCATTCTTCTTTCCTGTAAATACAAATTTCACTGCGCTCTTTGCATCCCGACGATTGTCCCGAATTCACGTTTATCCTGTCCAGTACAAAAAAGTCGCCATCAAACTCAGCGCGTTTCTCGTGGTTGGACATAAACAAATGTACAGTCAACGATTTTTCCGCACAATGAATTCCAGCATATTCTATTGCTAAATGTAACCAGCATACCATTTTCTCCATCATTCTAGCATACACTTCTTCACTTTGTGTTTCAGGAAAACAAATATAGATGTCACATTTAAATCCGCCTTTTTTAGGGATTTGCACACTATACTTCACAGGATAACTCGTGAACTTATCTATTTCGCTTTTTATTTCTTCCGGAATAGTTTCGTATATCGATTTACCCACATGACAATTTTCTCGCATAGTCTCTTTATTCACAACACACCGTGTCCAGTGTTTCCTGCATTCCATTATTTTATCCACGTAATGTTCCAACCATCTATTCATACTACCTACTCTATCATGTTATTTTTTACTATAATGCAACCCAATCCTGCAATAATTCACAACTCTACAATAATAATCCTACAATAATAAATACAATTTATTATTGTCAATCAATCAAGTAATCAAACATCTCAACCAATAAATATATTCATAGCATATATCTACGCTGTTACATTCCTACACCCCTACACCCCTAGACCGTATATGCTTGATATACCACCCACATATAGGCAGGTAATATATACAAACAATACACTATTTCTTTACTATATCCCACCATCATGTAAACCATACTATGTATCATAATATATTTCCACCTTGATCTATATGCATAAATAAAAATCACGCACTGCACGTTAAACACTCTTCTATTTCACTACTTTGGTGTTTTGCCTTCTCCGGCTCAATTGTGAATTTCTGCGCCTGATGTTTCGCCCTCCGGCGTAAATAGTAAATCCCCGTCTTCAACCCTTTCGACCAGCTATAAAAATGCATCGAAGTAAGCATATTGTAGTTAGGATCTTCCAGCCATAAATTCAAACTCTGGCTTTGACAAATAAACGCTCCGCGATCGCTCGCCATGTCAATCAAATGTTTCATGGGAATTTCCCACACCGTCTTATATTTATTCTTTATTGTATCCGGTATTCCGTCTATTTGCTGCACGCTTCCGTTATTCGAAATAATCGCGTTTTTCATTTTCTCATTCCATAATCCATGCTCAATCAAATCATTCATCAAATACTTATTCGCCAAAATAAACTCGCCCGCCAATGTTTTACGACTATATATATTCGATGTAATCGGCTCAATACATTCATTGAATCCCAATATTTGAGATGTTGATGCCGTCGGCATCGGTGCAACCAACAACGAATTACGCATCCCATATGTCATCACATCTTGTTTCAATGCCATCCAGTCATATCTGTTTGCTGTCGGTTCCACTCCCCATAAATCAAATTGCAGTTTACCTTCATGTGCAGGACTTCCTATAAATGTACTGTACGCACCTGCCAAAGTAATACTTCTTTTTAATCGTGGTCTTCCTATTTCCACATCCACATCTTCGTTTCCTTCACCTTCACCATCACCATCACCATGCCCTTTTTCTCTTTGTTCTTTCTCCAATGCCAACAAATATTCTCTGTCATACACATTACTGTCTTCAGCAATTCCTGATTCAATATATTTAAAATATCGGTCTTTAGCAATCTCGCACGATTTCTCCACCGCCGCATGGTAAATCGTCTCAAAAATAAGAACGTTTACGCGTTTAGCTTCATCGCTATGAAATGGAATATCCATCAAAATAAACGTATCCGCCAATCCTTGAACGCCCAATCCAATTGGACGATGACGCATGTTTGATCTTCTTGTTTTCTCAGTTGGATAATAATTTACATCGATGATTTTATTCAAATTGCCAGATACCACTTTTGTGATTTCGTGTAATTTACCATAATCAAACTCTTTTTTTTTTATATCCACAAACATAGGAAGTCCAATCGATGCTAAATTACACACCGCCGTTTCAGTTGAATCGCTATACTCTATTATTTCAGTACATTGACCAGTAAGTATACCATTAAACACACCCATATGCATCTTTGGTTCAGTGAAACAAAACGTATCACACATATCGCCGTAATCATTTATCCCAGTAATAACCGCATTTGTGTATCCTAATGGAATATAGTGATCCACTCCGCAATTTTCCATATTCAAATCAATCAAATGCATTCCTACAGATAAATTATTTGCATCTACCGGTAATGCAATTCCGTGCTCATTGTATACATAAAACTGATGTTGATGTGTACAACGCAACGATAAAAACTGGTATTGATGTTTATCATTACAATGCCAAGATAAATCATCTTTACACAAATTTATTTTCACAGTCACTGTTATCATTGGACGGTTTGAACCCGTCTTAAACACAGTCACGTTACTCCATTCCTTACCATTCCACACATTCACATTTTGACCCACCAAATCGCGAATAACCAACTGTCCTTTATCCGTCAACACCAATGTTTCCCCTGAAACACACAAATTCGACGACTTAATTGTCCCCAAATTCTTCTGGTTCGATTTCTTATTTGATGCGTCTTTATAACACATATAAGGTGTACCCGTTTCCATTTGTGCATCCAATACTTGAAACCATAAATCACGAGCGTTTACCGTCTTACGGCCTTTACCTTCCTTCTCGTATCTAGTATACAACTCCACAAACTCTTGGCCATACACATCCGCCAATCCTTTACATTCATCGGGACACATTAATGTCCATGTTCCGTTTGATTTCACGCGTTCCATAAACAAATCCGGAATCCACAGCGCATAAAATAAATCGCGGGCACGCAATTCTTCGTCCCCGTGGTTTTTGCGCATATTTAGGAAAAGTTCAATATCCGCGTGCCATGGTTCTATATAAATAGCAAATGAACCGTTGCGTTTACCTCCGCCATTATGCAAAATACCCGATTCCGTCAAATAATTAGGAACATCGCGTATTTCCAAATCGTACATTTTGCCGCGATACCCACCATTTGTTATACATGTTATCTTATCCAATAAAACAAGCGTTCTCACCAAATAATCGCCCACGCGCAATTTACCCGATTCCACCCATTCCGCCCATTTCCAGTAAGGCGGGTCATTGCTCATTAATGATGATATATACGCATTGTAATTTTCTTCACGCACACACAAAACAGGATGCATTGGCGTGATTCTCAATGTTTTTACACTTGTACCATCGCCACTGTTTATAGTAAGCACATCGCCGTCATAATCATGAACTATTACACGGTCAACCATTCTTAATCCGGCTTTATGTTCACTGTCAAATGAAACATACGCGTTTTCAATACCATTTTCTCCTATATTATTCATGCGATTAAATTCTTCATGTGAAAAATCGGCTCCATCTAAAATAGGATATGTATACAGTAATGTTTCTCCTTCCACCACATCTTCTATATTCATAAACCCTTTTTCGCCATACACACGAGTACCTTCCACCACACATTGGTCCACATATTTAGCCGTATTGTTGAATACACGAAGCATAGGAACAATACCATTACTTTGGCCATTTGTACCTCTTATATGCGAACCAGATGCGCGAATATTATGGATATGCAGACCAATGCCACCCGCCCATTTTGAAATAAGCGCACAATCTTTCAGTGTATTAAAAATACCGTCAATACTATCATCATCCATTGCCATTAAATAGCAAGACGATAATTGACTATGAGGAGTTCCTGCATTAAATAGCGTAGGTGTTGCATGTGTGAAGAATTTTTGAGACATGTATCCATACGTTTCAATGACGTGGTCCATATCATTTCCATGAATACCAATAGATACACGAAGCCACATGTGTTGAGGACGTTCAACTACCACGCCGTTGATTCGCATTAAATATGCACGTTCAAGCGTTTTAAATCCAAAATAGTCGATCAAATAATCATTGGAGTAGTCACATAAAGAATCCAATTTGTCTTTGTTCCAGTTGACCACACGAATCAAATCGTGGGATACAAGAGGTGAATGATTTCCGTGTTTATCCACATAATTGTACAACTCATTCATTACATAACTAAATGAAGACGACGTGTTTTTATGGTGATTTGAAATAATAATACGACCGGCAAGTATGCTATAATCCGGATGGATTGATGCCATTGATGCACATTGCTCGGCACTCAACTCATCGATTTTCGCCGTGTGGATCTTGTCGTATAATTGTTCGATCACTTTCATTGCAAGAGTAGTGTAGTTAATCTTTAAAGACACTTCATTGCCTATTTTGCGAATACGATTCAAAATTTTGTCGAAAGATACAGTGACAACAGAACCGTTGCGCTTGATTACGTTCAATTCCTCGTTCATTTTATTAGGTTGTTGTGGAGTCTGGGACATTACTTAAATGATCCTATTTGTAAAGTATAAGTAACCATATTAGTTATACTTTATACCATTTTTATTATTATTTTCAAGATATATGTTGAAAAAAAGATCAATCAAACATACACAAAATGCACTTCATACATAGCATATGTTTGTTTGGAAATCCATGTTATAGTCTAAATGCTGTAAATAATCAACTATTTGTTCAAGCAAGTCTCTGTATGTATCATCTTTTTCAGTAAATGACAAGATGGATGTGAGCGCCAATAAAATATCTTTTGTCTGCGATGTACTGAAACACGCAGTTTCATCATAAAAAACCAAACTGTACAATCCATTCACATGGAATTTTACCAATAAAGAAAGAAAATCGCGGTTGGATTCTATCATGTAACGAAACGATTTTATTGTCGTGCAATCATTTTCTGCATGATAATTCTTCCATGCTTCAGTTATTTGTTTATCTTCTATATGGTTAGAATATACAGTTTCTTGCTGTCTTTGTATAGATATAACATCGGTCATATACAAAAACAAATCATGAATTAAATCTTCTATGAAATTTGTCCATTGTGTAGCGCTGCATATTTTCAACTCACTTGCATTAAAAGTATTTGTAATTTGAATGTTCATCTATATGTTGAATACAGCTAAACACTTTATATTTTTATGCTACATAATTATTTATGTAGCATAATATTTTCTTTATAGATAGGCATTAGCATGATAGATAGGAATTAGCATACCATTATTCTATATTGTACGGTTCATCATCGTATGCGTCATCATCATACCCTTTTTTTACAACTTGAAAACTAGAAAAGTTCATAACTTTAATCATTTTATCTTTATATGTATCACTAACATTTCTAGTATGCATGTTGTTTTCCCCGTTTTCTTCCCCATCTTCCCATCTTTCGTCCGTTTCTTCATAACTCCCTGTATTCTCTTTTCCCAACAAAGAAATATTCATTAAATTAGGATTCAATGTACTCAACCCACTACTTCGTTCTCTCTTTTTAGCTACTCTGTGCGAATATCCATTCACGCGTTCATATTCTATTGTATTCCATACATCACTTAACACAGGTATCGCCGCATGAAACCACAATTTGTTTCTTTTCACAAGAATACAAGAATATTCCTCTAAATACCAATATGTAGTATTATAATATGTCCAAGTACCTTTCATCTCCTTTACAGTATTCCTTATCCACGCTTTCACATTTTCACGTGTTTGTTTTACAGAAAAAGGCATGTACTTATACATCAACGAATACTGTCCGTCGTTCGAATGAAAAAGACACATGACACCTTGGATAACTTCCCCACCTTTATTAATTCTTATATTACTTTCATTACATCCATCATCTTCTCCAGCATTCTCGAAAAAACACTCTTCGTTTTCATATTCTTTAAATCTGGTTTCTATAAAATCGCATTCATCCAAATCACATACTTCCATTTGTATCTGCATTTGCACCCAATACGCTTCCAATGGTATACCTGTTATAACCCGGTTTACTATATTTTTCACTTCAATCATACGTCCATAGTATGCTCCTTCACACACAATACCATCCGGCGATGCTCCCAAAAAAGAATAGTCTCGATGAACAATACAACTATATTCTTCCACCTTCACCTTATTTTTCAATTGGTATATTTCAATACTCACTGGCTCGTACTTTTGTCCCCAATGCAATGTCGATGTTATATTTTTATTAATACCGCTTAAATAAAGCTCACTTTCAGCATTATCCGGCTCATTTACACATTTACATTTTTCGTAGATAAGACTATTCTTTTGAGCATCCGTTGAAAACGCTTTCCATGCATTGCTTGCTGTGATCATATTCTTACGCAAATAATGCCATTCTATTGATTTTTGGTCATAATTATAAGCAGATTTCAATATGTCCATTTTCTGTTTGGTTTCATTGTAATGTTTCATTTCACTATAATCAATATCCACGTCTCCATTGACATTCACGTCTCCGTTTACATGGATTTCTTGACGTTTAGGAATATCCATCGATTCAAAATATAAATCAAACAGCGTTCCAATCCATTCACGCAACTCTTCTTCGTCATCGTCATTACATATCCCCATATTCATCCATTCATCAAATATTTGCTCGCATAGTTCATTGATAGCTGAAACAGAAAAATCAGGAGAAGACATACGCAAAATATTTTCTGTAACAAACTCATCTATTCTCTCATTTATTTCCGTTTCAGCCTCGACAATCTCATCATCTGTGAGTTTCTCCATAAACCCAATATATTCACATTCTGTTTCAGTGTTGTAACTTTTATCCTCGTTACTGTAATATTCAGTTTCATAACCTGAACTATCATGCTCATGTAAATAATCATTGTAATCTTCCCAATAATTATTTGTATCATTTTTATCATTTGCATCCATTTTTGAAAAACAAACAAGAGAAAATAATGCAAAAGTGTGCAAACACAAGTAAAGGAAATATTTACTTAATTTTTAGGAATTTTTTGTTTACATGTGTATAAATACACAAATGCGTTTATATTGATTATATTTATAATTTATTATGGAGTGTGTGGAGGGGCGTGCATGCGTAAGCGTGGTAGGTGGGCGAAAAGGCATCCATCCATTTCGTTTATGGAAAATTTATTTTATATATTTTTACAGTATAGTGGATTATGTCTTGCATTTTAAAAGTGGACGATGACGACAATATAAATAATATTAATATTGACGAGTTGTATGAATTACAGCACAGAAAAGATTTAAAACAGCTTTCCATATTTAACAAAATATTGAATAGAGTACATCGACAAATAAAAAACCATCTTCATTTTAAAAAAACCACTAAATATATTTGGTTTACCGTCCCAGAATTCTTGTTTGGAGAACCTTTATACGATAAAGCCGAATGTGTTGCCTATGTTGTGTCCAAACTACAAGATAACGGGTTTGATGTCCGGTACATGCATCCCAACACACTGTTTGTTACATGGGAACGATGGGTGCCTTCTTATAAACGATTCGAAATAAAAAACAAATTCGGTGTTGTTGTGGACGAAAAAGGGAATATTATTGAAAACAAGAAAGATTTAGATGATGAAATGTTGAATTCTAAAAAAGACGATAAACATGTAAAACAGTATACTCCCATTGATGCATATAAACCCACTGGAAATCTGGTCTACAATAATGATATTTTTGACAGAATAGAAAAAAAAATACAAAATAATAAGCATGTTACGTTCAAATAATTAGTTGGATTTGATGCGTTTGAAAATATTGGAGACAAACAAATATCACATCAATTCCAAAATTGAACTACATATTTGTTTCGTACAAATTATATACAAAAATAAATATATAGTCTATAAGTATCACCATTCAACCATATTTGTGTAAAATGTTTTTGGAAGAACCAAACAAAAAAAGTTATATTCGCGTGGTGTACACGCGCTTAAAACAGTTCATACCCAAAAGGTACATTTCATTCCATCAAGAATTAGATTCTTGTGCGAAAAAAATGCTACAAAACGATCCCTATGCTACCACCAGTCCTGGAAAAGATGAGTTTTATAACATCATCAAAAAATACGTGAATATTGATATGCCAATTGAAATAGAAAATATACATAAATGGCCTGAAAAAGTGGCATATTGCTACCATCACTCGCATACTCTATTTTCTGCGAGCGAAGAAAATATACATAACTATTTACCCATGTTGGATAAACTCTTAGACAATCAATCTCCCACACGATTATATGCAAACAAGTATATTGAAAACATGGATGTATACTGCAATGATCGTGCTAAACAGAAATATGATTACATGTTGGAAGATATTATTATATTGAACAAAGACCTGCTCAATATTTATTACTACGACAACATTCTTGGCGGATGGTCTGTCGATCCCTATATATTTTTCGGTATATACAACCAGTGCAACTGCGAATTGTGCAACTACATTCGTCCTTTTTCGTTTTTGAACAAAAAATACAAAAAATGCGGAGAATGTGGAAAGATTGTGAACGAAAGTGCAATTATTTATTGATGTTTCATTAGTTGTAGAGAATAACATTCTCTATGATACCCATTGAACTAATCACCGCGAAATGAACAAACAACTTGATATAACAACCCAATTTTGTATATTTACAATTATATAATTGTAAATATAGGTATTACTGACCTACCCACCTACCCACCTCATTCCTCTCCGTCAAGTTGTAATTGGCGCCATATTTTTTATGCAGTATGTTTATTTAGAACATGGACACTCCTTGTAGAGATCCAACAACTGGTTTGTATGACGACTCTAAATAGGAAGATAGAGCTGAACCGCCAATAGGTGCACGGATTTCAACCATTTCTTCTTCGAGCGTTTTACTGCTAACTGGATTCATTGTTTGCATATCAACATCTTTTTCTTGTTGACTAATGACAGTAGTGGGTACTGCATTTGGCATGTACTGAGTGAGTTCTTGTTCGTTTAGCACATAATTTCCGGTAATGCTGCTTCTGCGTAATATTTCATATGCCACAAAAATAAATAATATGCCTAAAACAGGACTTCCTTTTACGAAAAATATGAGCGTGAATATAAAAATGAATACAAGACCGATTGATGAATTGATGAAATCAACCATGCATGCAGGGGTGGATACGGGTAATATTATATATAGGACAAAGACAATAATGACAAGTAATTCTTTGCTTGACATTTTTTTGAAGATAGAAGAAACAGATGAAATATCGGAAAGTTTCATATATTATGCCTAAAGAAATGAATAACTAATAAATACGAAATTATTGTAAACAACCAGTCATTACTTTTTCCATCAAATCCATTGTTCAACGCATATCCGCGACTTTCTGCTTTTCTTTTTTGTTCTATTATTTCGTTCTCTTTCTATAGCAATAATATTTTGTTGAAAAAGGGAAGGCAGGGAAGGCGAGGGAGGATGCCAACTTCCATGAATATGAAACATAGCAACTATAAAAAATATTTACAGACCACGATGATAATAAATATTTACAAATAATATAAATATTTTGACCTATATTTATATAATACACAAAAACACCCAAACTGACAATAAAACACTCATACACGCCTAGAAATCACACAAAACTTGTATTTTGTTGTTCATTGATTGATCAAAAGGAGGTCCATTATTGATAATTGTGTTAGTGAATAAAAATGTATACTAAACAAGCAACTGCGCGTGTAAATAAAAAAATGGGAATTGGTGGTGGAGGAAAAGGAAGTAATGCTAAAAAGGAGCAAAAACATCAAAATTACGAGTTTCCAAAAACATTGAATACGTATTTAGGACAAAAAGGGTATACGATTCCAAAAAGTGAATTGTCGAAAGAAGAATGCGAGATGTTGGAAAAAAAGTTGATTGTTGTTCCTAAAACAAATACGCCATCGTTTGCAGGAACACCCGACAATTCATTTCCGGCTTATCGAGAATCTGCGAAAAAATATTATGTTCCCCGTTTTTTTGGAATCAAATATTTCGGTGAGCCTAAAGAATATACTTTATGGGAAGGAGAAAACATAGATGTTCCCTTTGTAAAATCGTTGCGCGAAAACCAAATACCAGTTGTGAAAGCGTATATGGAAAGAGTAAAAGATAAGAAACACGGTGGTGGATTGCTTGAATTACCTTGTGCTTATGGAAAATGTCTTGCTAGAAATACAGGTATCATCATGTTTGATGGTACAATAAAGATGGTGCAAGACATTACATCCGGTGAAAAAATCATGGGCGACGATTCTACACCACGTACTATTCTTTCTGTATGCCAAGGTCGAGAAAAAATGGTGAGGATATACAACGTGAAACATGGTGTGGATTATGTGGTAAATATGAGCCATATATTGTCTTTAAAGAATATTATGGGTAAAACGGTGGATATATGCGTGGGCGATTATATAAAACTGAGTGAACACGAAAGACACCGTTTATTTGGATATCGTGTAGGAGTCGAGTTTTCCTATAAAGAAATACCAATGAATGCATATAATTATGGCTATGAATTAGGAATAAAAATAGATGTGTATGAGTTTGCAAATAATAAAGTAATTCCAAAAAGGATAATGCCATGTTATTTGTATAATGATCGCAGTAATCGGTTGAAACTATTGGCTGGACTCATTGATTCAACGGGTATTGTTGAAGACAATAAAATATATATACTATGTTCCACTATTGAGTTCAGTAAAGACGTTTTGTTTTTGTGCAGATCTCTCGGCTTTTTTTGTTCCTGGTACAAAAATAGGTATCAATGTATTATGCTATGTGATGCTAGAGGGGCACACGGAGAAGGAGGGCAAGAGAATACATTTCCGTATCTTTGTAAAATGAAAAATATACCAACTCGAAATGAAACATGTAATATGGTACATGATGATGGAACTATATGCAGTTCGTTGAACCATCGTAGTAGAAATATAGATATATTAGATTGCGCACAAGATGATATAGCAAGTATTTCAACTATTGCTTCTGCTGCTTCTGTTGTTTCTTCTTCTGTTGCTTCTGTTGCTACTACGCCTAGCATAGAACCAACAATTTCTAAAAAAGATAAATATAGTTTGATGTATACTATTCATTTCGAAGTGCTGGAAGAAGACGATTATTTTGGGTTTGAAATAGATGGAAATCGCCGGTTTTTATTGGACGATTTCACTGTTACACACAATACGGTATTGAGTTTGAGTATTATCAGCGAATTAAAAAAGAAAACGCTGGTTATTGTCAACAAAGAATTTCTCATGAATCAATGGATTGAACGCATTGCCGAATTCTTGCCATCTGCGCGTGTAGGCCGTATTCAAGGCCAAATCATCGATATAGAAAACAAAGACATTGTTCTAGGAATGCTACAGTCTATATCAATGAAAGACTACGATACGGAAGTGTTTTCCTCTTTTGGTCTTACCATCATCGACGAGGTACATCATATATCCAGCGAAGTATTTTCGCGTGCACTGTTCAAGATAGTTTCGAAGTATATGCTGGGATTGTCTGCTACAATGGAACGTAAAGACGGAACAACGACTGTGTTCAAGATGTTTTTGGGAGACGTGGCGTTTAAAGGAGAACATACCGAGAAACATAATGTGAGTGTGCGAGGTATTGAGTATATAACAAACGATCATGTGTTTAATGAAGTGGAGTGTGATTTTCGAGGTCAGCCTAAATATAGTACAATGATAACAAAACTGTGTTCATTTGGACCACGTAGCGATTTTATTGTGGGGGTGGTGAAAGATTTGTTGGAAGAAGAGCCGGATAGTCAAATCATGATATTGGCACATAATCGTAATTTGCTTGAATATTTGTATGATATGATTGAGTATAAGAAGATTGCAACGGTTGGGTATTATTTGGGGGGAATGAAGGAGAAGGATTTGAAGATAACGGAAACAAGGCAAGTGGTTATTGCGACGTATGCGATGGCGGCAGAAGCGCTGGATATAAAGACGTTGTCTTGTTTAGTGATGGCAACTCCAAAAACGGATATTGTGCAGTCGGTGGGTCGTATTTTGCGGATGAAACACCGAAATCCGCGGGTGGTGGATATAATCGACAAACACGATTTGTTTCAGCGGCAATGGGGACAACGTAAAAAATTTTACAAGAAATGTAATTACCGGATTCGAACGATCCAAAGTTTTCATTATGAAGGTATGAAACTTAACTGGGAAACAGATAATACGTGGAAAAAAGTGTTTGAACCGTCCAATTTTCAAAATGCTGCAAAAAATCATAAAAACGGCGAAGTGGATGGATATGCATCTTCGTCCAATGAAAGCGATCATCTTTTTATAGAAGATGACGAAGAGAATACAACTGGTAAAAAATGCATGATCGATATTAGTACACTAGAATGATTACACCTAGAATGATCGATTGTGCTGATTATATTTTATGTTGCAGAAGATGGAAAGAGTATTGGGAACAAAAGATAATGCGGATGAAGATATATAAAGATTGATAAAAGATATATAAAGTGATGCAGTATTTCTATATATTTGTGTTCAACTATATAGAAATGACTGAAGAAAAGCGCGTGGCATTTATTACAGGGATTACTGGCCAAGACGGGTCGTATTTAGCAGAATTGTTGTTGGAAAAAGGATACACTGTCTACGGCATTATTCGTCGATCGTCGTCTATCAACACATCGAGAATCGATCCTATATTCGATAGATTAAATTTGAGATATGGCGATTTGACAGATGGTACCCAGTTGTGCCAAATACTGGCCGAAATAAAGGAAACGTGTCCGTCCCGACTTGAAATATACAATTTAGGCGCAATGAGTCACGTAAAAATCTCGTTTGAAGTCGCGGAGTATACCGCCGATGTGGATGCATTAGGTACATTACGACTACTGAACGCCATCCGTACTTGCGGACTTTCTGCTATCACGCGATTTTACCAGGCGTCTACAAGTGAAATGTACGGCAAGGTGCAAGAAGTTCCTCAAACAGAAAACACGCCGTTTTATCCACGATCGCCGTATGGCGTAGCGAAATTGTATGCACACTGGATCACAAAGAATTACAGAGAATCGTATGGATTGTTTGCGTGTTCCGGTATTTTATTTAACCACGAATCGCCTAGACGAGGACATAATTTTGTTACACGAAAAATAACGCTTGCCCTTGGAAATATATTGCGTGGCAAACAAGATGTATTGGTGCTTGGAAATCTTAACGCAAAACGTGATTTTGGACATGCGAAAGATTATGTGTATGGTATGTGGCTTATGTTGCAACAAGATGTTCCGGACGATTACGTTTTGTCGACGAACGAGTTCCATAGTGTGCGCGAATTTGTCGAAATGGCTTTTTTGGAGAAAGGTGTTCGTATTGTATGGAAAGGACACGGATTGGAGGAAGAAGGAGTGGACGAAACTACAGGAAAGGTGTATGTGAAGGTGAGCGATAAATATTTCCGTCCAGCTGAAGTGGACGAATTGCTGGGAAATAGCGAAAAGGCGCGAAGAGAGATAGGATGGCAACCGAAATATAGTTTTGGCGATTTGGTTCGAGAAATGGTGGACACAGATACTAAACCTTTAATTGATGGACGCGAATACGTCCATCAAGACCTTCAATTATGCAAAGCATAATTGAAGTTAAAGTTTATGCTAGGTTGTTGTCTATAATACACATGTGTATTATAGACAACAACTAGACATAAATAGATGCATATGTATTTTGTATGTGTTTTATACAGAAAAATAGTTCAATGACACACTAATGTCATCATCATCATGCGTGTGATACATAAAAAATATATTATATAATGTAATTCATATTATATAATATTATAATCCAGGAAGGCAGCAGGAAGACAGGAAGACATAAAATATCCTAGATTCGGTGATATAGCTGCTAACATATTATGCATACCTGGCTCTTTTGCGAGGACGCATGTTGTTTGCCATGGCATCGTCTTTTTCCCATTTTGTCTCGATATACTTTTTGATTTTCTCGTAGGGAGTGCCGTTGTTGACAGTATCACAGTCTCGCAATAAATGGTAGTATCTATTACGCGGCATTTCTTTGCCTAGTCGCAATTTAATGAAACAGCGTAGACATGCACACACATCGTACAATGAATTGTGTAATTGTCCATCTGGCGTTTCTCCAAAGAGATGTTCGTACAGCTCGGCGAGTTTAGGATATTTAGGGTTTTTGGATAGTTGTCCGTTTTTCAGTTTTTTTCTAATATCGCACAAATGGGTGGATTCGAGCATGGTACAAAAACTGTACACGTTGTTTAGACACAAATAGTCGGGATGGAATATTTTTTCCATGAAACTATGCGATTTGTCTCCACATCTTTCTTTAATTGCACGCTCGTTCCGTTTTATTTCGATTTCAATGACCGTTTTGTCGAAATTCCAGTTATGTGCAACAACCACGTCGCAGTTCAAATAAATATACATGAACTCCATGAGCACATCGACTACGTTTCTGCCTTTTTCGGCAAGAATGTCTTTTGTGATGCCCGTGATTTGGGAGGCTTCGGTGGAAATTTCCACACCGTCCGGAAGTTGGCAGTAATCGTTTCCAATATAGACCACTTTTTCTTGTTCGATATTGTACACCATGTAGCTTATTTGTGTCAAGTACGGCTGGTTTTTATCCAAAGGAAGAACCAGTTCTTCAAATCCGTTCACTTTATTGAATTTAAGTAATCCGGTAGTTTCGGTATCGAACACCAAAATATTCTTGTATTCGTGTTTTTCATCATTCAATGGACGAATGGGATAGATGGCAGGGCAAGTAAGAGACGGAGTGTTCATTTTAAATAAAGAGCAACGGAAAAAGAGTCAAAGAGAAAGAGTAAATAAGAGAGAACGGTTAGAGCGGTCTAGTTTATTGAGGGGGGGGGGAATGTTTACTTAGAAATAAAGTAATTTATATTTGTTTTCAAAAACTGTCCCATCAATTTCAATTTTCTGTTGTGTTTAGCCATCATGTTTCCAAACTACAAAATAATAGTATACATGGAAATAGTATATCATTTAGAATATATGGACGCTTTACAGAAAAGAATCTTGTTGTTTTTATTTGGATGTATAACAGTTAGAACACTGTTTGTGTATTTAGCATATGGTGCATCGTCTAAATGGCTTAAAATATATGGATACTTGGCGCTACTACCCGCAATCGGGTTTCTTTATATTTTCATGAGTGGAAGTAGAAAAACGGGAGGAGAAACGTTCGGTGCACCTATTTGGTGGAATTATATACGGCCAGTACATTCGTTGTTGTATTTTGCGTTTGCATGGAACGCCATATGCGAAAATAAAAATAGCTGGATGTATTTAGCGGCGGATGTTGTCCTGGGACTTGTTTCCTTTATTTTACATCATGTATTGGGAATGAATTTTTCATAGGATAATAAACAGTGAAATAAACAGAATATTCGTCGTATACTTATTTTCTTGATTTTATCGTGTTTCTTGCTTGTTTGGACATTCTTCTTTTTCTCGATTTTCCACCTTTTATTTCGTCGCCTTCTTTTTTATCTTCTTTGGATTCAGTGGATACACTAGATACATTAGCATTATCTTCTTTGGATTCAGTGGATACACTAGATACATTAGCATTATCTTCTTTATCTTTACTACTATTTACACTTTCGGGATTATTACTTTCTACGCTAGTTTTCTCTTCATCCGTAACAAAAATGTTGTCTTCCTTGATTTCCTTTTCTTCTTTGTCTTCCTTGATTTCTTTGCCAGAATTATCCAAAGACTCCTCTATTTGGATATTGAAGTTTGCAGGAACAAACATTTTTTTCAGTAAAGGATTTGTTTTCCACGACGTTTTGTATAACGGCAACAAAGGAATGTTTTCGTCTTTTTTATGCAATTCATCGAATTGAGTAACAAGATCGATTTCTGCTTGGGTACGCGCTATATCTAGCAATTCAAATGATTTGTCAAACAGAATATACATTTCATCTTGTCTGCATGTCCAATCGTAAATGGAACGTTCTAAACTATGTTTTCCATTAATTCCTCCTCCCAAAGCACATAAATATTTGAGTATGGAAGAATAGTCTCCCTTGGCATACGCCTCTTTTATTGTATTATGTTCTTTTTCGCTCAATTTAAAACTCAACCCAAAATCAATGAGTATAGGTCGACCGATCAATATGTTATCAATACGCGTATTGTGAAAGTATTGTTTATCCCCCGTGTTTATCAAAATATTGCTGCGATGAAAATCGCCGTGGCTATATCCGGTATTTACCGCTATTTTCACAATCAAATAGTAACATGCCAAGTAATAGATCGTGCTCACTTCGAACTTTTCTTCGTATCCATCTTCATATTTAGCATCTTTTTCATTGCTTTCCTCCATTGATTTTATTTGAACACTCTCGTTCTTCAACAAAGAATAGTTTTCTTGGTCGAAATATTGCATGGCAATGATTCCAATATTAGATTGTCCTTCTTCTTTCTCGATTTTATTTATCATTCCCTGTATAATATCTCCTGCTTCATCATAACTCGTCTCAGTGTCATTATAACTCGTACTAGTCTCATGTGTAGTTGACATATCTGTATCTTTTTCTGTGTTTTTTTGGCTATATTCCACATTCTCTAAATTTTTAAAAATAGTCATAAGAATTTTTTCTGCATTCAACGATGTTTCACTATTTCCTCCGTTCTTATGTAGCAATACTTCCTCCGGTTCAATCATGTTTGCATAAACAATACCCGGACAGTATGGCTGTAAATACTTCAAAGACGAAAAGTATATTTCTATCTGGTTATTCACTTCTTGGTTGAAAGTGTCCGTGCTGATTTCTCTCATCGTTTTTGTTTTATTTTTGAATGTATACGAAAAAACAGATGCTTGTTGTTTTACTTGTTTATCATACACAAACATGAGTTTGAACAGAAGAGTAGTGACTGGTTTTCCATATAAAGCAGCGTCGGTATGTTTATAGCTTGAATAATTTCTTTTATTTTCCGGCAAAGATGCTACAAAAGTCAGTCCAAACGATCCGCGAGATAATATATGAATCCTGCTATGTTCCAGAAAAGTGAAGAATGCTTCTTCTCTGTTTTCTGTTTCGATCAATAAACCACCATGTTGATTAAAATGTGTCATATATAATTTGTATATAATAATGTACATATTCTAATTGCACCATACTACCCGCCCCACTTGATCCCGTTTCCAATGAATTCATTTATTGCAACAATGAATTCATTGCTATAATCGCCCATTTTAGCCACTTCTTGCTATTACGAAGCTCCTGCATAATATGTCTTCCCGTAAAAAACACAAAATAATAATAGCCTTATCATGTAACAAATGAATGCTTATACACCTCATCACAGTTCTTCTATAAATCAACCTTTCCGTAAACTAGAAAATTATATACAAACAGCTGGTGGTGGCAGTGGCGCAGCAGCAGCAGCAGCAACAGCGGCAACAGCTACTGCCATTATACCCCAGTACATTTATTCCTATCTAACAAAATCGTATCATGTATTGTCTTATTCCATACAAAAAATAGTGTCTTGGATACATTTACCGCAAAGAACAGAATCCATGAAAATGCCAAGTTTGCCTACATTTCCCGAATTTGTCTTATGGATTAGAAATATAATAAGCACCATACCTCCTCAACTCGTATTCACCTTGCTCTGTTTTTCCTATATTTTATACCAAGCATACATAAAAATAAAGTATCCTTACTGGAATCTCGTACCCATACGCCACACATACGACATAAAACCATGGTTTGTAAGCTCGCCCTATTTAATCTATACCGGACAATTCATGCCAAACACAAAATACAACGATACCCATTGGCAAATCATCACATTTCCCTTTCTAGACAAAAAAGTAAATGAATACTACGACAAAATAATCGATTTGTTGCGCTGCCATTATATACCCGCCGACAATACTATATATTCAATCACTCTTTCACAGTTCATTGCCTACCATACAGGAAGCAATGAACCCTCTTTTATCACCATATACAGTGTATTAGAATATAACACCATGCTAGATAACACAAAACAAGAATTACTGGAAAATAATGTAAATGTGGATACCACAGACACTAGGGTTACTGAGCATACAAACAGTATGATTGCTAAAAATAATAGTTTGTCGAGTATTGAGAAGATGCAAGGAGTGATGACATCCCGGTTTTGCAATTTCTATGTTTGGAATAAAGGAACGTGTTTGCACTGGAAATCGTATTATGTGCATTATTTTTGTATGGACAAGCATAATACCAAGGCGAGGAATTTGTTTCAAACACACATGTCAAATGTATTTAAACGAAACCAGTCTATCAAGATGGCGGTGTTCAAGAAAGAAATCGATTTGTGTCCCGGAGTTATTCCTCTGGTCCAGTTCAATACCTATATGTATTCTGTGAGTAAAAACGGAATACAGCAACCTGTTCCTCTTCCCCAGAATCATACCATAATAGAAATAAACAGTTCGAACAATCTAGATATATTGGCAAATACGATGAACTTTCTGGAATACAGGAAACAGTTTAGTTGCATTGTTTCGTGCGACATGCCGTATTACTTGGCACTTTTGCGTGAAAAGATAATGCATATATATTGCCATTCGTATAAAGATATTATATACGGAATCTACATTTTCAAAAAAACGCACGTGGAATATGAAATAAATGCAGAAACGGAAGACGAAACTATGCAGTCTTCTGTGGAAATCACGTGTTTACAAAACATAAAAAGCGGAGAACTGTTTTATTCCGGGTTCATAAATGCATTAACACAATACATTAAACTGTTTAAACCCCGAATTTTGCTTATCGAAAATATAGGGGACAATTGTGCCATAAACAAAACCATGCAGCAGTACACCGAATATTTGACGTCTACTGTTGGGGCGTATTACACCTACAATTTAGTTATTCCCGAATGTCCTTTCAACGAAGAAAAATGTGTTGTGCTTGTATAAAAAAGGAAGGTTATATGTGCGTGCATGTTTATTTATGTGGACGACGGAAATGTTTCTTGGTTTTTGTATTCGTCCTTGCATATTTTCTGTTAGAACTTCCTGCGCTGTATTTACTTTTTTTTAACGATTTAGGCGTGTTGTATGACATTGAATATTGTTGGTTAGCATCTTGGTTAGCATCTTGGTAAGATCTCTTATTTTTTTTCCCATTGTTTTGTCCATTGTTTTGTCCATTGTTTTGTCCATTCTTTGGTCCATTCTTTAGTCCATTCTTTGGTCCATTCTTTTTATCATAAACTCTATTTTCTCCTTTATCATCCGCCTCCATATCAAAGTCGTACAACAAATTACATCTCATTTCGTTTAGAAAATTTTGTTTAGCGCGGTTATGATCAACAATGTTTTTTTTACCGACAAGTTCTTCTATTCTACGTTTTTCTGCTTCTGTTAAATTCTTGTATTGTTCGTACACATCTTCGGCTATATACGATTTTATTATTTGCAGAGAATATCTCCAAAACAAGGTCGTGTCTCCTTTACCCAGTTTAATGATATCTTTTATTTCTTTGTTTATAGGCGGCAATATTTTCTCCAACGTATTTTTGAAATTACATTCCAAAAACTCAATATAATCTGTCTTATCCATATTATTCACCACTATGTACTTTTTATTATCATAAGTAACTTCATTATATGGTTTATCATATTTATCTAGTATAGGCTTCATTCCTTCTTCGTATGGAATATAAACATTTCGCGCCAACAACATATTTTCTTGTTCCTCTTCTTCTTCACTATCCTTGTTCCCGTCTTGTTCCCTTCTATTCTTGTTTCTGGTCGATCTACGCAGTTTTAAACTGCGCTCATAATAGCTAAATCTTGAGGTAGCTATTTTCAACGCCAACGCTCTACCTACTTCTTCATCATACTCCATGTTTTCAGTTTCACTGTTCCATTTCATCATAACCATGTTCGATTTTTGTATATTACAAATATCGTGTGCATAATCGTAATTCAACTCTTTGTATCCACTAACATTTTCCGTTCTTTTTCTTTTTAATTTTTCCTCAATACTTTCTTTTGTAGAAATGGCACTAAATACAATTGCGTGCAATAAAGGAAGAATATGGTCGCAGTGTTTTTTGCGATAAATCGGGTTTCTACAAATCCAACAAATACACTCTTTTCCCTTACATTGTTCTATGGTATCTCTGCACTGTTTTGACGCATTCTTGGATTCAATCACAGTGCGCAATCTATTATTCAAATTGGTAAATAGTGTATCCTTTATCGTATTTGTATTTATTTTTTTCAATACATCATGGATGGATACATGAAGATCGTCTATATTGTTCACTGCAACGTTAACGCAATGAGGATACCTTACATTTTCTATTTTAGAACTATCAATAAAACGTTTTTTTTTTGATCCAAAAATAGTAGGAGGGGATGTAAGATTTGTACTAGCATTTGTAGGAGTATAGGTATGTATAGGTAACTCATGATTTGCTTCATTTATATTTTCTATTTCACCATTTTGATTGTTATTACTCATATTATTATTACTCATATATAATAAATACACACAAATATTTATTATATACATTTCGATATGGAAGGATTGGCGATGGACAGACGGACAAACTTAGTGGTTGGTCCAACAAGAATAAAAAGAAGATGATGTTTCTATACTCTTCCACATTTACGGCCATTCCGGCAATTCTTCCAGCAACATGCAATTCTTCACTATATTTATATCGTTTGTCACATTCGCCAGTAAATTAAACTCGAACGATTCTGTATTTGTCAGTTTATCTCCAGTTGACAACACATACTTTTCTATTTTCACGGAAGGTTTTATCACCACGCTATAGACAAAAGAAGGCAGCGTATACAATGTAAATTCGGGAAATATGATGTTGCCAATATATTTCGTGAACGAAATGCCCGAAAAATAGCCGGAATTGTTTCCGCTATCTATATATTTGAACGCGGTGGATTCTAAATCTGTCGGGTTATATATCGTGGTTTCGTACGCTATGTTCTTGTCAAAATAAACGGTCAGTTTCATGGATGTCACCACCACGTTATACACGAAATTAGTCAAATTCACTAAATTAGTTACTGTTGAATCGTTTACATTGATTCCAACTGGGATTTTCAATCTATAAGTCAAATATTTATCTTTTATCGTCGGTTTGATGTTCAGCAGCCCGAGATTGCTTCCATTACCATTAATTTCCATTGTTATATTCGACTGGGTATCGAATTTCCATCCCATCATAGATATATTTATTGCAGATGAGTACGAGTATACATTAAATGTATTCAAATTGTACAATGGAACGCTCGAATCTTCATACAAATAAAATAAAGGACCAGGAACGTTTGACGCAGAATTGGGCATAGGCGGTCTGCATGCCGGGTTGCCGCATACATCGATTAAATAAACAGTATTCATTGCTTTTTGGGTAATATATTTCGCCACGCTTGAATACTTCTCCTTCTTCGTACTATTTTTTGTTTGGGTAGGCATACGGTTACTCTCGTATTTCAGTATTTCCGCTTTCCTCCGCATATCCAGATCTTCTTTTGTATACCCAATATCATAAGGAGAAATAGGCGTCACTCGTGGCGGAGGAATATTGTACATCAACCCGAGCCGTTTTTGTTCACAGTAATCCACATTTTCATTCACTGGATTTATGTATACCGGCGGTGTTTGTGGTTCGATTCCAGCAGTGGATGCCAATTCAAAAGGGGGGATGAAATACGGATAAAAGGCAATGACGAAAGGTAATGAAATACCAGCGGAATTGAAAAGCCAAATACGCATGGAATGGTAGCCGTTCGATAAGTTTGATACTTTAAACTCGATGGTGGTGGATGATATTTCGCCCAATCCGGCTAAATGGGTGACAGTATTGGTGGATTTATGGATAGGTTCGCCTTCTTGTACATAAAACGCGGATATGTTTTTCTTCAGCATTTGTTTCAACAAAAAAGGATGAGTCAATGCCAAGGTACGCTGATTTTTGTGTTTGGATTCATGTTTGTGGTAGCGCATTTCTGTATTTTCCTCTTTTTTGAAAAAAGGAACATTTTTGTGGCCGACTTGTGTGCCAGATTTACTTGACGCATAATTCCTATCAATGAAAATCTTGTTTTTGCTATATGTATTGAGAAGTAATGATGATTGCGACGATGATTGCGACGATGATTGCGACGATGATTGCGACGATGATTGCGACGATGATTGCGACGATGATTGCGACGATGATTGCGAAGATGGTGCAGATGTGCTAGACACAGAGCCAGATATGATATATTGCATAGACATATTGGAGAAAGAACTAGCACTGCTCAATTTATCTTTATGTATATAGCTGTTCATGGAATGATTCTTTCTCGCGTTTTGTTTCTGCAATATTTTCTCGCTAACATCGTTTTTGTACGTTTTCGGTCTATATTTATGCGAATACATGTTCGACAAGTATTTACTTTTTGACAAATTTTTGCTCGCTATCGATTTGGAAAGTACACCCGAATTTCTTTTTACATTATTCTCATGATCAGCACCATCTTCTTCATCCTCATTATCGTCTCCGCCCCTATTTGCACTCTTCTTTTTACTACTCGACAAAAGAGAAACGTTTATATCCCGAATACTTATGTTGCCATTCATATCTTGCACATAAATATCGCCTTCGTCTATTTGGTAATGGAATTTAACTATTGGATTTGTCTTGTCGTATTTCACGTCTAGCTGTATGTTGCTGTACGTATCCCCCGAATTTACAAAAAAAGAGTACAATGAAGGAGGTTCGTAGTTGAACGAGTACCTTGACGGCACCGAATCACCGACTCTATTATACGCAACCAATTCCAGTATATAAATATTCTTTTTGGGGATATTTGATATTCGAATCATGTTTGTCACCATATTTTCTCTTGGAATTCCGCGCATAACATCGCGGATCAAGACACTGCCTTGTATTAGGAGAACGTCGTTTTCATCATAAAATTTATATTTATAGTACTGTATTGCCTCGCCATAGTCGTTCGGTTTTTTAAAAACAACATCGATGATTCCATTACTTCCCGGTATTTCGTTTTCTTCAAACAGAAGTTCTAGGATAGTAGGTTCATCTGCAATATCCGGCGTGAACACGTCTGGGAAAACCGGCGATATTTCGCCATATCCCAAATAGTTTACTGCCGCAATCACCACATTGTACCTTGTTTGGGGTCTTATTGGAATCAAATTACCGTCATCATCGAAATAATCATAAATCACTATTTTATTTGTAGTATTATTCGCATTCACCGATTTATAATATCCACTATTTATCGAGTACACGTAACTTGTAATATTGTATCCATTATGGTATGCGGGAATGAAATTCACTGTCAAATTGGATACATCAGTTATTATCGATGTTATTGTTGGATTGCTTGGATAATATGGCGGTAATGATACTTGTATTGGTTGCGACAAGTACGATTCTATTTGGTCGGTTTGCGATTTGAATACTATACTATAACTGAATGCATATACTAACTGGATTTGTATTCGGGTTAGGTAAGGAACAGATGTACCGGATGGTTCGACCGTTACAAAATTGTTATCGTTGTTTATTGAATACTTGTAGGCAATCAATGGACGATCTGCGCTGGAGTTTACACTTAAATCAACTACAATATAGTTATTTATTACTTGGTAACTATACGTTGGAACACTAGGAAGACCATAGGTAGTGAATGTATCGCTTTCAAATGATTCCAGCGAATACCCTCCTTTATTTCCAGCTCGTATGCGTACTTTGTAGGGAACACCGTTTACTAGATTCGTAATATTAAAACTGGTATCTCCGCTGGATACATCAACTGTGGTGAATTCATTCGAGATGTTATCATTCAAATAATATCTATAAGATATAATGGGACTGTATCCATCATTGACGGAAACAAATACTTTTGCCATTTTATCGTATGGAATGACTTGGAGTATGACTGGACGACTAGGTGTTGTGTAGGGAACAACTTCGTTCGATTTTTCTTGCACGTTGTCGTATAAAGAGAATCCGGCGTCGTTTTCGGCGGATACATAGAAAGAAACGGGCACGCCGGGAATTAAATCTTCAATGACGATTTCGTTCACTGGAACATTTCTGTCCACATTAACTATATTGAAAAATCCGGATCCGTGAAATATATACATGTAAGCCTTGATCGAATTGCCGTAGTCGTATGGTATATCAAACCTCAATATAGCTGAACGGTATCCTTCTTCCAATACTAAATTGGTGATTGTATCCGGAATTCTATATGGCGTTCCTTGAATATAGTCGCTATATTCCCCTTCTAAGTACTGGTTTTTCATCTTCATGTGTATATAATATATTGCCGATGCATCATCTGCTTCATTTAAAGTGATAATAGGCGCAGATCTGCCTATGAATTGGCGATACATGACTACTTTTCCGGGAGTGTTGTTGAGTAAATCTTGTAAATTGGTGGAGGTGTACACAATCGCCTCTATTACAGGATGGATTTTGTTCACTGGAATGATATAGGAAAGATCCAACAACTGGTTTCCGGGAATAACAAACAATCCCGTGGCTTTTCCCGGTTTTCCATAAGGATTGGTTGTATTCGAAAAATTCGACAATGCCGATTCTCCCGCATCATTTTGCATAGATATTTTAACACTGTACGACGCATCCGCAATTAGTCCGCTAACCAAAAACGTATATTGCGATATACTTGTCACATTTTGCACCGGAACTACATAATTTGTTCCTGTATAGACGAAATCATTGTACACATACAATTTAAACGAATTGATGGGCAAACCGCCATTGCTTGGAAACGACTGTATATAGCAAATAATACCTTCTTCACGTTTATCGATTGTAGGCGGGAACGGCGTAGCAGGTTCACTGAATGGAACACTTTCCACAAAAGTGGACGGAAGTGACCATCCCGCCACATTCTGCGCTCTTACTATAACCACATACCTTGTTCCTGGAACTAAATTTTCAAAAGTCATTACCGCATTTAGAGGCATGCCATAAAAAGGCGATTCCACGTAAACCGTATTTTCATGGGTAATATACTGTTCTTGCACTTGCACAAGTATTTCATTGCCTTCACTACTAATTTGCCGCACATAGAGTTTATATTCATACTGGATAATAGGCGAACTGTTGTTTTCAGGAACAGATATTGTTACACGAATACTTCGATTCAATCCTTCCGCGCTCAATATGACAGGCGCGTTCGGTTCTTTGTATACAATAAAAATAGGGCTTATTGTTATAAGAGAATCGATATTATCATCAGTGGCATATAAATGCAGTTGGTATCTATTATTTGCCAATAACTGGGTAAGCACAAATTCATGGTCTCGCGATGCCGTGTTCGGCGCAAACGACCGTTTTTGTACTTCGGCAAACGATAATAAACCCGCACTTGTTTGAATCGGTTCTCTTATATACAATATATAGGTATACGTATCAATAGGACTTTTATTGTTTATATTCGTCTTGAATGAAACCGTCGCCATTTGTTTTCCGGGAACAACCGCCACATCCGTCGGCTGTAATGGCGCATAGTAAGGAACAACGATCGAACTCAATGGACTCCACTGCGAATCGCCGTATACATTCACCGCTTTTACTTTCAAGACATACTGGACGTCTTCGTTCAAATTGGTTACAGTAAACGGCAATACGTTGTTCGCAGTTTGTCCTTCCAATACAGGAGAAACAGGAATTATGGCGTTTTCAACAATACCTACCCAATATTTAAAATATAGGATAGACGAACTGTTTTGTTGTAATGCTCCCAACCCTCCGTTAAAATTGACAATGACACTTCGTCTTGAATCTGTCACCAATGGCGTAGGTGGCGCGTTTGGCGGAAAAAATACAGACACACTATTTGAAACTAAAGAAAACCCCGCGGTATCGTATGCTTTTATTCTAAGTGTTGATGGTATAACAGGATATACATAAGAAATGTAGGTATAAGACATGTCCGTGGAAAAAGAAGGGTTGTCGTTGATGGACCATAGAAAAGTGGTTTTATTTAGATCATAGTCGTTCACATTAAATACTAGTTTTATGATTTGCAATGAAGAGTCGTAGATGTTGGATGTTTCGCTCAATATAGGGGTAAGTGGAGGACTTACAATAGGTAGCGCGTTTGTTGATATTCCATACTGCGGCGGTGCACCTTCTTCTTGAAATATAAAATTAATGTACATGCTTTTTCCGTATATGTTTTGTTGATTAACGACATTGATTATTGCGCTATATGTGTATGTAGACGTATTGATGACGGTGACATTGGATAGTTGAAATGATCCTATTCCATCAATGACGGCAACATTAAAAAAATTGGAAGGAGGGTTGTTGATTTCAACCAGCATGTTTGTGTAGAGCACTTCAATGGTGTTGTTTATATTATTGTAGGCAGCATTGATGAGTACTGGCATTTCACGCAATTTAATATATAAGGTAGTCGTAGGATTAGAATTTTCGCTATACCCAATTTCGTTTTTAAACGCAATGGTGGCAGTATAATATCCGGTGGCATTGAATTCGCTGTATGTGTTCGTGATAACGTTTCCAGTGATAAATAATCCAGTACCTACAAAAGTGTATATGATAGTAGCATTGCTGTTATTACTTGTAGTAGAAAAGTAAATTTTGAGAGTATATTCAGTAATATTGCTGTATCTGTTGTCGGGAACAATACTGTTTATGGTTAAAAACCCGTTGGGATAAAGATTGATGGAACTTAGCGTGTATGACATGGTAGGAGTATCTGTTACTTGCAGTCGCATACTGACTTTAAAGGGAAAACTGGGGGTAGACAAGGAAGAATGGCCGGCGTAATTGACGGTTTGCATTTGCATGGTGTAGGTATCGCCGACAATGAGGTTTGTGAGTTTTAATTTTCCGGATAGTTGTTGGAGTTGTTTACCAGTCATTATACTAAAAGGTCTTTCAGTAAATCTACCAATATTTATTAATCCAGTTATTAAAAACAATTCTTGACCGGGACTACCTCCCGAAATAATATTAGTCCAACTTCCATTATCTATTTGCAAAATAGTCCAGTCCATTCCATTTGAACTGATCGCTACACTATTATATCCTACAGCACAAAAAACATTGAATGAAGATGACCAACATATTTTATGATATGTTTCGGTTGAATTCAATATAGTATAGCTGGTCCAATTAATTCCATCACTGCTTATTATTGATTTATTCGTACCTGTACTACTAAAATAATAAGCAGAAGTAATAGCACAAAAAATACTGAGTTCGGGAGACCAAACAATATCTCTATAACCAAAATTAATATCTGCTTGACGCCCGGTCCAATTAAGACCATCATGACTTGTTGCTATTGAATATTTATTAGTATAATAAACTTGTGCTATCATACAAAAAATATTAAGTTGCGGAGACCAACATATTTTATGCCATGAATCATTATTTAACCCATTAATATTGTTGTGAAAATTAGTATAATTGTCCCAATTAATTCCATCTGTACTTACAGCGGAATAATTTATATTAATTGCACAGAATTTTCCAATACTATTTGCCCAGCAAATAGAGATAAAATATTCATCAACAAATTGTTTATTAATAGGATGTATATTCCAGTTTATACCATCATTACTAGTTATCGTTTTAAAATATATAAGTGATGTGTCTCTTGTTGTTACACAAAAAATACCGAGTTCGGGAGACCAAATAATGTTTTGAACATTATTAGTAAAATCATAATTATTTAAAAAAGGTATTGTTGTCCATGTTATTCCGTCTGTACTTTTCATTAAATACATTTTAGTTATAATTGAAATATAAAAACCAATATACCCTATTCCAATAAAAATGCCGAGTTCAGGCGACCAACACATATCAACTATGTTTAACTTATTATTTAAAATGCCATACTCAAATTCGAAATTTGTAATAATCGGCGTGAAATTCGATCCAGCTATTTGTATTTGTTTACCAGTCATTATATTAAATGTGTTTTGACTATAATAATTATCATTTATAAATCCAGTTATTAAAAACAATTCTTGACCGGGACTACCTCCCGAAATAATATTAGTCCAACTTCCATTATCTATTTGCAAAATAGTCCAGGCCATTCCATTTGAACTGATTGCTACACTATCATTTCCTACAGCACAAAAAACATTGAATGAAGATGACCAACATATTTTATCATATGGTTCGGTTGAATTCAATATAGTATGACTGGTCCAATTAATTCCATCACTGCTTATTATTGATTTATTCGTACCTGTACTACTAAAATAATCAGCAGAAGTGATAACACAAAAAATACTGAGTTCGGGAGACCAAACAATATCTCTATAACCAAAATTAATATCTGCTTGACGCCCGGTCCAATTAAGACCATCAGGACTTGTTGCGATTGAATATTTATTAGTATAATAAATTTGGCCTACCATACAAAAAATATTAAGTTGCGGAGACCAACATATTTTATGCCATGAATCATTATTTAACCCAACAGTATTGTACTGAAAATCAGTATAATTATCCCAATTAATTCCATCTGTACTTACAACAGAATACTGATTACTAATTGCACAGAATTTTCCAATACTATTTGCCCAGCAAATAGAATGAAAATAAATACTTGTATATGGTTTATTATTAGGATGTACATGTATACTCCAGTTTATACCGTCATTGCTAGTTATTGTTTTAAAATATATCCCCTCTTCTTTTGTTGTTACACAAAAAATGCCAAGTTCGGGAGACCAAATAATATTTTTAACACTATTATCAAAATTATAATCATGTAAAAAGGGTATTGTTATCCATGTTATTCCGTCTGTACTTTTCATTAAATACATTTTAGTTTTATATACATTATAAAAGCCAATATACCCCATTCCAATAAAAATACCAAGTTCAGGCGACCAGCACATATCAACTATATTTAGTTTATTATTTGAAATACCATATTTAAATTCAAAATCTGTTATAAACGGAGTACTTTCGTTTTTATCCACATTCTTCAATATATATTTATATTCATCTATAGCTCGATTATTATCATTTGGAATTGGAAAAGAATACTCCACGATGGATAAATTATTAAATATAACTCTCGCTTCAATATTTGTTATTGTATCCGGAACATCATACGGTACTACAGTTTGTGCTTGTGACAATGAAGAATCAATGAATATATTTTGTGATTTCATTGCTACAGAATACGATCCGTTATTCTGGATGACGGGAAGACTTATTGATATACTGGAAAGTTCTGTGGAAGTAGTAAAATAAAACATGGGATTGCTGTTTACGTATAATACATAACCGGATATATCTGCATATCCCCAATATGCATTCGAATTTATGGTAAGAGTCGCTGATTTAATACCAGGAGAAATAGTAAATACTGGTGTGCTTGGTATATCGTAAGAATATACGTTTGATGAATGTAATTCTTCAATGTTTGCAGTATATTGATTATATGCTATCACCTGAGCGTTATTGTACAAAGTTCCAAGAGACAAATTTGGAACAACAATTGGGCTGGTTAAATTCACACTGTCAGTATGGAACAATTCATATCTAATTATTCCATTATTAATATAAGTAAGGGAAACTAAATAACCAGTAATAGGATATCCTCCATCATATGTAAGTGTAAAATATACATTTATTGATTTATATCCATGTGTAAATTTATCTATTGTAAAAATAGCATCTTCAGCTGGACGAATAGCATCAGGATATATAGCACTAGATGATAGTGTATTACCGCTATTTTTCGCTTGTACTGAAACAGTATATGTATATCTAGAAGATAATCCATCAAGATCATATAAATCTGTATTAGTTGTTCCTTGTATAAATTGAATATTTTGAAATGTATAAGTTTTAATTTCACCAGTGGACGTATTTGTTGCTTTAAAAATAAGACTATATCTGCTATCATTTGAATTCAATGAAGTTATACTGACAGATGATGTAATTTTATTATTTTGAAAAGGAACTGCACTCGCTATAATTGGTGTACTTGGAATTCCGTACACATTTATATTATTTGCACTAACCACATTTGAATATCCTTCATAGTTTTCTATACGTACATATACAGTAGAGTAAGTAAATATTCCTGATGGTAATGTTACATTATATGTGGATTGGAATACATTTGAATTGTATATTGCATTTATGCTGATATAGGTAACATTATCAAATGAATATTGTATTTTTGATACAGGCGATAATATATAGGTGGGTTGTATTTGAATTCCCATGGTATAAGGAATGTCTAAGTTTGAGTATATGGTTGCATTTATGATAGGCATGGTACTATAGGTATTGGATAATATACTTGGATCGGTGGAATTGTTTGCTTCGATGTTCATGGATTGCGATTTGGCGGAAAAAGGAGATAGAGTGGTATTGTAAGGTATTTTTACATAGGTAAATAGTGTGTCGTGGGTAACATTGGCGCTTTGATAACTTACATCAACAACGTAGTTATTGGAATTGGGTAGAGATGTAATATAGCATCTAAAAAATAAATTGTTGGGGGATAATTGGGAGGAGGAAGAAGAAGATATTCCCCAACTGGTATAGTTAGCAATAGATGATACGGAATAGTTGGAAGAAGCTGAATTATTTATTTTTAGAGTACATGAATTGTTAGAATAAGATATTGAATGGATTATTGGTGTTCTTGGTAAATCGGTTATGGTAACAAAATTGCTAACTGTTTTGCTTGTGGATGCATATTCGATGTTTTTCGTAGTTATGTAGTTATAGGTAGTTATGGTGAATTTATATACGTTGTATGAAATTAAATTTGTAATCTCTAAAGGAGATGTATATGTAGCGTCGTTATATAGAATAATGACTGATTTGTTGATATTATTTTCGGTATATTCTACTAGAAATTGAGATAAGGGAAATCCTCCGTCGTTAGCTATAGTAAAATAAATAGTAGCTTTTTTATTTGACGGTGTTATGTAAAGAATAGTAATAGGATCAGGTTCGCTGTATGGATTTATTAAGGTGGGATAAACGGTATATGTTGCAAATTTATTGTTCAATATTTTATTTATGTCAAATGGTTTGTTGTTGTCTTCTTCAAAATAAAAATGCTGTGATATTGAATTATTATAATCATTACCAAGATTATATGGATGTATAATAGCATATGCATAATATTTTTTATTTGTTAATAAATTAGAACGTAATACTGTTCTAGAATATGCATTGTAATTATAAAAAATAATCATATTTAAAGTGTCTAATTGACTATTACTATTATTATTTGAACAAATAAACTTAGCTGAATGAAATATAGTACTATTATTGTATTTATTAGCATGCTTTCTTATAGCACTGTAAAAATCATCCAACAATCCCATAACTGTTGAAGTTACCAAAGTATTATTTTCACTATCAACTAAAAATAATGTATACCTAATTTGAAAGTCATTATTATCAGTCATAGTTACTGGTACATCATCTGTATACAATGGCAATTTCATTTCCATATAGATTGATTTATATTCTTCTCTAATCCCAATCTCAACTGGCGCTGCTTTTATATGAAAAAATGATGCTCTACTTGTGAAAATATCTGTTTCATTTTGTGTAATTATATTTGTTGTTTGTTGACTACTATTGTATGCATATATTTTTATAGCAAATTTTTGTAAATCAAATCTTTCTATATTATAACTAGTAGGATGTCTAACTTTTGCCGGATCAATATAAATATTGAATTTAATTCTATTATTTACAAAATCATATTCTAAATTCGACGCGTCAATATATATATTAGGATTTGGTTGCGCAACATCATACATATTAAATTTAATTCCTGATATTCCTGAAATACTTCCACTAAATTTTAGTTGTATTCTACTCACATATGGTTCTATTGGATAAGGATAATAAAAATATAAATTATTAAGTGTCGCTTGAGTAGAATAAGGATCAATATATGTATCAATAATTATATTAGGTAAGCTCATTATTATACAATATATATTTATACTATTACCACATATATCATAATAAAAATAATAACACATCATTATTTTTATCAATCCTCCCCCCCTCCCAATAAAAACTAGATTCATTTGGCCTCCATCTACTCTATCCGCTCTTACTAAGAATAAGCCCAAATCAGCATTCACCACATTACATATCTTCGTACATACTAAGGTACATGTAAGGGTTTTTTCTTTTAGCAAAATAATAGGTCGAAAAAGAAAATATATTATGTATAAAATATTTTCCATAAATTTTGCTATGAGTCCCGCTATGGTCGTTATAGTAAACACGCAATTCATCTTTTATTACCTGACATGACGGAATTTCAGGATACCCTACATACGACCATATCATATGTTGCAGTTCAATCGGCAATACTTCCATTTATATGTTACTATGCCAACAAATATAAAATAATGTCTCTGGTTATCTTTCTGTCTATATGTGTGTCTCTCTATGATTTCGTTGACTTGATTCCTAACCCGGTCATTATATTCAATTTTCGCGAATGCAGCTCGCTCATCAACATATGTGATGTATACATCCGTAGTTGGACTCCCCAACAACTCCCGTCCACTAGTTTATACGAATTTTCCTAAAATGTTCTTGTACCATTGGGCGGACAAGTAGTCATACGAAGAAACAACACCAAACGCGTTTCCTCCAAATGCCACACTTGTCGTGTTTGGTCCGTTGTACATAAGATTATTTATCTCGTACATGGTGAGAGCTCTTGGATAATATTTTAGGTTGGAAATGTTTCCTGCAAACCCGCCACTTTGACATAAATGGATATCGTCGTAGTTCTGTTTAGGAATAAATTCCATTTTTTGTCTCACGGTAATGACACCGTTGACGTAAACGTCTAAAATATGGTTCTGTAAACGTATTGCTAAATGGAACCATTTTTTAAGAGGAATATTCTGTATATCAACATTCACCGCTTGTTTTTGGCTTCCATCAATGGGACTGATCACGTCCATCAATATTTTCAGTGCATTCGTATTTTTGTCTAAATAAAGACCAGGAGCGTTATTCACTGTGGCAATGCCAGTGTTCGCGTCGTAGACATTATTGCCTTTATTGAATATGTGTTGGTAAGAAATACCTCCTCCAGATCCTGAATTCGAAATTTTATCTACATTTAGCCATGTTGACCACGTGAATTCAATACCTGATTTTTCATTGCTTGATCGGTAAATAATGGCATGGTCTTTATTGTCTTTGTTCTGGCTCACGGTATACGGAGCTGATCCTTGATGCAATCCTTTTACTACATAGACTTCACCGGAACCGTTCAGGAAATAGCCGATCAAGTTGATTCCTAAATTGAGTAAAAATAGGAAAATGATGAGAACGATGATAAGGAACACGAATCTGGCGATTAGCGTGTTTGCCGTTAAGTATTCTGCGCTTGAGTTTTGCCCAACATCTGGTGCACTTCCAAAACCTTGTAGCGTGCTTGATACTTGGTCACGAATGCTACTAAGGCCCGATTGAATTGTGGCTAAACCTTGCTGTGCGTTTTGTCCAAGTGAAGGTAGATTATTTTGTATGCCTTGTTTTGCTGAATTAACATAGTCCATTATATATAATGTATGTCCACATTTATGTTTCGATATCTTTACAAAAAAGGTGAAAAGATGGCGAGTTGTATACACCAAAAACGAAGGTCGAGAACATACATCTACATATTCATTTTAGGTGTTGTGTATTCAAATAAAATGAACGTTTGGGATAAGTTGGTGAATATAATAAAGAAGGATATGGCTAGGATTTAGTATGAAATGTCGTGGTAGTTGGAATAGAGGGATCGCTCTTTTTGGAATTCTTTTTGTGTAATATTTATAATAACACTATATATACATGAATTTTGTTGTGTTCATTTTATTTTTGATAATTGCTGTTTTAGCATACATTCTTTACTTCTATTTCTATAACCCGTCCAAACCTTCCAGCGATTTGCGCAGTTTAAGCGAAAGTATCAGCATTCCTCCCGGTGAAATATCAATGGCTACTGCAGACACCGTATACTACGAATTATGGCTCTACTTTAACGCCGAATCTACGAGTAAACAAATCATTTTCTCTCACGAAAAATTTGCATTGACGATCGATGGTCAAAAATTGGCGGTTGAGTCTTTAGAGAATGTGGGAGGGAAAGAACAGCTAACTGTTATGCAAAACGTGTACGACCATTTCCCTATCCAGAAATGGGCTTATGTAGTCATTGCCCGTCAAGGCGATATTTTAGAATCGTATTTGAATGGTAAATTGGTGAAGACAAATCAGTATTCGAGCACAATGAAAACCAAGTTGGATTGTGATGCCACAAAAAGTATTATTATAGGGAATACGAAGTTGAATGGATACATTACTAAATTCAACAGAAAACCGAGCACGATTGGCGCGGATGATGTGTGGAAAAAGTATATGAAGGGCAACGGTGTTCCTTCGGCTACATCAACGATGAAAGGGTACGAAACTGGGCTTGAAATAACAAGAAACAAAGAAGATTATGGGTACTACAAGATATTTTAGGGACCTGACCTGACCTGACCTGACCTCACCTGTATAATTTAGGAATTGTGCATCACGAAGGAACAAAGGAAAAAAGAAAGAAGGAAAGGATGAAACAAAGGAAAATAGTCGTTCTTTCTTTCAAAGTGAAAAAAAAGAATGATAGAACATAGCACTATATAATAATCACATAAGCATATCATGTGATTATTTTATTTCGGCGTGGTTACATTGTTATAGTCAAAAGCATGCATGCATCATATATAGGATAGGACATCATGTGTAGTAGACAAATGATCTAGCATATAATATTCTGGCTAAATAGTAAATGGAGAGCGAAACAAAAACATTGTCTTCGTCAATGCAAAAATTCATTCCGTTGGCTATGTTATTGTATATATCCACCATATTGTACATTATTGCAAATGACGAAAACGCGCTTGACAAAAAATATTATCAATACAGCATTTTGCTTATTTTTCCCATAATCACCTTTTCGTTTTTTGCCACAAACATGTTTGTCGACATTACCACGCCAATAAAGCAGTATATACTCGTATGTGTTTCCTTTTTTGCAATGGTGGCAGTATACGCATATTATGTGCAAACAAACAGAACAATTACGAAAACGGTGAATCGCTTCATGTTCATCGTGTTTTTCCTGATCGTGGTTGTCTTTTTGGCGATGGTGTACATTGTCTTTATTCAGTACATAAAAAATTCAACAGGATGGTTTAGTATTATCATGGAGTTTATTTTTATCATACCGTGCTACTTTATCGACATTATCAAGTATTTGCAGACAGAAATGAAAAGCACGCATCCTCTCATTCTCATTTTATTTTTTATTGAAATTGTGGCAATCTTGCTCTACTTTTATATTCCAAAAATGTACAATTACATCATAAACAGAGACAAATCGGTGATACTGAAATCGCCCGTTTTTTTGGCAAGTCCAACGGTGGTGTTGGAACACGGAGAAAATGATGCTATGGATAAAGAGTATAACAGAATACTGAAATATGAAGACGGGAAATACCATGATGTGAATTATACTATTTCGTTTTGGTTGTATTTGAATGTGGATAATGGAGGTACACAGGAAAAAAATATAATGATGTATGGAAACGATAAGAAAAACGAAGGAAAACCTCGTGTGGTGTATAAGAACACAAAGGAAAACGTGGATGAAATGGTGGTATATTTAGCAAATAGTGGATCTTCGCCTAAATTCGACTTTTCTCTTCCATCGCAAAAATGGAATCATGTTGTTATCACGTATAACCAAAAAGTATGCGAATTATGGGTGAACGGTAATTTAGAGCAAATTGTTCGTTTAGGAGAAGTTGTGGCGGGAGCACAAACCGCACTTCAATATTCAAATGACGATAAGATTATTGTGGGTGACGTGAATGGTAAGCACGGATACATAAAACGGCTTAAATATACGCATATTCCAATGGATAAAAATAAAATCGTGGCTGACTACAACTTGGGAATATGAAATACAATGACCGTACAATATTCTCTATAAACAATATAAATGAGTTGGACAGCAATTATATTGTTTTTCATTGTGTTGATTTTAATATTTGTCATGTATTTTTATTTTTACACTAAAAGCATGATAGACGGGGTTATCCAGTTGAAAATAAAACCTGGCGACAAACCTTACGAAATAGCATCTACCAGTTTGGATGTTCCTGAATCTGTGCGATATTATTACAGTTTTTGGGTATTTATTGAAAATAATATTCCCGCGGATGTAGAAAACGTTATTCTGCACAGAGGTAAAAATTTCATTTTGGTATTGAAAGGAAGGAAATTGTATTTGGTGGCGGATGCGGATGCGAAAATGATAAATGGCATCTATGTTCCGTCTGCAAAGAGAAACGATATTATTGTGATCAATGAAAACTTCCAGTTCCAGAAATGGGTGCATTTAGTGGTTGCTGTTGACGGCAAAGCGGTGGATGCGTATCTTGATGGTAAATTGATAAAGTCGGTGGCGAACACGAAACTCTTTTTAGGCGAACCGAGTGACAGTATCCATATTGGAAACATGAATACGCACGGGAAACTAACCAGGTTTGACCATGTTCCGTTAAGTATAAGTCCGCAACAAGTAAACAATATTTACATGAGAGGCAGTGGACAAGCAAATAGTGGAATCGATGAATATGGCGTGAATCTCGTGTTGAAATACAAAAATATGGTGCAATCGCGATTTAATGTTGTATAAATTTTATGGAAGGCATGAATTCACATCTACACACATCTACACACATCTACACAAACATACATCTACACAAACATACATCTATAAACAGATACATAATGTATTACAAAATACATTATGTATTATAAACTTTTTCTGTTGTAAACCAGAAAATGAAAGGAAAGATACCATGGACAAATAGAATCATCACAATAGTCATCAAGAAGCGTGAAATCTAATCGTCGTCTATTTTTGGCGCCAAATAGAGACTAATATGTGCTACTTGTTCTTGTTCTTCGACACTATCGGGTTCATTCCCGTCTAAATAATACACGACTTTCAATGGGTAAGACTCGCTTATTTTGATATACATTGTTTCGGCAAGTTTGTTGTATAAACACATCATATACATATAATTCAAACTATAACATGAAATCAACGGATTATTTTCGGTCAAGTTTTCGTCAATACTGAACGTATTCAAATCGTTTATATCGATTTCAACCATCATCTTGCATTGATCTGCATTATTCGAATTTAATGTTATTTTTGTATCGCTGCATTTAATCTCCACATTATCGCCAAACTGTTTTAATTGACTAATCACGCTAGAAAAATGGGTCGACTTTAAAGAAAATTCGGCATTATGGTTTATTTGAGGAATGGCTAATGTTTCACTGTCAATATCAATAAGAGGCACCTCAAAATGTTTATCGAACTCAATCGAATTTCCTTTTTGTTCTGTGGTAAGATGAACACATAAACTATCGCTCGTTTTATCGTGATTATATTCAAAATGGATTTGCTGCCCTTTTTCTCTTGAATTCAATATGCGAAACAAAAGAATTGAACTAACGCCTATATTCATAGCACCTTTTGTACTTAATTCGTATTTATCAAACCAAGATGAAGGCATCTTTAGATCAAGTACACATACATGTGCAGAATCCATTGACTGAATAAATAGATTTGTTTTTTCGAACATGATATTTATATGGTCGCTAAATGCTTTTAGGTGCTGAAAAATGATAGTAAACTGATCAGCTTTTGTTCCATTTTTAATGATAAAATCCATTTTTCTAAAGTAGTATTTGTTTTGGGTTACTCTATTTTTGGTAAATTATATTTATATTATTTACATTTATACACTACTTGGGTATAGTGCATGTGACCCCCCCCTCCAACCCGGGTAAAAGGTCTACAGATTTTCCATCGCCGTTTTTTCTCCGTGACAGTTTCTACAAAGCGCCACTAAATTGTCGATATGGTTACTTCCTCCATATTCAAGCCGGATTTTATGATCTACCTCAAACCACGCTGGTAATTTTTCGCCACACTTTCCGCATTTCCAATCTTGTCTTGACGCAACAAATTTCTTTTTTGTTTCACTGACAGATCGTTTTGTTTTTTTACCTTCGCTGTTTCCACCGGACATCATTACTTTTCTTTCATGCTGGGCATGTTTTTTGTCCATAGAAGGCATGTTAAGAATATTGAATCCTTTATTTGCGGGGGTTGCATAAGAATTTCCTGAAATAAAAGGATGGTTGGCGTATTTGTTTGTGAAATCAAAAATAGGGGTGAGCATGGAAGAAGTGTGTCTGTCTACAGGTAAATATTTTAGATATTCGTTTGAAGATGCAACAAGTTGTCGTGCTCGGTCGGGTTTTTTTTTGATGAGCCAGTAGAAGAACAATGCGGCTAAACATATTGCGGCCATTTGATAGTATTTTTTATAGTAGAACAGTGTTTTTATGAATTTCCCTTCTGTGTAAATATTGTACAAAATGAAACAAGTAATAATAAATATGGTTAGTTCTAAACGCATTATATAATTTATAGTGTTCTTTTATCTATCCATTGCCATTCTATTTGCACTTGGTTAACCAACCACCTAGCTACCAAATAAAATATAAAGAAACATAATATGATATCTGCATGCTAAATATTACAACGACCCCATGTAAGTAGACAATTCATGGATCATATTTATTTTTGTTTCTTCAGGCAAGTAATTATTGGATTCCATGGGTGGTTTATTTTTCATATTTTCTTCCATTTCGCTCATTATTTTATCGTATTTATTTTGTTGTATTTCCACCACGTTTTTCACCTTTTTCACAGTATATTTGTCGAGAAGCATGTTCCAGAGAACATGGCATATCATAATTATTAAAAACGAATAAAATAAATATTGTATTATATAACCCATGATGAAGCAGCGATTTATATATGGTTATGATAATTTTACACGTTTACCTAAACGAATGGAATATACGAAAATATATATTATGTGGCATCCATCGATGTTTCTAAATACATGTATTTGGATTGCTTGGATGTTTTGTGTTACCGAATTCTTGTGTTACCATATATCTTTTATTTTCTGCATCTTTTCTTACACGTTTTACTACCACCTTTTCTTTTTCTGCTTCCTCCCACCACTTTTCTTTTTCTACGTCCTCCAGCAATAGGCGCTGGTTGTTGTGATGACATGGTTTTTGATTCAACTGGTTCAGTTGATGGTGCAGAAGAAGAAGCAGCAGCAGAATCAGGTTGAGAAGCTGCTGCTTCTACTGGTTTAGACTTGAATAAATTAGATACCCAAGCCGACCATGACTTTGATTCATCTTGTTCGGCGGGAGGAGTTGTATTACTACCAAATAACCAACCACCTTTTTTCAATGTTTTGCGATTATGACGTGTCATGTGAAGAATATATAATCTATATAGAAAACATAATGAAGGCAGTTGCAACCAAGTAATCATGCAACCAACCATGCAAAATTGAATTATTTTATGAAATAGTATAAAGTTATATAGATATATCAAAGTATTCAAATCCCAAATAATTTAAAGACATTTATTCCTATTGATTTATTCCTAAACAAAAAAGCAAGAATGCCAAATATTATTATTGTGAATAAAACCGGCGAACTTAGTCAAACAAAGATCAAATCTTCGTTAAAGGAAGATTTGTACAAGAAAGCCGGGTTTAAGACGGACGACGAATCAAATCCGTTTTCCAGTCGTCATAACTGGATTGTTTCTGCAAACAATAAATCGTATAACATTCATGTTTATGGAAAGACGGGTGGTCGTGCGAATCAAGAAAATAAGTTCGAGTTTCCTCCTCCAATCGACAAGATTTTGTTTTTCGGCAATGTGGTTATTGCAAATATGATTTCTCCAACGGAACTGGGCGATGTTACCATTGAAGAATGGAATGTTATTTATAACAAATTGTATGGTGGATTTGAAGATATTGGAAATAATGATAGTACTGAAAGTGAAGATGAGGTCATTGAAGGTGCTGTTTATACCAATGATGGATACGTAAAAGATGGATTTGTAGTGAGTGACGATGATAATGTTGTTGCTCGTGGTGTTCCTCGCGGCGGCAGCGGAGCTGAGAAAAAGAAGAAGAGCAAAAAGAGAAATTGCCAGTCTTCTCCAGTGAATTCTACTCCTACAAAAATTACTCGTAAAAAAAGCGGAAGTAGTAATGTTGCCGGAGATAATTCTGCTACAAGCGTTCCAGTTTCCAAAGAGAAAAATAAGGAAACAGTGGATGAAAAGAATGTTGAATTAACTAAGGACCATCATGATGGACGTGATGGACATGGTGATAATGTTGGCGGAAGCAATGGAGGAAGCAATGGAGGAAATGAAATTGAGTACACAAGTGAGTTGGAGGAAGAACCATATGTGTAACCCTAATAAACACTATGTATTTGTTATGTATTGTGTATAATAAAGATGTGTATTATACACAATAATGTAGGCATTGGTTTCATTTCCAATGATATTTATTCCAATGGTATTTATTCCAATGATATTCAGTATATAATCTTGAATGTATGATGCATTGATCAACCTTTAATTGATAGACGTATTCACGTGTATCAAGACCTTCATTTATGCAATGCATAAATGAAGTTAAAGTTTATGCTATTTCTGCAAACTATCCTACATGTAGGATAGTTTGCAGAATAGACATTAATGTACGATGATATGCATTTTTTTATTTATTGTCTTGAATTGTGTTTTTTGAGTGAAGGTGAATGTAAACAAAAATTGAAAACATAATAAAGATAATTGTCCAGGTAAACTATATTTATTTTTACAGATTGTGCTATTTCTAAACATTACAGAGAAGTAGATAGCAAGGCGTTAATAATAACATATATATTTTATTTTGAATCATTTTCTTGTTGTTGAATCATTGGATTATTTGAAGTAAAATGGCAAATATTAAGAAATTGGAAGACGCGAATGAGTTTAGAAGAAATATCCGCAAGATTTTCGAAGACATATTGCAAAATGAAAAAATGGGGCATAATCTGGAGATCGGTATTTACAATGCAACCATCCAAGAATCGACCCATCAAAAAATCCAGAAGAAATGGGACAATTCTTCATTTGTGCAGCTCTATATGGACAGATTGCGTTCTATTTACACTAATTTGAAAAACGAAGATTTGCTAAATCAACTGAAAAACGGCGATTTGTTGCCTCAACAAGTGGCGTTCATGACGCATCAAGAATTGAATCCAAACCACTGGAAAACATTGATTGAAAAAAAAATCAAACGCGATGCGTCTAAATATGTGGACAACGCGCAAGCGTCTACTGACATGTTTACTTGTAAAAAATGTAAATCCAAAAGATGTACTTATTATGAGCTGCAAACAAGAAGCGCAGATGAACCTGCTACGGTCTTCATTACTTGTTTGGATTGCGGCAAACACTGGAAGTCATAATTTGTTTCTAAACCTTTAATTGATGGACGTGAATACGTCCATCAAGACCTTCAATTATGCTTTGCATAAATGTTGGTCGGGCTATTGTCTACTTTACACAAGTGATTATTGTAACAGAAACGTGAATGGTGTACTTAATTAGTTACTTATTTATTTACTTACTTACACTATTTTTTATGTGTATGGACAAATAATGGATGGAAGTAAACTAAAAATAAATTGGATAAAAATGGAAATAAAAATAATACAATCATTTTTTTTATTGTATTATTTGTGGAATATAATGTCTTTTCAGCATAATGATAGTGGTGCTGGTGGTGCTGGTGATGCTAGTCATGGTAACGGTTATAGTAATGATGGTATGCTTAACATGGATGAAAGGTATCCGTCTACTCAAAAAAAAAGAACAACGGCGTATATTGCTGGATGTGTGCGTAATTGTGCAGATCATTTAGAGCATGTGTTTTTGAATATAAAAAGGATCGCGGAGAAGCTGGACGATTTTTTCATCATTATTTCGTATGACCATTCTACGGATAAGAGTTTGGATATATTGAATTATTACAAGAGCATGCGCTTTTTCAAAAACAAGATGCATATTATAGTGAACACCGAACCTCGATTGGCGTACAGAACCCAGAATATAGCAAGAGCGCGTAATTTGGTGCTTTCCTTTGTGGAAAAAGATTATATTGTGTGTGATTTGGTGGTGAATAAAGACCATACAGTAGAAAATATCAGTATTCCAAAACACCCGTTGTTTATGTGGATAGACTGCGACGACGTATGTTCTTCTCGATTGGACGTGGACACCTTATTTGGATTTTTTGGACGGGAAGACTGGGACGTGCTTACCTTCAATCGTCCAATATATTACGATGTATGGGCATTATCGTATGAACCGTTTGTGGTATCTTGCTGGGCATGGGGAGTAAATTCGCGTAAAATAGTGTACGCAATGCGAGACGATATAAAGGAAAAATTGGAGAAGTTGGAGAAGAATGCATTAATGGCATGCAATTCAGCATTTAATGGATTTGCTGTGTACAGAACAGAGAAAATGTTAGGATGCGTATATGATTGGAAATGCGAAGTGTTGTCGAAATTGCACCGGGAAAGCGTGAACTATTGTGTTCGTAAATACCAATGTTTTCCGGATATGGTGAAGGAAGATACCGAGAAAGAAGACTGCGAACACAAATCATTTCATAAACAGATGCGGGAAAAAAACGGGGCGAGAATATGCATATCTCCTGTGATTTTGTTTGCATGATGCATGTAGATCCATAAAATTGATTTATTTGTGTTTATTTGTGTCGAGGATATCCCACCCTCACCAAGACATCTACGTTTCTGTTCTCGTCTTATCTACAAAGAGCTAAATTCAAAGACATAAATTGCAAAGATATAAATTGCGAAAATGGATTATACCCAGTTGATATTTCAAGGGATGGAAAGATTTGATTTTGTTGACGGAAGACCGGTGTACAAATCACAAAGCAGGACGTATGCGGAAAAGTTGAAAAACGGATTGTTCTTGGATGATTTGTGTCTAGCCGAGTTTTCTGTGGTTGACCCCCCCAAACAAGTGAATTATGTTGTTTTAGAAGATAAACAAGATAATTCTCGTGAGACTAATTATAGCGACCAATTAGAAGATACATTGGATGATGATATTATGCAGTATTCTTTGTGTATTGATCGCAGACCGAGTAATTTGAAAAAGAAAAATGCGCTAAAGAAGGACTATACAAAAAATAGAAATAAAAATAGAGATAAACATAATATTCGCAAAATAGGATACGATGCTAAACTGGAATATATGCAATGTGATCCATGGAATGATGGAGAACATGCAATGGATGCAAAAGATGCAAAAGATAGAATAATACGACCATATAAAAAATCGTACACGTTATACTGCATTCCTGTTTATTCCTACAATTACGAATTTGTCCAGTTATATAATTCCAAGTACGACGATAAGGACTATTTTTCGTATTATGACGACATTGTTGTGTATAAACATATACGCCATCCAATATTCTTTATCCATTGTGACAAGAGTTTGCCTCTAACTATCCATTTTACCAACACGAATTTAATGAGAACGGGGAAATACAATGAAAGTATAAACGCAATCCATCCATCGATCCGCGATCTATACAAAATATATTATTACTCGTACCCGTCCATGAAATCCGTCTATGAAAAAATCAAAGAGTGCAGAGATATGTGCCCTAATTTCATGATGTTTTATTTGTATAAAGACGATTATACTAATTATGCATATGAAGATTTCCACGAAATAGAGAATATGCTAAAACATGTGCGTAGTCTAAAATACCACAATGAAACAATTACAAGTATAATCGTGTCGAGTTCAAAATATCATAAACTAAAGCATATATATTCGAGTAAAGTATTGAATAAAAAAGAAGTGTGCCATAAAGTATACATCGAAACGTACATGCGACTATCTTCGATGAACTTTACCTTTTCGGGAATTTCTTCCGTGTTCAGGAATCATATTCCTGCTAACTTATCTTCCTACTAAACATACTTATATTGGAGGCAGGTAGCTAAGCACGTATACCCCCTCCTCCCCCCCCACACCCATGCTTCCTGATTACGGACAGTTTCCGTAGCATTTGCTGTTGTGGTAGTAGAAATCCTTATTTTTTACGAATAAATCGGTATAGTGCGACTTGTTTTTTGGTCCATTCACGTCTCCCGCAACACATTTTTCGCCGCCAAAGAGAACACAACAACTTGTTGACGCACATATATTTCCGTCAAGTTTATTGCATTTTTCATCTAACGTTATCGGCGAGTTTTTGTTCAATTCGCAAAACCCCAGCGATTGTGTTTTGGTATCCACGTATTTTGACATGGACATCAATCCTAGATCATTTTTCAATAATTGGGATTCAACGTAGTCGGGAACGTAATTGCCCATACCGTATTTACTTGTTCCCGGTTTGTTGTAGACAATTTCGCCATCAATTCCTAAAAGAGAACTTCGTGGATCGGCGTCGAGTCTCACCAAATTACCGTATTTATCTCTAACGATCATTGAATTGTATCCGCCTAAATCGGTACTGTCAAGTCCGCTCTTCATACTGTTTATCATATCGGTTTCATTTATATGGTAATTGAAATCGTAATTGTTGGATATATCTAGATAGTTTAGACGAGTATCAACTCCTGCATAGTCGTTTTTCCTGCGTCCAGTGCGGGTTACAGGATCGTCAACGAATCCGTATCCTTGCGTCAAATTCGCTATTTTTCCTTCTGGTAAAAAAGATACTTTCTTTTTAGTGAAATCGGTGTAGTACATGGTTGGAGGAACACCAAACGACGCGTCGTTCAAATATTCGAATTTCTTCGCATAGTATTCTTCTCTGTTTATGTATCCCGAATCATATGTCACATTGAATACTGGAATAGAAGACCCGGGACTGCTTGCCGAAAACGAAACTGATTTTACAGCGGGCATGGTGTTTGGCGGTAAAATGGCGATTTCATTTTTGCTGGTAATGTAGTATCCATCATCCAGTTTTTCGCCTTCTTTATACTTTTCTCCGTTGATGGTTCCAGTATACAATTTGTACTTCTCTGTTTGCGTGGATGGGATGATTCGAGTATTGTTCACAGGATCAACTATGTAGCCATATGGGATTTTTCGCATAAACTGTTCATCTATTTTGTAATATCCATATTTTACTTTTTTACGCTCGTCGTCTTCATACTTGATTTCTTCTAAATCATCAAAGCCTTCGACGTTGGAAGGAGAGCATACCAACACGGCTAAAATAATGATTAGGAATAGCAAAATAAATGAATATTTTAGAAGAGTCGCAGACATATTGAATGGGATGGTTTATATAATAAAAATATATTGTTTCACGCCACACAAAAATAGATGGCATTGTTTTTGTACATGTTGTATTACTATACAACATATATATTCATATTTAGCTGTTTTTGCGGATATGCCATGTTTGGTCATTTTGTTACGGGGCGCATAAAAAATAAGTGCGCATATGGTGGATGGTGGGGAAAGGGATGGCACTACAATGAAAAGTATGAATGTCATGCAATCATGCAAGTATGGTCGCATTGACGTCCATCAATTAAAGGTTAATATTCTTCAACACGAGTCAACATTTGTCGACGACAACAAGGTTTAAACAATCCCAAACTGTCCAGTACTTCTCCTTCTGGCGTTTTTTGTGTATTTTTTGTGGTTAGATACACAATTCGATCGAGCTGTATACCGCGTTCAAGTTTAAGCTGTCGAACTTTGTTTACAAAGTAACGTTCTTTGTCACCGAGGACATTTGAACAAGTAACACAACGAACTGGAATCATTATTGATATACTAATTATATATTAAATATATTAAATTGAATAATCTAAATTCTTGGATTGTTTTTATATCAATTTTGTAAGTGAATAAACAAATGGAAAATAGAAAATGGCGTGTGTTTTGCTAAATAGTAGATGCATGCGCGTTATAGCGCGCAAATAGAGAAAAATGAAAAGTGTAGGATTATTTTTTGTGGATGTAATATATAAATGGCTGTTGTTGGACTTAGTAATTTGTGTACTCCCTCTTATGTATATTTAGTTATTTCTATTATATCGGTTATTTTGGTAGCTGTTCAAAATTTGGGCAAAACGAATACGTATTGTATAGGCATTTGGGAATGCGAAACAGGAAGTACTGCTCTTGTTTTCATCCTAAAAATAATATACATCTTGTTTTGGACTTGGGTATTGAATTTGATCTGTAGAAACGGAAGTGAACCCATTGCCTGGTTTTTAGTTCTGTTGCCATTCATACTGTTGTTTGTTCTCATAGTTATGAATATGATTGCCGTAAATTAGGGCACATGGCGCATATACTTGCTTGATACAATAGCGGCATTTCTCCATAAAAAATGCTTGTTGTAGCATAAGATATAAGGTTACACATTATATATAATCATGATTATGTATAATGTTATACACAATACATATTATTTGGCGAAGAAAGAAGAGCGTTTCGCGTTTTTGATTTTCTTTTTTGGCTGGTCGTTGCTCATATCCAAAAGAGTGTTTATGCAATCAAACACTTCTACGTTCAAATGAGGTTCAATTATGGTTGGACTAATACTGCGTTTAGAGAAATCCAAACATTCATTTCCGTCAATGTCCAATAAGGTAAACAATGAATTGTTGTTCACGTATAATTCATTGTTTGTATACGTTCTCTTATTTTTGTTTGTCTCATTTGAATTTATGGTGCATTCATCGCTGATTGCCATGCTACTTTTATTTGTATCATGATAATCCACGATTGCATCAGCATTTTGGTTGATATCTGGATTTTCCTCTTCATTTTCAGCATCGTCTTCATCTTCGTGATCTTCTTTTGAATCTTCTTCAACATTTTCATCATCTTCTTTTTGTTGAACTTCAGCTTTTTCATCATGTTTTAAATCCTCGTCAACATCTTCGTGATCTTCTTTTTGTTGAACTTCATCTTCATTATCATAAACATTACTTTCTTCAGTATTATTTGTAGCATCAACATCAATGTCCATTATACAATTTTCATCACTACAATTATGTAAGTGGGTTAAATCATCCACATGAGAATCATCATCGCTAATATACATATCATTGGCATTATCAGCAGCATGATCTTCATCATAATCACTTCCAATATAGTCACTGCTGCTATCATTATCAACATCACTACTTTTTTCACCATCTTGATCAATTTCATCATCGTCATCAATAACAGAGTGATCGCTAGGATTACTTGGAACATAATCACTGCTACTATCATTATCTCCAATCGTTTTCGTATCATCGCTACTTTCTTCATAGCTCAATTCACTTACATATTCATATTGGTCATGATTACTGGATTTGGACAAATTAAGCACTTTCATCAATAATTTGGTAATGTTCGCATGACATTCCAAAATGGTTTGATGATTGTTCAATTTATACTTGTTTTTTTCATTTTCTCTCTTCAAACCCTCGATTTTTTTGTGCAAGATTTTGTTTTTCCCAATAAATCTGTTCACGTTTAGTTGATTGCATCTTCTCATCGCATGTTTGTAGCCAACCACCTCTCTTTTCAATTTATCCACAATAGTCTTGTACTTTCTCATTTTATCCAATTGCGCATTAAGCAATTCAACATTTCTGTTTGTTTTTCCCATAGCGTTCTTGCAATAAATGATAAAAGACACAAAACACAAAATAAATATAAGGTATCCATTTTTGTGTTGAAGAATCGCCGTTCTAAACGAAACGTCGCTGCTCAATGATTTGTAGATGTATTCAAAAAACAATAAACAAATCACATTAAATAACGGAATCTGGTTATAATATGCCATTTATCCAAATATAGAATAAATATGTGTTACACTAAACAAAAGTTGGGAAACTGTGGGGCGGAAGTGTTGGTCGATGATATTGAAATCTCAACGAGCGTATTGCTTTGTATTGACCTTTTAGTATTTATATTATTATAATTTAATAATATAAATTTGTATATAAAAAACACCTAAACATAAAACCCTTTCAATTTTACTATAGACTATGCCGAGCTAGGCAGGGGGGGGGATGCGGAGATCCCCTCAATACGCCAACTATTATTGTAGCATTGGTACATGATAAATGCCAGCATTACTGACAATTTCGTTATGTTTTGGTTCAATATAGTCTACTTTTTCAGGCATTGACGAACTATAATTTGATCCATCTTCTATTTTCTGGTTGTTACCCGACTTAGCCACATTAGATACATTTATTCCGTTCCTACTATTGATTGAATGACTATAATCCCTTTCTCCATCATTCTTAGCGCCTCCATTTACATTTTCTTTGTTCTCATATTCTTCGTCATAAACAGATATCTTATTTCCAGCAGAATCATCATGATCATCATGCAAAGCATTGTTTATTTTTTGTTTATACTGTGTTTTCCGCGTTATGTTTGATTGTTGCAATAAATACAAAACCAAATCTTTTGTGTGCGCAATTCCATTGATGATCGTATCATACGTAAACTGGCACACGGTAGTATCACTGTCCGCTGAAAACTGCAAGGAATACCACCAATAAGGAGGTACATAAAGAACATATCCAGCCACAACATCAAATTCGATGAATTTCAATTTATCCAGTCCGGATTTCTTGTGTTTACCTTGTTTCTCGTCTTTCCACACATTCGCTTTTGCCACAAATTCGTACTTATCATAATCCTTTATCCAATCTATATATTTCCTACTTTTCCAAGGAGTCATTTTAACCCTTATTCTGCCGGAACATACTGCCAAAAACAGTCGATTACTGTTATGGTACTTTAGCGGAGTGCACACAAACTTAGATCCAAACAGAATATCGTATTTTGTAGAATATGACATCGCCGGTTTTATTAAATTGTTCATTGTGCCGAACAAGGCGTCGGCGTTTGTTTCTTCAATGAAATCTCTGTTTTCGCAAGACAAATATTTGCCATGGGGATCGTTTTTCAAAGTAAGTCGGGTGTTTCTATAAGGCAATGTAATGTATTCGACACTTGATTTATCTATTTCTTGGTAATCATGCATACATTTTATATTTGAATCGATATCGTCAAATTGTCCGTCCATTTTGGTGCATTGAATCAAATCAAAAAAATCATGTGTTTCGCTTATGTTTTGAAAATTCACCAAAAACGGCTGTTTGACGTCACATACTTCTTGCAACTGTTTATTTGTGGTATAATCTACTTCGTATATTTCTAAATCTTCGCTTGTTTTGTATTGTGCCATTATGTGCAAATACATGAAGAATACAATTAGAAAAATAATAATGCCGATAAATAAATTCATACTATATTCTTATGAATTTATCTTATGAAATATTTTTTATATTTAGGCGCAAATGACATACTATATTGCATAACCCGTCTATTTGCCCATCCATCTGCCCATCCATCCACCCATCCATCCACCCATCCATCCACCCATCCATCCACCCATCCATCCATCTGCCCACTTACATTTTCTTTTTTACTGTGTCCTTTACAAAAACATAGTTCCCATCCAACGATTTCTTTTTCATTATTCCAGAAATAACGCCATCATTGTCGCATCTTCCGGGGTTTCCTTCTGTTTCAACCATCCCTGAAATAATATCATTTTTACTCTTCACATCATTATGCATATTTTTATGGCACTCATTGCACAACACCATCAAATTAGCTTCATGGTTTTTATGCACATTTCCGCTCATAATAAATCCATGTTTATCCGCATATTTTTGTTCCAGTAAATGATGCACTTCTTCTCCGCATTTTTCGCCACAAGATTCACAAATTCCCTTTATTTTGTTAGAATTGTATTTCTTGGAAACAGAAAAAGAAAGAATACCTTTTGTCTCAGGAAAATATTTATTCCGCACTTCATACGCTTTTTCTAAAAAATCAGCAGGCAGCTGTAAATATTTACATACTTCCAGCCCATACATACGTGTACCTGGTCCATCCATCAATTTACGATCATAGACCAAACACTGCCTTTCTCTATTATAAATAACAGCTAAATGTTTTAACCCCAATCTGCCATCTTCACATAAACTTTTTATTTCTTGGAAATTCACTATTTCATGGAAATGTGTGGCAAATATGAAACTGCTCTTTTTACATGTCAAATCCATCAATCCCGCAGTGAATATACTCAGTGCAGATTCGGTTTCTGTACCCGAACATAATTCATCGCCGAGTATAAGACTGTTTTCATTCGCCATTTTCAGTATAATACGCAATTCGCTCATTTCCACGGCAAACGTAGACATGCCTTTAAACAAATTATCGTTTCCCAGTATTCTAGAAAATATGGAAGTGTATGGTCTATACGTGAATTTGGTGCACGGCACAAAACATCCCGCTTGTGCTATGATTACCGCAATTCCAAGTGCGCGTATCAAACTGGTTTTTCCAACCGCATTTGTGCCATAAAGTAGAATCCCGTTGTATAGGTTAGGCATATTTTCCCCTTTTTCGTGTTTTGTTCCGCTGGATTCATCCATATTGTCTTTGTTTCCCAAATAAATATCATTGGATACGTATAATTCATTTTGCTGTATATGTTCAATAAGACAATGGCGTAATCCAAGTGCTTCCACAAAAGAATTTTGTGTGGGGTATCCGTTTTGGTGAATAGTATCAACAATAGACGGACAGCAATAGTTGTATTTTTGAGCAACGTATACTTTGGATTGCAGAACGTCGAGTTTTCCAATAATTCCCGAAATGCATTGAAGATAGGAGTAGTAGTCTTCTTCGATTTCACACAAAAAACAGAAAAACGAGTTTCGTATTGCGCTGTTTATTTTTTCTTTATAATCCAGCAATTCCTTGGATGTTTGGGTGAGCAGAGGTATATATATTTCGTCGTTCAATGACGTGCAAGATAAGAATTTTATGTCTTTCACATATATTTTTTCTTGTTGAACATGAAAACACGAATTGGCATTGGCAGAAAGCAACCCGTCGAAATATTTTTTAAGCGTTTGACTTCTTTTTTTGGTTAGTTGAAGTGTAGCGCCTCCTTTTTCGGTTTCGTATATTTTTATGTAATCCGTGTCGTTATTTTTTTCTTGTGTCTGCATTATCTTATTCAAATACTCTTTTATTTCCACAAACAGCGTTTTTTGTGTTTCGTTTGTCTGTATCAACACATCCAGCTCCAGATTTTTCCCTTGCACAATGAAATTCGAATCAAACGTTGTCATTGAATTTTCTTTTGCACAAACATCAATATCTATCCACGTTTTTATCATACACAATACCTTATTTATTGTATCCATAATGTTACTATTTACACATCCTTCATTCATATCATCTTCTGTGTCATGGTCGATATCAGGGTCATCTTTGTGTCCATGGTATCTACTACTAATACCACCACTACCACACAAATAATGATTGAGTTCAGTTTCATCAGCTATACACGTAAAAATCTGGTAGGCGCATTCAAGAGATTTGTACAGTTTATGGATGGACGAAGGATAGATTTTCCTGGCAATTATTTGTCGCATTAATTTCTCGATATCGTATATTTCTTTGAGTTTGGTTCTAAACATGGCTACATAAAAATTTTTGGTTTCCTTCAACAACAAAGATATCATCGAATATTCTTTATTTAGCCAATTCACATTGAACGTCGGCATTGTCAACTGAGAATTGAAAATACGTTTGCCTATTGCAGTACAGCATTTATTCAAAAAAGAGCATACTGAAGATAGATTATTTGAAATGTTTTCGTCTCCATTTCCGCCGCTGCTACTACTGCTGCTCCCGATGCCGCCATTACTATGATGATGGTGCATATTGTCGTCTATTATATTTAATTGTTTCAATGTATGGTTTGCAAGGACCATTTGTTTAGACGAATTAGTGAATTCGGGTATACTTATTTTTTTGACTAACGTTTCATTATGTTCTTGCAGAAAATTCAATAAGTAGCAAAATGTTTGGGTCGCAAACGGATAATGATCGAATTCGTAAATAGCGTTTTCTTTTATTGCCGCTTCCGCCATGATATTCGCACAAACAGAAACCAATATTTCCTTTATGTATTTCTGTTTTTGACAATTTTCCACTTTCTCAATTATGTATCTAGACACACTGTCTTTTTTTGAAATACCTATTTTATGCACCGTCGAACATTTAACTCCAATATATTGAAGCACACTGTTTACTTCGCTTTCTTCAACAAACGGATGGATAAATATCAACTCCGCAGGGTTATGTGTAGACACAAACCTTTCCAATTCATCAAATGACGTCGGGTTCATGATAAAATATGGAACGCAATACTCAAACATAGTTGATTTTCCAGTATACGTATTCACTGCACATACTCCATATATCATTTGTTTTCCAGCTGTTCGTTCTCCTCGTCCACCAGCACCAGCACCCCCAATACTTGCCATAGGAGTACCCGATTTCAATCCAAACAAAGATTGGTTGGTGAATTCGATCCAAATACACATAACATTATTTGATTGTTGAGGTGTTCCGTCTGTTTCACAAGAAAGAAATGTGCCGGGCGAGTGTACACTGTGAAACGTTCGAATATACTTTTTCGTATTTTCCACTTTTTCTTGCACATACACGACACATGTATATCCTCCATCCGTTATTTTTTGTAGATATTTGTCCACAAAATAATCCCTGAATCCGGACATAACGACCTGACAATTCTTGTAGGTATACTTTTTTTCGGCAATAGCCAAGTTTGTTATCTGTGCAATTTCTTCGATTTCACTTCCATTATACTTTTTGTAGCCTTCCTTGTTCAATGTCAACATTCCATATATCTCAAAAAAACTGCCCACTTGCAATAAGACAACCGTTTTCTTGCCATATTTAGCATAATATTCATCTGTTAACTGAAAATACGTTTTGTAGATACTGTCTTCTTCATTAGTTACCATCTCTGGTGCAGCAGTGCCATCCACCAATGCACAAGTATTTTCCTTTTTTTGTGTTTTTTTAGGACCCATGGTTGATTACTATAAATAGAAACATATATTTTACTAGATAAAAGAAGACAATATTGTTTCAATATATTGTGAAATAATATTTATATTATTTTCATTGTTTATCATGATTATTTAGCCAGTGTTTATTTAGCCCCCATGATTATTTAGCCATTATTTTATTTCTGTGTGTTATTATTGCATTAATTAGATATTACTATATTTTATGTATCACAGTGTTTCCGGCGAATATTTACATAGAAACCTAACTCTAGTAGACCATACTAAGGTGCGGGTCATTGCTTCCCATTTCAACGAAGATATTGAATGGATGTCCAATCAACCTTATAATGCGGTAGTTGTTTCCAAAAAAGGAATTCCAAGCGAAACGCCGCCAAATAAAGGAAATGAAGCAAGTAGTTATTTGGAGTACATTATCAAGCACTACGCTGATTTGCGTGAGTGGAATATATTTTTACATGGACATAGTACTGCATGGCATCATAAACAACGAATGGAAATAATGTTACGCTATTTGCATGTAGGCGAACATGAATATTGCAATATAAATGATTTCAATCCCGTTGATTTTACCACTATTCCAGAATACGCTAATTCGAAAAAACTCATTGCCGAATTGTTTGAAATACTTGGTTATAATCATGAAATAGAAAATATAGACAAAATAACGTATCGGCCATGTAGCCAATTTTATGTACATCGTAATCTTATTTATAAACACAAAAAGCAAACGTATAAAAATTTGTATGAATGGATAATGAATTCGCCGCAGAATTCATATTGGACAGGACGAGCATTTGAATATATTTGGCATATCATGTTTACTGGAAATTTGCAGGATACAAACATACAGAGCTACTATGTGAATGAAGATGATACAAGAGTGGATCATAGTATTCGCCAGCTATACAATGTTAGTTTTTGTACAATGAATTACAATGAAATTAAATATATAGATATGAATTATCCGGCACAAACAGTAAATAATGTAATAAATGACATGACATTTATTACTGCATTTTATGATATTGGTAGAAGTGATTGGAACAAGTGTAAAAGAACAAATAATGCATATATAAAAGCATTTTATTGTTTATTTAATTATGACTATAAAATAATTGCTTATATAGATGATAGATATATTGATGAAATAAAAAAATATTATGAAGAAAATGCAAAATATAAAAGAACAACTTTTATAGGAATAAATAGAGAGTGGTTACATAAAAATATATATGCATGGCAAGTAAATAATATTGCTGAAACAATAATGAAAAGTGAATATTATAAATCACTAGTTAATGATAGAATTAATGCAGGATATCCAGAAAATATATTTGCTGAATATAATACAGTAAATCATAGTAAGATTGATTTTATATGTTATTCAATAAAGAAATATGGTTTAGATGAAGAATTTATAGCATGGGTAGATTTTGGTTATTTTGGATCAATAATGTCGCATGGTAATTATCCTAAAACTAGAATAGATTATAAAAAACTAATTCCTAATAAATTATCTTTTTATTTAAGAAATTATGTCAATGTGTTATGCGAAGATAATATATTTATTTTGAAAAAAGCTCCTGAAATTTTTACAGGAGGATTTTTTACAGGACCAGCCTATTTAATGAAAGAATTGCAAGAATTGTACCATATGTCACTAAATGAATTATACGAAAAAAATATATCAGATGATGATCAACCTGTTTATTTTAAATCATTTTATAAAAACCCACATATATTTCAATTATTTATAGACAATCATTGCTGGCCAAATGCTCTTAACTACTTGAAGATTTAACCCTTAACCTTTAATTGATGGTAGTGAATATGACCATCAAGACCTTCAATTATGCAAAGCATATTTGATATTAAAGTTTACGATAGTCAACTTATATGATTATCTATAACAATAAAATTACTAATTATATAAAATATCTAAAATTGATGGCGAAAGTATGTTTATTATCAACGGAATAAACATACTTTGTAATAAACAAATCTGTATAAAAAATCTAAAACAATAATTACAAATACAACATACCAATATCTTTAATACCCGATTATCAAATGGACTCTTTAACCACAAACATATCCTCTCTAACCATTAATGTGCCAACTATTGATACCCATTCCTTCATCGAACTAAAAAAATACTATGATGAAGTGTTGAATAAAGACAAGTCTACCTACAAATCGTCCAATGACGAGCCTACACCAATCGATTGTATTTGCGAAATGATGAGTAAATTGCCCAGTGAATTATGGTATCGCGAAGATTTACGCATACTCGATCCATGTTGTGGAAACGGAAATTTTGCTATTCCTGCCATTGAAAACATACAAAAAAACAGACCAGAAATGAGTATGAAAGATATATTGGAAAAAACAATGGTCTTCAATGATACAAACAAAGACCGTCTTGAAAATGTGAGAAACGTGTTTCTCGCGAAAAAGTATGCCTTGCAAATCCACAATACGGATTATTTGGAGGACATTTCTTTCCACAACGAAAAATACGATTTAGTGATGGCAAATCCGCCATACGCCAAGTTGCTGGAAACCGGAAAAAGAGCGTCGAAAAACCACAATATGATAAAGGAATTCATTGAGAAATCAATTCGTTTATTGAAACCCAACGGCTATTTACTGTTTATCACTCCGGACAATTGGACATCTTATGCCGACAGAAATACACTTATTGAGAAATTGACGGAACTGCAAATAATTCATTTGGATATCCATCGCGCGAAAAAATATTTCAAAAAAGTAGGGTCCAGTTTCACGTGGTACATTATCCAAAACTGTCCTTTCTACAAAGAAATAACCATATCCGGGATTTGGAAAAAAAACGAGTACACCAGCACCGTTATTTCTCAAAAACGGAAATACATTCCATTACTTTATAATGAAGACGTTCACGCCATTCTACAAAAAACAGTGGACAACAACAACTTGCCCAAATTTCAAATAAAAACAAGCAGCGATTTGCATAAATATACAAAAGCATCGCTTATTTGCGAGAGAGAAACCGACGTGCATAAGTATAGGCTAATCCATACACCTAGTCAAACTGTCTATTCTACGCGTCCACATAAATGGCAAAATGGATATAAAGTCTTTATATCGACCACGGATAAATATATGGTGTTTGTGGATAATTGCGGAATGACGCAGTCGATCGCATTTATTTTGTGCGATAGCGAAGAAGAGGCAAATAAATATATGTTGATATTGCGTCATCCTCTGTATGTGTTTATTAATAATATATGCAGATGGGGAAATTTCAATAATATCCGTATACTCCAGCAATTTCCAGTTCCTTCGCGCGAGTTCATAAAAAAATATAACGGAGAAAATGTGCAGGACATATATGAATATTTTGGAATATCCATGTATGAACAGCAACATATTAACGAAAATATGTAATGAATGGATGAATGCCGGACGATATCATACATAAGCATGTATAATGATGGTAGTGCATATCATTATGCGCAAACATCATTTTCCATTTTTTTATAGTCCGGATCGCAATTATCGCACAAGAATGGATAGTTGCCGTGAGACTTATTGTAGTCCTCGATAAAAGTGGTTTCATACGCATGGTATGTTTGTGCCACCACGTTCACATCTTTTTCAAAGATCTTTATCGTAAACTCCGTTTTAGGCAGTTTGTACGCATACATTCTTATAGTACATCCCAGTCTCAAATAAAAGTCGAATGTGTTGTAAATGTATCCGTTTGTCTTTGAACAGTCGCCCGATTTACCGCGTTCTTCAATGTGGTGACCACACAAATAAGACGCACAACGTCCTTTCAACCCAGTACGAGTACCTCCAATTTTCACAATGTTACCATTGATAGTAAGCATGTAGATCCATTCGGTTTTTTTGGCAAACTCGTCGTTGGCTATTTTGTTCACGAACTGGATCATCGTGTTTCTCTTCTTGACTCCGTTTTTTTGGGAAGACGTGTATTTCTCATCGTCGATGAGAATGTCAGCAACATGAGTGAAATATTCTTTTCGAGCATATGTTTCAAACGCAACGGTTTTATTTAAAGGAATCAGTTTCACCCATTTTTTGTAAGAACACTGTTCGTACAAATCGCGTATGTTAGGCAACAAAGAAATATCTTCTCCGTTATTTTCCGCATGCGCAGAATGGGTAGAAAGATCTTTTTCTTCTTCTGGAAAACCTCCAGAAGAAAGAGAATGTTCTTCGTTATCTGTGTTTGACGACAACGATATTTTTTCCAAAACAGAGCTCATTTCGTCAATAGATACACATAATGGCGATTTTTTTCCGCCATTTTCAACGAGCTGCTGGTGTTCCTCGATCTTGCTTGAATTGTCTGCATGGTTGCAAGAACTGGTATTTTTAACAGTTGGGTTAGAAGAAACAGATTCTGTGTTCATTTTACAAAATAGTTGTTGGGATTGCTTGTTGATTGCTGGTTGAATGATTGCTTTTTGCGCGCTTTGTTTTGTTGTTGTCTACTTATGCAAGTAATGTATTGTTTATATAATGCTATATAAACAATTCAATTTTGTTGATTCAATTTTGTTGATTCTTATTCAAACCACCATGCAACCATGCAAGTATACCACCATCTCACAATGAAGTCTTCTAAAACATACCGCCTAAACCGCCTAAAAGACTGCTCGCTGGCATAGGACTGAAGCTAGGAATATCATATCCCATGTTTCCGCCATTCATGGATTTACTCGACGCCATGGGAGGAAACACATCTCCTCCCGCACTCGACGAATCCAAATTGTCTCCTTGACTAGGAGAATGCGCTAAAATGCTGTCCATAGGCCGCATTCTGTTTTTAGGACCGCCGCCGTTTCTACTATTTGCAGAAGATCCTCCATTCCACATTTCGTATAATCTGTCAAGCAAAATATTCATTTTAAGACTCATCTTTGATTCAATGCTAAGTACAATGACCAAGAAAAGCAAAATACAGTTGGTCAAACAAAGACCTTCGTATTTGAATCCACTGTACGTGGGTACAAACGTGATTATTCTGTGGATGAGCACAACGCCGCCTAAAAGGATAATCAATTGCAGGATTATTTCAATAATTAATTCAATGTTTGATTTGTCGGGATCGGCTTCAGGAACAAATCTGGAAATTAGTTTGTTCAGCATAACAACAGGAATAATGCCTAAACCTGCGTACTGTATGACATTCAATAATTCAGCTTTACTTTCATCGCTGGTACTAAACACATGACCAATAAATGATTTTTTTGAAAATTCGGTTGTTTCTTGCAATAGTTCCATATATAAGAACGCCCATATTTTTTCGCAAATACACAGAAAATTGAATTGTAGATTATGCCATGGATTGTATCACATGCTATATTTAGAAAGCGACCACAGTACGGACATCCACACACATACTTCTTGACGTCGCATCCCATCCTACTCAGTCTGCTCGCCTGCCTTTCCGCAAATACAATTATTCTTTATATTTGTGGACGAGTAACATTGTTTATAAAAACATATAAATATAAAGTAATATATTAAGGAACTATTCAAACTTAATATGCAAAAGATGTCTAACGAATCAATGGAACAAAATAAAAACAATATTTACCATCGAAGTGTTTTGACGCGTAGAGTAGTGCTTAAAATCACAGAAGTGGGGAAGGATTTAAGACAAAATTTAGAAAGAAAGATAAATAAGGAAATAGAAGGAAAATGTGTGGAAGAAGGATTCATTCGACCCAATTCTGTGAATATTATGCAATATTCCAGCGGAAACGTGAACGGCAAGTTCATCACGTTTATTGTTGTGTTTGAATGTTATGTATGTCATCCTGTATCAAACATGACAATTGAATGTGTTTGCACTGAAATTACGCTTGGCGGGATTTTAGCTGAGGTAAAAACAGACGACGTTGTTCCTCTTGTTATTTTCATGATGACGGATCATAATTACACAAATAAGTTGTTTACCGAAGTGAAGGAAGGTATGAAGATACACGCAAAAATATTGGGTGTTCGATTTGAATTAAACGATCCTTATATTACTGCAGTAGGTCAGCTTGTTGATCCCAATATGAAAGAGAAAAAAAGGGCAATGAATGGCGGAAAACAGCGTATTATGCTGGGCGACAACGTGTCTCATTTTGACGAGGAAGACATGTAAACATGCCGGAATGTTTGTTGGTCGAGTTATTTGCCATTGAAAATTATTATTATCAAATAATATAAATATATGAATGTGTATTCATATAATTATTTTTTATATAGTCTACTTCTATCTCTAGCATATAAAAATGGAAGAACAATTGAAAAAAGAGCAGTTATTGGAATCATTGAAAACGGATGTGGAGAGTTTGGAGAAAATCCACCATATTGAAATTTTAAAGATATTGAAGAAAAATCCCAATATAAAGCTGAACGAGAATAAAAATGGTATTTACATAAATCTATCTTTCATTCCCGAAGAATCTGTAAAAGAAATCGAGAATTACTTGAATTATGTACGCGACCAGGAAAAAACCATCATGGAAACCGAAAAGGTGAAGGAAGATATGAAAAAACTACTTGTGCCGTATGATGATATCGAAGAACAGTCTATCAGCCATACTAAAAAACACCAAACAGTATATTACTGAAGAGATGTATGCAATGCATACATATAGACATTCAAAGGTGTAAACAAACACATTGCAAAAATAAACACAACGCGAAATATATAAACATGCAAAGGTTTATATATTTTACAATTTATACCCAATTTATATACCCAATATATACCCCAATATATATACCCACCCTATATATAGATGGAAAAATTTTTACAAAACGAAATATGTACATTTATTCCTATTTGGGATAATTTTTTCTCTGCAAGTACATCCTCACTCCTATCAAAAAGATCCAGAAAAAATGTATTTTCGACTTGTTTTTTCAAGATGGGAAATCACTACAAAAATTTCCAAGTTTACATATCTGGACTCAAAAACTGGATCATTTTTTTCGAAAAAAACAAGGAGTTGACGCAAGATTGGGACATGCTTGTCTTTATCGACAACAATATCTATCAGGACAAACATATCATGGACATTATGTATTCATGTAGCAAAATAAAACCAGTACTTTTTACCTGCAGCGAATACATGGTCAATCAATACCATATGGATCTATTTGGCACAATGACACGTTTTTTTCCGTTATTCGATTTCCCCAATAATTATACCAAACAAGTCTTCTGTGTAGACATTGACTTGCATGACGAAAAGGACAAAGACCATATAAATATAAAAAATATTTTGAAACTAAACCAAACCACAACGCGTACCACTATATCATATGGTGTCTTGAGCGACTATTTTGTAAGAAATATAACCCCGTATATTTTGGCAACTAGTTTGTTTTCTGGAAAAAAATACGAACACTCCCTACTCGTGAATTTCATCAAAAACGCACATAAAATACAGGATTTAGGGCAGTACGGGAAACGCAAAACGCCCTTTGGATTTGGAACCGACGAACTATTTCTAAACAAATATCTACTTGTCCAATCGCCCACTGTCTGGATGTTTATGCAGTACTCAATTAACTGGTTTATCTTCCACTTCAAACGTCAACTCTTAAGAGAAAACATGAAACAACTCACCTTTGAAGTGTTGACAAAAATAGTAGGCAAATATTCGAAAGGACAAAGTATAGATAAAATGTTTGATTTTATAGACAAACATACGTATGAGGTTACCAAGAAAACGCCGGAAAATGTGTATTTATCGCAAAATTATTATAATGTTCTTCATTATTTATTGGAAAACAAGATCGAATGGATGCCCATACACATAATGAAAATAATCGTAAAATATTTTGACAATATTGTTTTTTGTAGTGCATTTATCAAAATAAACACGGAGACAAAAAAAGTGATTGATATACACATAAACAAATAGATATGGTGCTTTATGGCGCTCTATATATTATACATTTATACAATAAATATAAAAATATAAATATATAACTATATTTTTATATATAAACAAAGGATAAATTTTTGGATAAAAGCATAAATTTTTGGATAAAAGCATAAATTTTTGGATAAAGCACATAAAATGGAAAGTGTTCATAATGCTTTTTTACACAAGATATTTTTCAGTGTACCCACTGAATTAACAACTGACCAATTATTGTTGAATATGAAAAAATATATGTTCACAAAAGAGAAAAAAGAAAAAATGGAATATGATGGAAATCGTCATAATCCACATCATTCTCCATTGACTTCTATTTGTGAAAATGAACCACGTAAACGACGTCGAGACAATTCCAACTTATGTGTTTCGCATTCATCCATTTCGTCCATTCCATCTATTGCAATCCATGTTGATAATACAGATGGATTGGATGGATTGAACACAAATGGGTTAATACAAAAAGAATTGGATACAGTTGGTAATGTGCACACTAATTTGGCAAATAATGAAACTGGCAAAACATATACTCATGACAAACAATTCAACCATATGATCAATCCACAGAAATCAGGAGCAGTGAACACTTTGTTTTGGTGTGTATACATTGCTATACATGGATATACCGATTTTTCTGTATTGGATCCGTTATCGACAAAACAAACAAGTTTACATGGCGAAAATAGTTTGTTTATAGAAAACACCAACACCATATCTTCAGTGAAAAAATCCATGAAAAACATGAAATCGATGAAACGCCCTATCGATATACAAAATGCGTTCAAAGGAATCAAACGAGAAATGGAAATTAAACAAGATATGCTGGATAAATTCATGAAAAAACCGGCATTATTGAAAACCGGAAACCATAAAATGACTAATGTAGCCATTGACGAGTATTGCGCCGATTTGCATATAAAAAAGAAAGACGATCTTCATTCACTTGTTGGATTTTCTATTTTTTATTCAGTGAACATAATGGTGGTATGTCATTCGCGTTCGTTTTATGTAGAATTCACTGTGGAAAATAATGAAGATGATGCCATTGAGAAAACAAAACAGAATTTGCCTATTGTGATTGTATATGACGAAAAAGAGAATGTGTTTGTGTTGGATGCGATGAATGGTAGGATGAATGATATGCGAGATTATAATGGCGTGTACAATCCCATGGAATTGGTGGATAAAAGGGAGCAACAAGTGAATGAATGGAAAAATAAATATTTGTGTTTGGAAAATTATAAAAAGCCGTTAAAAGGGATTAGTGGATATAAAGTTGCAGATTTAGAAATTATGATAAAAAAACTAGGTATAGTTGAATACAAAGGAAATAAAAAACAAGATATGTATGAGGCTATACAGGAACATTTATTGTGTATTATTTCACAAATAAATGGTAGCGTCGGTAATAGCCTATAGCCCCCCACCCCTCCTACATGATGGATGATGTGTGGCGTGTGACGTGTGGCGTGTGGTGTGTGTTGTCGATGAATGGTGTGGGTCAATAAAAGACTAAAATTGAAGTTGTGCTTATTGTTTGTATAATGCATAAAAGTAATTACTGCCTTGCCTGCCTTGCCTGCCTGCCTTGCCTGCCTTGCCTGCCTTGCATAATAGATAGTTTGTTTGCTTACTTCTAAAGTACTACGAGCTTTCGTCTATTTATTTCTTTCAATTCTGCACGTCCAAGATATTATTAATTGCGTTTGTTTGTGTATTATACAAATTATTCCGCATTATTACTATCTGTTTATTTTTATAAATACGCGTTTATAAAAATAAGAATATATAAACATATAAGATAAGAATATATAAAACATATAAGAATAATATATTGATTTATAATATACAAACTGTGAAATATGGAAAGTGTTAATGCGCATAATAAGGATACTATCCCTTTATCGAAAACCGAACAAGATGCTAAAACACCCACAGATTTCAATCCAAAAAAAGAGTTCGAGAAAATGGTGAAACATTATTTAGAATCAAACCCCGTGTCTATTATTGACCGTAAAAAGCCGGAAATGGAGATTCGATTTGGAACTGGGAAAAACGCAAAACCCATTTCCAAAATCGATTATGACAACATAATCATCACTCTTTATTCCGCGGGATTTGTCTGCAAAAACACCGACGGGATGTACAGTCTCCGTATTTCAAACGAATACTTTGACAAAACCGGCACTGCGCGTACATCCAATATTCGCGCCGAAATCGTGGGTATCGATATGATAAAAGCCTATTGCGAAACAAACAATATCCAAAAATTGCTGGACATGCCGTCCACTGCTACCTACGATCGCGAGAAAATCCATTTTACCCAAAAAACAAGTATTCCTGTGGAGACCCGCGAAAACGGAAAACACGAAATGTTCCGTGCTGTCGATTTCGACGATTTTGGGTTCCGTGTTGCCTACCAAATGGAGCAAATCTACACTCCCCACAGCCAAACTACAAAGGATATCATAAACAAATGGACCGAAACGAAAAAAACGTTTAGACACATGAATCGCGTCCAGTTTGTTCATCCGGATTTACCTGTAAAAGCCGATCTCAGTATTGTGCGAACATCCACCAAAAACGCAAAAAAATACGGAAACAGGTACATTCCCACGTACACGATCCAAGATGCCGGTGTATTCATGAACGAACAACACTACGAAATTGAGCTCGAGATCGATAATGAAATGGTGGGAATAAACACAAAATATGATACGTTCGATAAACTAATCACTGCTATTAGAAAAACAATTCGTATTATTTTAGGTGCATTGCAAGGATCCAATTATCCCATATCATTTTTTGAGAGTAATCGAGTGATAAATGATTACATGGAACTTGTTTATGGAAAAGACCATACCATCAAACGAATCATGGGTAAACATTTCATCGGTCCGTCGCCTGTTACGCTGCAAATGGAAAATGTGGTAGACCCCACTGAAACCACGAATGTTCCATGTATTCGAACTAATTATTGTGTTACGGATAAGGCGGACGGTGAACGTCGACTTATGTATATCGACAAAACCGGGAAAATATACATGATTTCTACTGGAATGAGTGTTCTGTATACCGGCGCATATACCGAAAACAAAGAAGTGTTCAATACTTTATTGGACGGTGAACATATTGTCTACGATAAAAATGGAAACAATGTGAATGTTTACGCATGTTTTGATATTTATTACCGTAATGGAAAATCGGTGCGTGAATATCCTTTCATGTATAGCGACGAAGAAAGCGAAACGAAACACTACCGTTTATTGCTTCTCCAAAAATGCGTGGATCTCATCCATCCTAAATCCATTGTTTCGGGAAACAGCGGCGAAAAAGAGCTGAAAACGCCATGTTCTGTTTTTATCAAATGCAAGAAATTCAGTATTGCGAACAATACGAAGAATATATTTGAATGCGCCGCGGAAATATTGAATGAAATCAATATGAATACCTATGAATACAACACGGACGGGCTTATTTATACTCCAATACATACCGGCGTTGGTGGAGAAAAAGAAGGACATACTGGTGCCTTGCAGAAAATAACATGGCATCTTGCGTTTAAATGGAAACCCGTCGAATACAACACCATTGATTTTCTGGTAAGTATCAAAAAAGATAAATCCGGGCGCGACGAGGTGCATAATTATGTCGACAGAAATAACGCGATTCTTACCTATAAAACGCTGGTTCTGCGTTGCGGATTTGATCGTGATCGTGATGGATATATCGATCCGTTCAACCAATTGTTGCATGGAACAAAGAAAGAAGAAGAAGGATTGAAACCGACCGTGAAATACCAGCCTGCTCCGTTTATCCCCACAACGCCATATGACGCGTTTGCCAGTGTTTGCAATGTATTAGTGAACATTGACGTGAATGGAAATCTTATGATGAGAACAGAAGAAGGCGATTACTTTGAAGATCATACCATTGTCGAGTTCAAATACGATATTACAAAAGAAAATGGATGGAGATGGATTCCATTGCGTGTGAGATACGATAAGACGACGGAATTGAGACAAGGACTGCCTAACTACGGAAATTCGTACAATGTTGCAAACCAGAATTGGAAATCTATTCATAATCCGGTGACAGAGGAAATGGTGCGAACAGGTGCAGGTATTCCTCAGTATGTGGAAGACGATATTTATTACAATACGCGGAACGTGGAGTCGAATACAAAAGGGTTGCGTGATTTTCATAATCGGTACATTAAACGAAAACTGGTACTTGCTGTATCCCAGCGAAAAGACAATTTGATCGATTTTGCGGTTGGAAAAGCCGGTGATTTATCAAAATGGATTGATGCCAAGCTAGGGTTTGTGTTCGGCATTGACGTTGCGCGCGATAATATCCACAATTCGTTGAACGGGGCATGTGCCCGCTATCTATCCAAAAAAGAACAGTCCAATATCATCCCCGATGCACTATTTGTGGTTGGAAACAGCGGATTGAATATCCGTGAAGGAAAAGCGTTCAATACGGATAAAGATAAACAAGTTGCAAATGCCGTGTTTGGTACTGGTGCAAAGGATATGCAATTGCTTGGAAAAAACGTCTATGCGCAATACGGAGTAGGCGCAAAAGGATTCCAAGTATCTTCTTGCCAGTTCGCCATCCATTACTTTTTTGAAAATGCGAAAACCTTGCACGAATTCGCGCGTAATGTGGCGGAATGTACTTCAGTCGGCGGTCACTTTATAGGAACATGTTATGATGGTCAAACCGTGTTCAATATGTTGAAATCTAAACTAAAAGAAGAATCGTATGCTATTTATTTAGGCGGTCAACGTATTTTTGAAATAAAGAAAATGTATGACCAAACCGGATTCCCGGACGATGAAACCGGGTTAGGATATGCCATCGAAGTGTTCCAAGAAACGATTGGAAAGATGTTTAGAGAGTATTTAGTGAATTTCGAGTTGTTGCAGCGAACTATGGAGAACTACGGGTTTGTTTTGATGACCGACGAAGATGCACAAAATGCCGGTCTTATTAGCGGAAGTGCTATGTTTAGATCCATGTATGAATCCATGATTCGCGAAAATACAGAAAACAAACAGTCTGTGTACGGCGAAGCAATGAATATGGTGGATGAAGAAAAACAAATATCTTTCTTGAACCGATATTTTGTGTTCAAAAAAGTGCGCGAAATCAGCAGCGCAAGTATGCGTCGTATCCAAGCTCTTCTTGCAAAAGAAGATGGTGGAAATGAAAGCGATGATACTAGCGACGATGATCGTGTGGGGAATATTCATTTTACAAGAAAACGTGTTGACGAGGCTGTGGATGGAGAGTCTAACGAGAAAAAAGATGGCAAAGAAGGCAAAGATAGTAAAAGCGGAGCCAAAGATGATGGAGAAGGTGATGACGATGACGAATATAGCGGGAAAAATGTGATTGAAATATTGGAGCATCCCAAGATAGAAATCGATGAGTATGAACCTGTGGCTGAAGTGGAGGAAACAGCTAACGAGAAGGAGGAAAAGGAGAGTAACGAGAAAAAAACGGATAGTATTCAAGAAGTGAATATTGATATGCCTAAAGAGACGGCGCCGTTTACTCTTGCGCCTAAATCGAAAGTAAGTGAACGGAAAATAATAAGACGAGCTCCTAAAAAATAATATGGTATGCATTTCTTTATTTCGATATTCTCATGGCCGTTATACGCCAACCTATTTTTTATGGATGTATACACAAATAAGCAATAAGGGAAACAGGCAAACAGGCAAACAGGCAAGCAATACTAGTAAGGGTATATTATGCAGTTGTTATTATGTAAAATAATGGATCATATTATCCATTATTTTATTCTATTTTATTCTGTTATATTTGAAACATAGTTATATTATTCAACAATATTTGTTGGTTATATTTCATTCTTTTCATTTTATACTTTCTCTTTTTCTCGAGTTGGGTACAAAATCAGGATTTGTTTGAAGCGAAATCAGCAATTTCACTTGTCTAGCCGCTTTTTCTCGCGTGGTGCATTTGGCATACACCTTTTTAGTTATTTTATTTCGTACACAATAACAGTCTTTACCTCGTACTTTTCTTATCGTATAATTTATTTTATTTGCCATAATTAAAAACGAGATAAAAATACATGAACGCATATGAATGCAACCCATACACAAGAATTCATGCATAATATTATGCCGCCAGTGTTTTCACTACTCGTATATACGGCTCGCTCATCCCATTTGCGTTATATGCAACAAGACGCACTAAATAAGTCGTGTTCGGCACTAAAAAACGAAGAATTAAATGTGTCGTTGAATTGTAAATAGGTAAATAGTTCACTCCATCAAGACTATACTTGAACCCTAGAACAGGCAACCCGCCATTGTTCCTATTTATTTCCATGGTGGATGTGTACGACGTGCTTGTCATAACCGGTTTTCCTAAATACGGTTTTTTGGGAACACCGAACAAAGAAACAAACCGGGATACTTTCGACGGATTTGATATCCCCGCCGCGTTTTTAGCTTTCACTCTCAATGAATAGTATACATTGGTGGATATATCCACTATAATTGGCATATTTGCATCATCTATAAACGAATCTACGTATTCGCTATTGTTTAACGAATACAAATAAGATAAATTAGGTATCGTGTTTGAGTAGTCTTGTTCCAGTATATAAATGTGCGCTTTGTCTATAAATGTACGTACCGTGTATATTATTGGCGGAAACGGATAAGACGCAATAAATATCTTTTCTTGTGTAATGGGCGAATACACCGTTGTTCCAACCGGCGTGGTTATCGATATTTTCAACGAATAATATACATTCGAAGGCGTGTTTGGAATAATGAACGGAATAGTCGGCATCACTGAAATCGCAGATGGATCTTCAACTCCGTTTCTATAAAGTAAATAATTAATGGACAATATAGGCACATTATTGCCCAGCTGAGGAAGACGTGGAGTAACAGTAATATAGCTGATATCTACTGTAAATATAGGTGTTTTTATAATAGCAGGAAGATCAAACAATACCCGGAATGTGCGCGAAGAAGATACACCCGATTCGCCTGCCAAATTCACCGCTTTCAAAGAAATGACGTTTACCGAATTGTTTGGTAAACTGGGTAAAACCATGGGCGAAACAGTACCATTGTACAATATCCATTGGCCATTATTCAGTTTATAGTACATGTGCAGCAACGGCGATCCGTTTGTCTCCACTTTTGTGAAATAAATGAGCGTGTTGTCGTAATTTGCGTCGATTTTCCATATATACGGAACACTTGGAACACCAATCACGCTTATTTGTTCGCTCTCGTTCGATTCTGGACTTGTACCAAACTCGTTCACTGCTTTTATCCTAAACGTATAATCATTTCCAAATATCAAATTAGGCACATGTATGAACGATCCGTTGTAAAACGCGCGTTTATATGGCCCGCCATTGGTTGATACCAAATATTGGTATACTGGCGCAGCACTCGCCGGTTGTGTGAACTTGATTGTCGCTATCTTCGTGTTTTTCACATAAATCACTTTATTTATGATAGGCGCAGGAGGAGGAACAATCACTATTGTCGTGAAATTCGCGCTGTTTGACACTGAAGATGGGCCTATTCCGTTTACTGCACGAACAACAATCGAATAATAAGACGGCGATAAGTTCACCAATGTAAAACTGGATCCGTTTACCAAATTCTCTATATCCACAAAATTGGCGCTGTTATTCAATTTGTATTGGTATTTAGTAATCGCATTGCCGTTTGCATTGGATGGAGTGAATGACACGGTTGCATTCAAATTAGTGACTGTTAAATCTGTTATAGCAGGAACAGATGGAACGTTTGCCGGTCTGGCGGAAACAATATTTGAAGGCGCAGAGTATCCCGCAATGTTTTGCGATTTTATCGATACGTTGTACAGTGTACCATTCACTAGTCCGGTGATAATAATAGGATTCGATGTTTGCGATGCCGATGTATACGTCGTTCCTCCATTCAGTGAATAAATATAATTAATCACTGGTCTACCATTTGAATTCACCGATGTGTCGTAGTATATATGCAATGACTGGTCAAATGAACTGATTTGTGTGATAATCGGCTGGTCGGGTATTTTATAAGGAACAATGTTCACCACCGTATTCGACGGCAAACTGGCTATTTCTGTATCTGTATATCCCACCATGGTAAAACTGTACTGCTGTCCATTTGTAAGACCTGTTATCACCAATGGCGACGTAGTTGTGTTTGTTGTTATGTACGTTTGACCACCGTCAAGTGTATATCTGTAATACGCGACAGTAAATCCGTTTTTATTGTGTGTAAAGTAGACAGTGATTTGCTGATCGCCCACAGTGACAGAAGTGACTACTGGCGCGTCTATCGACAAATAAGGCGTAAACGGTGCCGAATTTAGAGACGGCAACGAATCTACGTATCCATTGTTTGCGATTAATTTCAATACATACTGAACACCGTTGTCCAGACCGTTGATAATGATAGGCGAAGTGTTCCCTTGTGCTATATCGTATTCTTCATTATTGAGACTATACTTGTAGTAGAGAATAGACGATCCTCCATTATTTTCTTGTGTGAAATTCACAATGGCAGATTCGTTTCCCGCAACCACAGTGTTTATCACCGGCGTGCTCGGCGGAAAAATAATGGCTTCTTCATCCACATCACTCACTACTCCTCCCGCATTGCCTCCATAAATATACAATGTAGCCGGGTAGGTGAGTGTAATATGCAGTACAATAGGTTCATTTATTTCGGCATATGGTATCACTGGAAACCAAGGTTCTGAGTCGTACGATTCGTATATTCCATTGAATGCTTTGAATTTGACAATATACGAAACGCCGTTTACTAATCCGTCAATTGTCAACGGCGAAATAATCGATCCTGAAATATCCACATAGGAAGAATCGTTCAATGAATACATGTATTTGGTGATTGGACTTCCTCCGTCGTCCAGTTCCATCAAGTATACCACCAACGATTTGTCTTGTGGAATAATCGTGTTTATGATGGGCGGCTGAGGATACGTTATAAATAAATCAAACGTGTACTGCTTTATTTCTTCCGTGAAATAAATGCCGATCGTATCTACATTGTCTGTTTCCAGCACGAAATTGCCCGACGATCCAGTATAATCTACCGATGCACGAATATATATTCCTTTTGCGCGTATACGATTAATGACATAGACCCAGTTTTCATTTGACCATAAATTGCATGCTAAAAAGTCGATGTATTGTGAGCCGTGTCTTCTTTTTAATTCTTCCAGGAAATAAATAAAGTCGGTCCATGTAGTCAATAATGGATCTTCTGTTATCACAGAATATAGAATCGGCGCACTATGTCCACTTTCTGTATGCGGTTCGTTATGCAAAAAATAAAAAAAATGGCCGTTGTAGTTATGCTGGGCGATCGAAATGCAGTCATAGTCTATTTGATCTATTTTGTCCAATATGGATGTATACGTATCTTCATAATAATCAAATATTATATAATCGGTATTGGTCTCTAAACATAAAACTATGTTTTCTATGTTTTCTATACGATTATCTAATAATATTAAATTTTTCATATATACTATACAAACAAATGAGCATGCAACAAAAAATGTAAACACCTAGGGCCCTAGGTGCAATAAATCATAGGCATGTATACATAAGCATATATATTATAATGAGCGCGAGCAGCAAACTATTACAAATACCGCGTTTTCTTCTTTCGATTATGTAAACACAATATTTTATGTAAAATTTATATTTTACATAAAATATGTTGGTGGTGGATGGAGGTGGAGTGGGTGTGTGGGTTGCGCCACAATAAATAGATAGCTATAAGTATAGACTATATGATGATATTTATGCGAATTAGTATATGAACTGCTATTCTTTTTGTATTCATTCCCCTCATCTTCTCCTTTATTTTTTGGACAAAACAGACAAGTAGTATATCCCTTGTAGAAAACAATCCGCCAAGTCGTCTTTTTTATCACAACTATCAAATTTCTGTTTCCATTGATACAATTGTGCATTTGATTCAATGATTCCTCTACAAACAGAAATGCCATCTTTTTTATTTTCTTTATAATTGCGGTTGACAGGTAGTTTAGACGCAGCGCAAGTTTCATTTGCGTGTTCTTGCTTTCTTTTTCTCTTAGGCTTATCTTCATTTACTGTGTCATTGACTGATTGGACTGCATTGTCTGCATTATCTTCGAATTTTTTTTGACGGTCAATCAGTCCTTTTAATTTGTTTGCCGATGAAACAAACGCTATTTCTAAATATTCCTTTTTCATAATAAAATATTGTGCAAGCATTCCTTGGATTGTTTTCATGCGTGTAGCAATAGGCGATATTTGGTTTTCAATCACTACATGAGTAATTTCGTCCACTTTTATTTCATGATCCAGCGCCGTTTTCATCGCTTTTCCAATAAAGATCAAATCCATATCTCCCGCTTTTTTCTTCACTTCATCAACCACCAATTGATAGCATTTTTCTTTATACAATCTTTCCAGCATAGCCACCATTTCCTCTTTTTTTTGCGATGCATCTTCGCTCCATAAAAAATCGCGGACACCTATGTCTCGAAGAACACCCACTTTTTGCTTTTTTAAATAAGAAATAGAATACTCTTTTTTAGGAATCCAATACTGCGAATGTTGAATCGCATGTGTTTGGCAGTAATACTTTCCCTCCTTTTCGTACTTCGCCTTTTTACCACAAACTCTATTCTCCTCTTTTCCTTTCTCCTCTTTTCCTTCCCTTTCATCCATATTCCCATTTTGTGTTCCTGTATCATCATCACCATGATGATGATGTCCTTTTTTGTCCCCAAAAAAAGAATCTATCGATGGATTCTTTTTGGGTGTGGTTACCAAACGTTTACTTGCCTTTTTCGGTTTCTTGCAAGGTTTTTTGCAACCCAACAAACACGAACATTTGTTCCCATTTGAATTTACTTTTCCGTTTTCGCTTTTTTGACCCCCATATTGTTCCGTAAAATTCAATACATTCCAAGAATCAATACTGTACTTGTTTTGAGATAAACTCTCCACGTTTAGAATACAATACGCCATGTTCTTAATACCAACATCAAAACTTATTATCTTCATTGTACTATCCAACTTGTGCAACAAAACAATCAATCAATCAACAAATACAATACAATACAATACATAATATAAAAAAACTATTTTATATTATTTTTATCCTACAAAAACAACAATAAATTTATCCACCGTTTTCTATAAAAATACGTCGAGCAATAAATGGATGGATCCCCTATCCGTCTATTATCTCTAAATATCCAAACTCACTGTTTTGCCCGATGTATTTCGTTGTCTGCGATTTGATCGTTTAGGCATATTTCCGTCAAAATCGCGCATACTTGTCCTGCTCATCAACGAATCGCCTTCCACATCTTCTACTCTCACATCATTATGTATATCTATTGCACGTGTCTTCAAATTCGACAAAAACGCGTCCACATCCGTCTTTGGACCCCGCATTTCTTTTCGCACAGATGAATCACCGCCATTCACTGAACTAAACGTATTCATGTCCATACCTTCTTCGCGAAACATAGCACCTCTTGCCATCGAAATGTCCGGACGACCATTTCCACTCATACTATCGCCCACTCCTTTTGTAAACTGCATTGGCTGTTTTCCGCCGCCGCTGCCACCACCGCTTCGCGTTTCAACCGGTTTAGGCGGCATTCCATAAGCAGTATTTACTTGCTCGGGAGAATTGCCTCCCACCAAATTACTCAAAAAACTCATTGCAGGACTAGTTTCGCTCATTGCGTTTGCCACGCCGTCCGTAAACTGTTTCATTAACTGAGGAGAATGACGAATAGCATCGTTGAATCCAGGAGTAGCAGTGGACAAAGCTTTATTCGCAAAATTCGCCATTGCCGCAGAAAAGCCAAGACGCAATAAAAGCTGCAGTTCCGGCGCCAATTTCCCGCCTTTATACTTCTCGTGCAATTCCTCGAAAATAGACTCGTAATTTTCTAAATCTTCCGATACTGTATCTGACCAACCATCCAAATTCAAATCAAAAGGGTTAAACACCGTATTTGCGTATTCGATAGAGTTGACAAAGGTCATGAACCACCATCCTTGCAGCTTCACGCTTTCTTGTTTCTTCTTTTCCTCTAAAATACTCTCGTATTCGTCTTCGATTTCTTCATAAGAAGAATTCATGTCAAACGAGTTTTGAGTCAACCCTTTTTTATACCATAAATCCAATTTATTCAACATTTCGCGTTTACGACGACGTAACTGGCGTTCATTCAATCCCGACGATGCTGAAGACCCTAAAGAAGAAGACGGCATTTCATTGAATTTAGCAAACCCGTCCCATGTTTTTGCATTTCCCGACATGCTATATTTACTTGCTTCGCCAAGACGACTGTCGTTATTATCGCTTGATGTGTCCACATGCACATTCTTTGCAGAAGTGTCGTTGTTTCCAAGTCCAAACATATTGAGAACACCTTCTGCGAATCCGCCGACTTGTTTATCTCCTCCCCCATTGCTTTGCTGGTATTCGTTTGTTTTGTAGCTTGGCATGTCCATATCAAATCCGCGGAGTTCGCTCTCCATTTTGTCTAAATCTCCCAATCCAATCGAACTTGCATTATTGCTGATTTTTTTCTCGTTCATCAATAACTCGATACCTGCTCCAAAATTCGAATTAGATGAAGGTCTATCATCGAAATTTAAATTAATTGAGTCTAATTCGTTTAATCCAATGTCAATAGCTTCCATTTATGTATAAGACACAATATTTATTTTTATATATTACGCAGCTCATTATATTTATTATTCCAAATATAGACTTTATATACTATTCCATAAATATTTCTACCATCCATCCATCCACCCATCCACCCATCCATCCACCCATCCATCCACCTATCCATCCTAATTCGTCCTAAATATTATCACACGCTAGTAAACCACGTCTATACTCATTATGCATTTTTGTATAATTTCAACATAAGTTCTTTTTGTTCTGCATAATTTACCATTGGCTTGCTATACTTCACGTGTTCATTTCTTTTTTCCAAACATGCAGTTTCCCAATGATGAATATCGCGAGAAGACACATTTTCCAGTTCCGGTACCCATTTCTTCACATATTCCGCGTCTTTATCGAATTTCGCGCTTTGTATATACGGATTCATGTCTCTATAATACGGTTTCATGTCTACGCCAGTAGACGCTATGCTCTGCCAGTTACCATTATTACTTGCCGGGTCATAATCCACCAGTGTTTGTGCAAAATATTTTTCGCCTAATTGCCAATTCAACAGCAGCGTTTTTGTCAAAAACGTAGCTACCACCATCCGTCCTCTATTATGCATGTATCCCGTCGTGTTCATTTGTCGCATACATGCATCCACTAATGGAACTCCCGTATTTCCAGACTTCCATTTATTAAAATCGCTGGTGCTATGTCTCCATTGAATACCTCTATACTTTTCTATAAACGCTCCTTTCAGCAATTCAGGGTAGGCATACAATACATGCATGAAAAATTCGCGCCATATAAGTTCCCTCACCAATCCCGAATTCTTCCCGTACTTCCGCACAATTCCGCTATAAAATTCGCGGACGGATACACATCCAAATTTCAAATAGGCGGACATATACGTCGTTTCATACATAAACGTATCTCTCTTTTCATCGTATTTTTCCTGTGACCCGTTCAGCGCTTTTTCCATTTGTTTGATTCCCAGTTTTCTCCCGCCATGAACATTCAGTTTCTCGTTCATTCCTTCCTTCCCGATAAATTTAGCAGTCAACGCGACCAATGATACATTCAATTCATTGTCCAGACCACCATGCCCCTTTTTTACTTTAGCGTAGACGCTTTTCGTATGTTTTTTCATAGGAGATAGAGGCGGTGTTCTATGTATTTTCTCCATCACTTTTTCATAAAAAGGCGTGTATTTTTGGTAGGGTTTCCCGCTTCCTGTCAATATATCTCCCGGTTTATACAGCAAATAATCGTGGAATGTCACACAGTGTATATCCATCTTATCGCACAACCCTGCTATTTCTTTATCGCGTTTTTTTGAATAAGGAGTATAATCTTCATTGAAATAAATATGCGTTATGTGCAACGTCTTCACCAACTCCTTTATTTTTTCCATGTATCCGCCATACACACAAATAAGACGTCCATTTCCTCCAGTTTCGCTCTTTATTTGTTGATCCAAATCGCATAATGATTCAATCATGAACTGGATACAATTATTTGATTTATATGCGTTTTTTGAACTGACTTGTTCTGGTGTAAAAATAAAACATGGATACACAGTGTCGCAATCGCGTAAAGCGTTTGAAAATCCAATATTGTCTACTATACGAAGATCGCGGCGAAACAAAAAGAGGCCTATTTGTTTGGCATCGTTTTTTGGAGAAGGTGGTGATGTTGTTGCTGCTGGCTCGATTTTTTCAACAGAATTACGTTGAGATTTATGCATAGTATAAGATGACATAAAAATATGGTATATTATACACTATTTTCATATTTTGTTCACATGAAAATATTTACTGAAATTTCTCGGTTCTAGGCGTGCAATGCATTTTTATATTATTTATCATAATTATTTTATAATTATGATATAAAGAATCTTATATTATCAATATATACTATTTTGTGGTATATACTATTTTGTGGTATATACTATTTGTGTATTATATACTATTTGCATTGTATATAATGTCTAAAATAGCTTTTTTACTATTGACTTATGAAGAACATGATAAACATAAACAGCTGGAAAAATTCTTCAGCCAAGGAAACGTTTATGTGCATGCTAAGTATCCTGATAAAATAAAATCTTATCTTAAACACCATATCATAAAAGAATATGTTGACACAAAATGGGGAGATATCAGCATAGTTAAAGCTGAAATCAAGTTGCTGGAAAACGCGTATGCAAACCCAGATAATAAATGGTTTGTGTTAATGTCTCAATCATGTTTTCCGTTATTGACGTTTACTAAGTTGAAAAAGGAGTTGGATAAGAACGGAAATACACTGTCGTTCTTTCATTTTGTAAAAAACGATAAGAAGATGTACAAAACAAGTCAGTTCTGGATATTGAATCGTGAAGATACAGAAATTATTATACGAACCCAGTCCAAATACTTGAATTTGTACAAGAATGTAAAAGTGTTGGACGAACGGTACTTTTTGTCCGTTTTGATGAGCGAAAACAAGAATTACAAATTTATCAATAAAACCGTTACTTATTCTAGATGGATTGAAGATACAAATTTGTACCATCCGTTTACATTTAACAAAATTACGCAATATGACGTAGACGAGTTCAATACCAACAATTACTTCTTTTTTAGAAAAATTACGGCGAAATTCTCGTTCACGCCTTTGGTTCCTAAAAAGAATTTGATTGTGTTATACGCTGACAATTTAGACAAAACAATAACAGTGAAACAAATAAACGAAAAGTTGAAAGATGCTTGCAGAAGTGATGTGGGATCATCATCTTCGTCGTCATCGTCATACGATACATGCGACAATTTCGATTTGATTATTTTTTATACGACATACGGATACGAATCTTTGCCGCAAAAAATAATGGACAAGGCTATTTATTTATTGCATATTCATCATAATGAGTTTGATAATACATACAAAATGTTCACTAAACACTACCACAAATTATTATTGCAATGGAAAAATATTATACCAACGAAAATTTGAATATTTTATACAAAATGTTTATATCTTTTATCATATATTTGTTTATAATACACATGTGTATTATAAACAACAAACTAGCATAACTGAAGGTCTTGATGGATGTATTCACGTCCATCAATTAAAGGTTAAACTCAAAACTCCGGCTCATGCTTTTTGAATAAACACCCTTGTTTTGACAAATTCGGTATGTCTATTATCGTATCCGGATCTTGTAAAGTACAATCCAATAACCATATTTTTATAATACAAAACCCTTTTTTTGGCGAAATGGTTATACCATTCACCAACTCATTATGTGCCTTATTCACACACAACGACTCGCCACATACAGCATAAAATAATGATTTCCATACATCGATCACTTGTTTATTCGGCACTTTAAATGAAAAACATCCGCCATTACGGTTTTTCTTGTCTTCCCACATCGGCGTTATTCCGTCTTTCATTAAAAACAACATGCAATACTTAATCAATTTAGGCTCGATTTTCTCATTCAATGCTATCACATCAACCGCCGTTTTTATATTTTTCATGATAGGCTTATAACTGTCCAAATCCCACAATTTACATTGCGGCAAATGGTAATATAAATTCCATGAATTGGCTAATTTATATTCTTTCTGGATATGCGGTTCACTTTGCACTGCGACCGCGTCTGTTTCTGCTAGTGATGCTGCTACTAATGTTGATGCTCCTACTATGGTATCATTGTCTACACATTTTTGTGGAAGAAAAACAGGAAGTGTGGAAGTATTACTCATATTACCTAAATGAGTTCAGGAAACCTTGGAGGTTTTACTTAATTCAAGTAGTTGTCTTTATATTATTTTTTGCATTCATTATTTACATCCGTCCATATTCACACGCCAATATTCGCCCATTCATACCACAACACAATTATTATTTTTCAATCTTATATACTGCATGCTATTCAGCCTTATTTCGTTCGCCATTCCATCGATTATATGCAATTCGTATGTATTATCAAACACAGGACGTTTATACGACGGTATTAATGAAAGCAGTTTCCATACGTGGCAATAAGACAATATTTCGTTTCCATTTATCATGAGCGAATCTTCCACTTCCAGAAAATAATGATTGTCGTTATTTCTAGAATGTACATATTCAATCGCCAAAAATTTGACTCTGCTCTTTTTTTCGCTGAACATTTGATCGCAATCAAACATTTTTACTGATTTTACACCATCTTTCTCTATGGTCAAATCCATCTCTAGATTAGAAAAAGGAAGTGTTCGCAGTACACGCATGTACATAGTATCATAAGAACTGTTGTACACCGCCAAACATTCCGGAATGAACTCGTCGTCGTAGTTTTTTTCATATAACGGTTGAAGTAAATCGCTGTATTTCCCCAAAATAGAACATATACTTATGCCTTTTTCGTTAAACAAATTGGATTTCTTCCCATTCATGAATTCATGCATATTGTTTATTTCGTCCACAAAAGAAGACAAATATGATTTATTATATTCATTGTAAATGGAAGCATACGATCTGTGTCCTCCTCCTGATTGTCCTTCTCCTGATTGTCCTCCTCCTCCTTCCTCATCCATCTTCGATTTGATTATTTGCAACTGTTCATTCGGCAACCATGCGCTTATATGTCCAATGAACGATCTTTTCTCTTTTGATATCGTTTTCGTCGTTGTGTTCGTTTTTGTCGACGCAGCATTGTTTCTACTATTTATAGTTGAGCTTATTGACGTAGTTGTCATTATCGTAGTAGAAATGTGCAATGACGGTATTTTTATGCAGTATTCTATCCATTTTTCTTTCCTGGAAAACGGCAAAATATCCAGAAAATAAATATTGTGGATAAATAAAATAAAAGATCTTATTCTCTTATACATTTCGTGTACATAATCCGCTGCCACCTTTAATACAGGATGCGCGTTGTACATTTCCTTGTAAAACAAAGAAAACTGCACATATTTTTCATTGTAAAATATAATAAATTGCAAACATGTAGGTTTTATAAACTCGACGCAATCATCGAAGTTTTTAGAAATGTGCGTGTTGGTGGTCCCGAAAATATCAATAAAGTGGGAAGATAAGTATGCAAACAACGACGTTTTCCGCAAGTATTCATCCAAAAAAGAAGTAATGTTGTATTTACTGTATATTGCCGTCCATGAACCTAATAAAAATATAGATAGAAAAAATATCCACATATTTACACCTTTGAATATTTATTATACATTTCATTTCTTTATATAGAAAAAATATTTATTGTCTTACATTTTTATCCTTTCTCATGTAAGTAATATAAAACAGTGTTATTTTAGATGGATAAAGACATCCAATGAATATATCAAACACAAAATATCAATATATATGCGAAAATAAACATTTATCTATAAACGGAATATCCAATGAATCCTTTTTCGGTAAAAACAATGGTTGCGAACCATTACAATCCCATAACAATTATCATACTTATGACAATTCTTCAAAATATAACTCATCCAATTCTCAAATAAACCATCCTACCAACCATCCAACAACAACGAAATATAACAAACCCATTTATTCTACAAATAATTATTCCTATAAAAAAAAATATTACAAACCAGTTGCTGGTTCCACAAATACCAACTACTCATCCTCTTTCAATAAAAATAATACTTTAGCTACTACATCATCATCATCATCATCATCGCACCCATATTCGTATCCACAAAACTCATACTTACAGCAATATTGCAACAACTGCGGAAAATACGGTCATTTATTCCATCAATGTAAACTGCCTATTACCAGTTTTGGAGTTGTTTGTTATAGAAAAAACAAATGCGCACACAATGAAACTGTCGAATATTTAATGGTGCGAAGAAAAGACAGTCTCGGGCTGGTTGACTTTATACGCGGAAAATACAGCGTCTACAATAAAGAATATATTATGAATATGTTGAAACAAATGACAGTTGCTGAAAAAGAAATGATTTGCATCCACGATTTTGATTATGTATGGAACCACGTCTGGTCCAATACTACCGACCATCCTTTATCCAAAAAAACAACTATAGATGAAGTACATGCGAATGTTGATACTGATACATATACTTCATATACGCCATATATTGAAGCTAATATTAATAGTGAAATGGGAGTATCATCAATGGATCATTCTATTGTATGTGATGATACGCAACTTACATATGAAAATAATGTGTGCGATTTATCCAATTCCAATGCTACAACAACCACAACCACTACATCTGTAACAATGATGCAGCAAAGTGATGGTATAGCAGTGCCAACGTCAGCGACTAAACAGGTGTACGACCAGCATAAACAAGAAGAGTTAATTTCTAAAGAGAAGTTCGGGATATTGAAACAAGGTGTGTTTTCGAACGGGGAGTTTTATACATTGCTCGATTTGGTGAAAGAAAGTAATAATTATTATGTTTGGGAAGAAGCGGAGTGGGGATTTCCAAAAGGCAGGCGAAATAATCTAGAAAAAGATTTTAATTGTGCCGTCCGCGAATTCTGCGAAGAAACGGGATACAATGCAGACAAATTGGTACTTATCAAAAACATCATGCCGTTTGAAGAAATATTTACTGGATCCAACTACAAATCGTACAAACATAAATACTATGTCATGTATTTGAACTGGGAAGATTCAAACGAAATAAAACTGTTTCAAGAAACCGAAATTGGGGAATGTAAATGGAAAACATACGAAGAATGCATTAAATGTATCCGTCCATATAATTTAGAAAAGTTAAGATTGCTGAAAAACATACATAACACACTTCATTTGTAGTTTCTCGTGGATTATGGTTCATGTGCATTATACATATCTTTGTTAGAACATATAACGTAGAAAATAGAATGTAAAATATAGAATATACAAGATAGAATGTAGAAAGAAAGAGTAAATATGTAAAATTTATTTATTTATTTATTATAAATGAGTTCCGTTATAATAAATAAGAAAAATCCTAGTTTGGCAAAAAGTACTAGGAGAAACGGAAATTACCATACATCCAAAAAAATGAACGGAGGAGTTACCAGTAAAATAATTAGGAGAAAAAAATGCCAGGAAGGACAAGTGGAAAATAATGGTGTTTGTGTACCTGCAGCCACTCCTCTTACTCCTCCGCCTTCTCTTCCTCCGCCTTCTCTTCCTCCGCCTTCTCTTCCTCAATCTTCCATTTCTGTTAGCGCACCTATTAATAGTATGCAATCACAAAATAATACGCTTAACAGCATAATGCCTAATCTTCAAAGTATTCAAAGCATCGAACCTTCTTTGCAATCCATGTCACCTTCTTCTATGTCTCTTCAAGCATCGAATGAAAATCTCGGGACTCTTGATAATGTTGCTAGTGTCGAAACAGAAAGTCCAATAAAAAGAAAGATATTAAGAAGAAAAACAATCAAAAAATGTTTACCTGGATATGAGGTTAATAATGATGAATGTGTGAAAATAATGAATACTATCAAACAAAGACGGAAAAAACCAAAACAGGAAACACTAGAAAACGAATTGCAAATAGAACAACAAACATTAGACCAATCACTTCCATCTTCATCTGCAGCCATTGATTCTATAACAGAAACAAATACCATGGATACTTTACCCCAAGAAAGTATTGCTGATAATAAAATAGAAGACATTGATACTGATCTCCAAGATACTATTGCTAATAATGAAATAGAAGACATGAATACTGATGCACAAGATACTATTGCTAATAATGAAATAGAAGACATGGATACTGATGCACAAGATACTATTGCTGATAATGAAATAGAAGACATGGATACTGATGCACAAGATACTATTGCTGATAATGAAATAGAAGACATGAATACTGATGCACAAGATACTATTGCTAATAATGAAATAGAAGACATGGATACTGATGCACAAGATACTATTGCTGATAATGAAATAGAAGACATGGATACTGATGCACAAGATACTATTGCTGATAATGAAATAGAAGACCAGTTATTAGATAAAGAACCCATGGACCAATCTGTGGATCAACAAATTGATGTCGACCAAACATTTGATGAAACGCTTGATCTAGACAAAACGCTGGATCTTGATGAAACGTTGGATGTTGATGAAACTCCAGAAGAAATGCCAGAAGAAACTCCAAAAATAATACGAAGATCGAAAAAGGAAAAAACAGAAAAAGAAAAATCAAAATCAAAAAAGAAGAAATCCACGAGCAAAAAAAGAAAAGGTGATAAAGATGATATTGATGAAACTATTGAACATGAAGAACCCGAAGAACCATCCAACGAATACGATTTACTCTACCCTCATCTAGACGATCCATCATTTTCCTATAAAATAGCAAAAATGGCGGAATTCGCCAACTATTCCTATGAAGCAGATATTTCTAATATAGAAGAACGCGCAAATGCATTATGTAAAGCCAAATTCGAACTCATGCCCCACCAAATATTCATCAAGAATTTCCTTTCAGCAAACACCCCTTATAGAGGTCTGCTTCTCTATAATATGTTAGGATCCGGAAAAACGTGTACTGCCATTGGAGTAGCCGAAGAAATGCGTCAGTACATGAAAAAAGTGGGATTGAAAGATAAAATATTGGTGGTTGCATCGCCAAATGTACAAAGTAATTTTAAATTGCAGCTGTTCGATGAAAGAAAACTAAAACAAATAGTGAATCCGTCCAATCCAAATGAATATATATGGAACATTGAATCATGTATTGGTTCAAGTTTACTCAAAGAAATAAATCCCGACAGTTTACACGCATTGCCGCGAAAAACAGTTATCACAAATATAAATACGTTGATATCACACACATATGCCTTTATGGGCTACATGCAGCTAGGGAAATTCATCGAGTTTTCTATAAAAAGAAACGTTCATTTAGCAGAAACAGAAAAGGATATGAAAGAAATGGAAATCAGGAATATCATGAAAGTGTTTAATAACCGGCTTATCATTATCGACGAAATACACAATATCCGTCTTTCGCCGGATAACAAAAACAAAACAGTGGCGTCTCTCCTCATGAAAGTGGCCAAACACGCAACTGGACTAAGACTCCTTCTCTTATCAGCCACCCCAATGTTCAATTCCTATAATGAAATCATATGGCTCACTAATCTTCTCAATTTAAATGATAAACGTAGTACTATTAGCGTGAATGATGTGTTTGATAGTAATGGTAACTTTCACGGCGAAGACGAAAAAGAAAATGGCAAGAAAGACAGCAAGAAAGGGAATAAAAAAGGGGACAAGAAAAAAGACGCTGATAAAAAGGAAAGTGGAAGAGATTTGCTTGCCCGAAAACTGAACGGATACGTTTCCTATGTTCGAGGAGAAAATCCGTATTTATTTCCGTTCCGCATTTACCCCGATTCGTTTGCCCCCGACCATGTATTTTCAACCCATGTTTCTTCCACCACAACACCTCCAACGTCACATATAGGGTTAACATATCCAGATACACAAATGAACGGAAAACAAATAACTGCACCTTTACAGTATGTCAAGGTATACTGTAATAAAATGGAAGAAAACACGTATCAATACAATGTCTACAACTACATTATTCAATCTATGAAACATCGACCCTACGATTTTATAGAAAGTGATGTCTTGAATCGCGCTAATGCAGACGGTGTTCCTCCTTCCACTACCGAATATTCTATTTTTGAGAACATGGAAAAATTTGGATACATGATCTTGCAAACACCGCTTGAAGCGCTCAATATGTGTTATCCTAATCCAGAAATGGAAAATATATTGATTCACCATAATGTCAATGAAAGCAATATTTCATTATCGGTAAATGAAAGTGCAGCATCGAAATCGCAATCTAGTATTAACAAAATGGGCAAAAATAAAACAACTATACAAGAATCGATCGGTAAACGCGGTCTGTCTACAGTAATGAATTATCGAATCAGCGAAGCCCCCGTGTCTTTGAAATCGAATTTTGACTATAAACCGCACGTTCTCGCCAATTATGGCAGGATTTTTCATAAAGACCATTTGTATAAATACAGCCATAAAATAGCCGCTATTTGCGACTATATCCAAAAAACGGAAGGTATCATTCTTCTTTATTCCCAATTCATCAACGGCGGAGTTATTCCTTTAGCGCTTGCCTTAGAAGAAATGGGGTTTGCGCGCTATAGCAGCGAAACAAACCAATCCCTCTTTAAAAAACCACCCGTCGAACCAGTCGACTATCTCATGCGAAAGAAAAGCGAACTCGATAAAAACGAAACATTCAATCAAGCCAAGTATATAATGATTACTGGCGATAAAGGGTTGAGTTTGAATAACAGTGCTGACGTGAAATACGCGACAAATACAGAAAACGCAAACGGATCGCGCGTGAAAGTGATTATTATATCTAAAACCGGTTCAGAAAGTATCGATTTCAAGAATATACGGCAAATCCATATATTGGAGCCGTGGTATAACATGAACCGTATGGAACAAATCGTGGGTAGAGGTGTCCGCAATTTAAGTCACTGTTCGCTTCCTTTTTTGAAACGGAATGTGCAAATATTTTATCATTGCACGTTATTGGATAAAAAGGAAACAGAAGAATGCGCGGATTTGTATGTGTACCGTCTTGCCGAATCAAAAGCGGTTCAAATAGGTAATGTAACACGGCTGCTCAAAGAAGTGGCGGTTGATTGTGTGTTGAATATAGGACAAACGCGGCTCACTGCCGAAAATTTGATGAAAGTGGAAGAAAACAAACATATAAAACAGCAGCTCGGGAGTGAAGGTAGAATCATCGAGTTCCGTGTTGGCGATAAACCCTTCACCGAAGTGTGCGATTACATGGATACTTGCGAATATTCGTGTAGAGTAAATAAAGAGGTGGATATGGATAATTTGAATTATGCGTTATACAACACAGATTATGCCAAAATGAATATTCAGCATATAGCTACACGGATAAAACAGTTGTTTAAAGAAAAATACGTGTACACCCGCGAAAACATAGTGAGCATAATCAACTACCAAAAGAATTATCCCATCGACGAAATATTTTTCACGTTGAAATATTTTTTGGATCAACAAGACACGCTTGTGGATCAATACGGCAGACTAGGCTATTTAGTCAATCGAAGCAATTATTACCTTTTTCAACCTATTGAATTGACAAATGAAACCGCGATGATGAATGAACGAATGATACCTGTGGAGTATAAACGCAAACAGCTGGAAATGGAAATACCCGACGTTTTTATGGAAGATTACAAACAAATCAATCTGGACGACGACGACATGGATTTTAACAATAAGCCGCAGAATACGGTCAAGGTGAACATGTCGAAAACGGCGAAAGATATTATAAACGCGATTTTTAAACAATTTAAAGTAGCTGTTACGCCAGTGAAAGAAATATCCGCGAAGGATAAAGACTGGTTTAAACATTGTTCTACTGTCTACGAACATTTGAAGCTAGTGCATAATATAAATGAAAAGGATTTAAAGAAATATATAGTGTACCATGCCGTCGATATATTGAAAGAAGAAGATAAGATAATTTTATTGAATGAGTTGTATAGCGAAAACATATTGAGATCTATTTCTGGAAATAATGACTGGATATTTTCTTTGATGAGCGAAGAAGAAACAAAAGACGAATTGTATTTCGCAGTGGTGACAAATATCCAGGCCTATTTTGATAGTAAAATACGTGTACTGGACAATGGAAAAATGGGCGTGTTTATATCCGGCGATTCGAACATTAGTTTGTATGTGAAGGATGCAAAGAGTAAATGGGAAAAAGGGGACGAAGACGATATTCGAACATTTCTTGATCCTGCAGTATTGGTTTCTACTCAAACACGGCAATCGACAGCAAATCAGGAAGAAAATAATGAGTTCGTGAATACAAAAGTGGATCCTAAACATATGTACCATTTGGTGGGATTCATTGCCGATTTTAAGAAAGGGGAATGTGTCTTTAAAGTGAAAAATATATTGCAGAAACGAAACAATACCGGCGCAAAATGCGATAATGCCGGAAAACTGGATATAATACGGTTTTTGAATGACGTGGTTGATGTAGACAATATGTACACTCCCACAAATGTAATTGATATTAAACAACCTGGATTATGTGTGATGCTTGAACTAATTATGCGGGAATATACGCGTATCGGCAAAAATGGCGGAAAAGTCTATTTTATGGATACAGAAACGGCTATTTTATCCGGAGTTGCGGGATTATAATATGTGGCTTGAATGGGATGCATGGCATGGGATGGCATGCATGGGATGGGATGCATTCAATGGCATGAATTCAGTATTGTTATTATTTGTATGGAATAAATAATAACACAAATACCAATATAAAAAATATGGTTAACTTCTCTATATAATGGGAAAAAAAACGAAACATGTCGATAAACCAAAGGTTACTATGAAAACATACAAACCGCTAGTGAGTGTGTGCACTCCTACATTCAACCGCCGTCCATTTATCCCCATAATGTTCGATTGTTTTCGTCACCAAACGTATCCAAAAGACAGAATCGAATGGATCATTGTCGATGATGGAACAGATCGTATCCGCGATTTGGTGGAAGAAGCAAAACGTACCGACATACCACAAATTAAATACTATGAAGTGGATCATAAAATGTCCTTGGGCGAAAAACGCAATTACATGCATAAACATTGTAAAGGAAGTATTATAGTGTACATGGACGACGATGATTACTATCCTCCCGACCGTATTGAACACGCTGTGGAAAAATTAATGGAAAACAAAGAAGCGCTGTGTGCCGGGTCGAGTGAAATGTATGTTTATTTTAAGCATATACATAAGATGTATCAGTGCGGACCATATGGTCCAAACCATGCAACAGCGGGTACGTTTGCATTTAAATCGCGGTTATTGGATGAAACGGAGTACGAGAATTCGGCGGCGTTGGCGGAAGAAAAGAAGTTTTTGAAAAACTATACGGTTCCATTTGTCCAGCTGGATCCTATGAAAACAATTCTGGTGTTTTCGCATAACCACAATACATTTGACAAAAAGAAATTGTTGGAAATATCGCATCCGGATTATATGAAAGAATCGCCGAAAACGGTAGATATGTTTATCAAAGAGCCATATGAGAGCAATATCAAGAAATTCTTTATGGAAGATATTGACGCTAAATTGGCGGTGTACGAGCCCGGTGAACCAAAAATGAAACCAGACGTGATTGCACAAACAAAAAAGATCGAAGAAGAGAGAAATAGGCAAATGAAGGAGGAAATGCAGAAACAAGGAAACATGCCTGTGTTGACTATCCAGGAACCGGGACAGCCGCCGAGACAGATGTCGTTGAATGAAGTGGTTGAACATTTGAAGAAGTTGCAAGATGAACGTGTTGCTATGAGTATGAAGATAACTCAAATGCAAGAAGAAAATAATATATTGAATACGAAATTAAATGAATATTTGGACAAATATAATGGTGCGAATAAAAAGGTGAAGGAGTTGATGCATCAAGTTGAAGAGCTACAAAGAGATGGGGGTAGAAGAGATGGGGGAAGAGACGGCGAACAAACAGAAGGAGAAAATGTATCTACAAAAAAGAGCGAACATGTTCCTATAAATAGCGGAATGTCTGCAAATGTGAGTTTAGGTGTAAGTGCACAACTAAAACCGAAGTCTAAAAGCGACCCCGATGTGTTTATACATATATAAACATGGCGGATAGATGATGGATAGATGGATAGACAATGTAATGTAATCGAATTGATAAAAATTGAAAACAATATAAATGTATTTTGTATATAAAAAACTAAGCTGGATTTGTATTAGACGTTTTACGATATTTATTGCAATAGTTGTCTATACATTTGATAGTTGTCTATACATTTGTTATTAACAATGGCTATAATGGAATTATCTCAATCTGCGAAAAACAGTTTATTGTCCCGTTTTCCCAAAGTAGAACTTTCTTATGAAATATATACTCATAAAAAAGTATCACAAAATTACGATATTGGAATTGCAATACCTAATGGTAAAAAATGTTTTATTTGGTTCACTTTCCATAAAGATAAAGACGTGTGTTATTTGCTAGAATTAAACCGCGACAAAAAAATATGTTCCGTTTTTCAGGTATACACGTGTTTTCATTATTTGTGCTCAAAAGGTACGATTTTGTACGGTACGTGGATCCAAGAACAGACAGAAAAAGACCAAATTGAGAGCATCCATACACAAAAACAGCACCAGGAAATGATGATGATGCAAAAAAAAGACTACAACTATTTTGTTATCGACGATATGTTTTACTATAAAGGAATGTCTTTGAAAAACATGCTTTTCCAAGAAAAACTAAAATACATAGACGAATTCTGCAAAAAAATGGTTGTAGACAAATTCGACGCCATTGAAAACTGTCCACCTAACCATTTACTGATTGTTTGTGTTCTTGCCGGTATGTGGCCGTCGTATTCTATCGAAGAGAAAATACCGGAAGAATTCATCGAAGAGTTGGCATACACCATTCACCATATTCAATACCGCGATTCTGCCCATATATCTCCCCACATGAATTTATCGTTAAACAAAAAAAACGTGGGCCAACCGTCTTCTATTTCCATTCCAAAACATATTCTCATGAAACAAACAAAAAATAGTGATCATAGAAACAGCGATCATAAAAACATAAACAAACCGCAATACAAGCATCCTGCCGTGTTTGTTGTTAGTGCAGATATACAATATGATATTTATTATTTGTATGCCTATTGTTCGTCGTTAGGATCTGCTGGATCTTCTGTGTCTGCATCATCAAAATCAATGGATACAAAAGAAATGCATACAAATAGGAAAGATAATGATGCGCAAGAGAAGGACAAAGATAATTTGATTTACTATAACGTTGCGTATATTCCCGACTACAAAACCAGTGTTTTTATGAACAATATATTTAGGAAAATCAAGGCAAATTCTAATTTAGATGTCATTGAAGAAAGCGAAGACGAGGCTGAGTTCGGTGATTTGCGTCCGGATAAGTACGTGGATTTGGATAAATATGTGAAAATCGAGTGCGTGTTCCACCCGAAATTCCGTAAATGGGTTCCTAAAAAAGTGGTGGATGAACACAGTTTTGTGGTCAACATATCCAAGCTATGAATACATACAAGTATGCGTTGTGTCTTCTTCTTCTCCTCCTCCTCGTAAAAATGAAGTAATATATATAGTTATATAGGATATAACTATATATGCATATGTACAATTTTTTATTAAACTTTTTTTCGAGCAAACGCTCTTCGTCCACCACATCCACCATCACCACCACATCCACCATCACCACCACATCCACCACCCACACCATGTATACAAAAGAATACAAGGACTCATACCGAAAAAACTGGATAGACGAAATAAAAGATTTTTCTTACTAGAGCAAGTAATGGCTAGTTAGATATCAGGCTAAGTAACCAGCCAGCTAAGTAACATCGCATTTCTTTTTGGTATGGTACAACGAACATTTTCGTATGAATTTGCCCAAATAATCTTTCTTGAAATATTTCTTTTTATCAAAATGTTTTTTGCTAAATATGTACTCATCATCGTTCTTTTTTTCAACATGCCATCCACGATCTAACGCATTCATTATAAAATTTATTTTATATTCATTTTTCAACAAATTCATGTATAGTTTACCTTTTTATATGTTTTTCATAAATTATACGGATACCACACAAAATATATTGCAATGGATAACAATTTGGTACGCATTACTTCATACCGTTGCGAAATATTCCCAGTCGAGTTCATTGCACACTTTTTTCCATATCATATCTTGTTCCAGCTGTTTTTCTCTATCTTTCAACATAGGAATAAACGGTAAGTACTGGTTCTGGTCAAGCAATACGCACAATTGATACAGAGTATACGTATAGTTGAAAAAATTACTTCTGTTTGCGGGACAATGTTTGGCCCACGGCTGCTGTATTTCGATAAAAAGAACACACAACGTTTCGTACAATTCTTCGCACATAATCGGCGGTTTGATCCCAAAAATCGAATTGATATACTGAATATGCTCAAAATAATGGTTCAAATTGAGCGTTTTCAATATTTCGCGCATTTTCACGTAGTCTATCTGTTTTATATCCACAATACGCTCTTTCTTAATTCGGTTCTTGATCATTTCAATCACTTCGTCGCTTATTTGCGTCGTTTCTTTCGCCTGAAACTGCGATAATATTTCCTTGAAATGGTTCAAACGAGCATACGCGGTGTACGTGATCTCGTTTGGCGGTTCTTTGTTTGCCGGTTTGGCGTTGTCAATTATGTATGGAATGAAAATACCGCAAAAATGGTTATTGCAAATAAGTATACCTTCTTCTTCTTGTGGAATCATTTCGCCTTTCTTGCACACCTCGCACACATCGGTTTGGTGAAGAAAATCCTGGATGTTGATGATCTCGTTGTTCACGTTTTTCCAGTACATTTGGTACGCTTTTTTCCAGTACTGGTGTTTCGTGTCTTCATTGAGTTCCATTTCTTTTTTCGGTTTAATTTTGAAGAAATGGTTTACTGCATCGCTCTTTTTATCGTTTTCGCCGATGGATATTTTCTTTTTTTCCTTGAAATATTCAAACACGTACTTGGAATTATCCAGCAAATAATTTGTTTTTTGCTGTTTGAGACATTTTATTTTGGCATTGATTTCTTTGATTTTATCCTTGATTTCCATTTGTAAATCTATCTTTGAATTGGGAGTAGTATCCAGTTTCGCTTTTAACTTTCTTTTTTCGATACACAATCTAGGTAGGATAACGTTGTCGTTTTCATAGAAATAATCGAGCATTTCTGCATGTTTTTGATCGATGGTATGTTTCTGTTTATTTGTTGTGTTTATTGATGTAGTATTAGTTGCACTCGATGGAATAGAGGAGGAGGAAGAAGAAGGTTCATCTTTATTTTGATTGGATATTTGTTGTTGTTGTTGTTGGCTACTCATTATTTATTTCACTACTTACGTTTTTATATTTTCTTCCCAATTACATACATTTTACATAAAAATTTATGTAAAATGATCATCCCATCCTTTCCATCCACCCACACCAATATCCCCCCCAATATATATTTCCTATCACCAACATACTCACCCCTCCCACCAACAACATCTTATCTACACAAGTGTACTGCTTACATAATCACCATCTCTAGAAATGAATTTATTTACTCTTATATCCACATTACGCTTAATAGCATGATACATTTCAATCGCACTATCACAGAATATAGGCTGTTTATAGAATTCCACCAGTTTATCTTTGTTGTCCATCAAATATTCTACTTTATCTCGCAGCTTTTTCATACTATCTGCACTAGCCGGATCGTACCACAATATGCGCTCTTTATTGAATATTTTAAAATCAATGTCATCCAGTTTCCCGTAATAAATAGGAATACATCCCGCATACACCGCCATAAATATTTTTTCTGTAATGTACCCATCCAGCTCAGTTATAAAATTCTCGGGACAAATACTGAATATATACTCTCTCTGGAACTCAGTGCGTCCTTTTTTCTCCATCACCTGGTTGGGATAATTGTTCAGTAATTTCCCAGGACAATCTATCCCGCCTCCTATATGTTTCAATAAATTATAAACAGGAACACGCGTGTTTCCTTGATCATGGCGATTAATCAACGACGCGAACTTTTTATTCACTATTTGACTATACTCCATGTCCGCCACATATTTATTGCATTCCTTTATTTTGTCTTCAGTCATACCCCAATCGAAATAATGCGGGTATTTCACATGTTTTCCATTTTCCGCATTACATCCAACCGTCAACATGAAAAAATTGGAGGTGTACATTTGGTACGCCAATTTATAAAAAAACTGGATAGGCTCCGTAATATTAAATATGATTTTATTTCGATGCGGTATCAACATATTTGCATAATCCACGTTTTGTATGAAACTGCCGCATACAATAATATCATATTTAGTAAGCATCTCGGGTGTTAAATGCTGATATTTATCCACTTTATAATTCTGTCCGTGTTTCTTTAATGCATTCAAATAAATATGATCTTTTTCAATACTATGCTCTTCCCAAAACTGCGTAAATAAAATCTTTTTCTCAACTACGTTTTCCTTTGTGGCCGTGGTATCCACCCCATTTACCACATTTTTTTTATGGTCGATGTTACTTCGAATATTTGTACCATGTTCAATACCATAAACTGTCATAAACGTCTCCATTATTTTTTCTGGCGTATAATCCCTATACGCATTCCAGTCATTTCTGGATTTGGATATTTCCATTATATTATTCAATACATGAACACACGAATGATAATCCTCATAGTAGACGCCTTTATCTCTCAGTATATCCACATGAGCATTGTCTTTATACGAAACACAAGTAATAACTGGTTTGTTCATGGTTGAAAATTCGCCGATGGAAATACCGAACGTTTCGCCTATTTTGCGCGCATGGATCATTGCAGTGCATGTATTTATAAACTCCACCTTTCTGTGCAAATCCACGATTTTGTCCAAATAAATAATATTTCTGTGGAAATAAAACGGTTCGGTGTTTAAAAACAAGAAATAATAGTTTGTGTGTGTGTGCACCACCTTCTTTATTGCTTCATGCACATATTCAATATCAAACGAATCATACCCGCCATATCTTCCTATCACAATCGCATCTTCAGGAATACGTAGCTCGGCACGCATATTCTTAGTATGGTCAACAGGCAAATTAATCATGTGGGGAATATGGGGTACATCTGTTCTCCATGATGAAGACAATTCTTTGCTTACCGTCGCATATTTATCGCCAAATGGAGTTACGACAAAGACGCTATGTACCAAATTTTTTGCGTGGGTTGATAGAGCACACGAACCTTTACTTCCATCGCATATACTGTACAAATATGCCGCATTTTCACGTTTCAATACATTTTCCACTTCGCTGAAATTCGTATATGCATAACAATCGAACTCTCGTTCGAACTTTTTAATCACTTCGTCAACATTGTTTTGATTTTCCTTTTTATAAAAAATAATGGCTTTAAAGTGGTAGATTTTTTGAATATAGTATGCATAATCATACATTGCTATGCATGTTCCTCTTTCGCACAACTCATTTGAATGAAATCCAATTACAGACATTTTATTTTTACATATTCAACCATTTATATATGTTTTACTTCAAATATATTTCTCTATTATCCCATTATTTCCATTATTTCCATTATTTCTATCATGCTATCATTTCCATGAAACCATACACAAATGAATGAATGCAAAAAATTGATTGGGTTTCTCACTTTTTCAACATCAATAAATCCAACCAAGCCAACCAAGCCCCTCCCCTCCCCCTGTATTGTGTTATTAAATAATAATAATAAACGATATAAAGAAATATTGTAAAAATAAAAGAAATCGATTTAAAGAAATGAATAAAACAGGAAGTTACATCGAAGAAGAAAGAGAAAAGCCGCTCTTGGTCACGGAAGGCGACGTCCAGCTCCGTGAAACGACTTTCCACAAAAAGAAGGAAGGAGGAAAAAGTGAAAAAACGAAAAAGAAGAAGGTGCAAATGAACGTCGATGAAAAACAAAAGTTGTGGGAAACATTCGACAAACTGAAATTTTCCAAGACAAACAAGATCGAGTGCATTTATTTGAACGACGAAGATAATGAAATATGCACTGTATGCAACAGCAATCTCATTACCATGGAAGACGGATTTCCTACGTGCACCAATAAAAATTGCAGTGTTGTCTACACGAACGTCCTTGATTATTCTCCCGAATGGCGTTATTTTGGTGCAGACGATAAAAATGCAAACGATCCTACACGTTGCGGTAATCCCATTAATCCGCTTCTCAGTGAATCTTCGTTTGGATGCAAAGTGTTGTCCACCCAAAAATGTTCGTATGAAATGAAAAAAATAAGAAAGTGGACAGAATGGCAAGCTATGCCACATAAAGAAAAATCTCTTTATGAAGAGTTCCAGTTCATTACTGTGATGGCGCAAAATGCGGGGATAAATAAAATATTTATCGACGAAGCCATGAATATCCACAAAGATATTAGTGAACAAAAGATATTTCGAGGGTTGAACCGTGACGGAATCAAAGCTGCGTCGATTTATATTTCGTGTCGCCAAAACGGATGTCCCCGTACTGCGCACGAAATCGCGGAAATATTCAAACTGGACCGTGCAAGTGCTACAAACGGATGTTCCATGGCGATGAATATTTTGAATGGAACCAATAATCAAGGCAATAATTTGGAATTAACCACTCCCGTGGATTTTATCCAGAGATATTGCAGTAAACTTAACTTTCCGTCTAAACTTGTGATGCTAGCCGTGTTTATCGCAAACAAAATCACAAATGGAAATGTCATTGTGGATAATGCACCGCATTCAATTGCCGCCGGAATTATTTACTTTATTTCCAATAACTGTAACTTGAACATTACGAAAACGGATATTAAACTTATTTGTGGAGTCAGTGAAGTGACCATAAACAAATGTTTCAAGAAAATGGAAAACATTAAAGCGCAATTGATCCCTCAATCCATTATTGACGAGTATGTATTGCAAAAATAGAAAAGGCGGTACATTATTGCCTTTTTGGAATGCAAGCATAGCATATTTCCCTTGTTTCATTTCCCATATTATTTTTTATTTCTGTAAATAAAAAATAAACTATTTGAGTGAGACCCTTATTTTATGTGTAAAATTGATTTTATTTTTATAATTGTTGTTTATAATACACGCGTAATAAAAATAAAATGTCTGTCGTTAATTGCAAAGTTCAGTCTATAAGACCAAAATATAACAATCTTGAAGAATGGATTGCTGATGATAGTAATTGTTATATAGCAAGAGCAGGTGTTGTTTTTATCAATAAAAAACGTTATCCTGCAAATTCATCTGTATTTGCCAATCCATATAAAATTGGAAAAGATGGAACTCGCGAAGAAGTTATTTGTAAATATAAAGAATGGTTAACCAATAAATTGAATAATGATTCATCTTTAGTGGATAAACTTGTTTCCCTAAAAGGAAAAAATTTAGGGTGTTGGTGCTATCCTGAATATTGCCATGGGAACGTATTGTTGGAATTCATTGACAAATATTCAAAGCCATAATGTGGTTACACCATTGAAGAAGTTCCTACATGTAATTAGTCTGCATTATGACTTTATTTTTTATGCATTATTTTATTTTTTTATTTGTCTTTCATATTTCTATGAAAAACAAAAGACCCCAATAAAATATTCCTAAATGTTTTCTTTGACCGTCAACATTTGGTGGAACCAATCTTTGTAACTACCCAAAAAAATCATTCAATGAAAAACAAAAGACCCCAATAAAATATTCCTAAATGTTTCCTTGGACTATCAACATTTGGTGGAACCAATCTTTGCAACTACCCAAAAAAATCATTCAAAGAAAAACAAAAGACCCCAATAAAATATTCCTAAATGTTTCCTTGGACCGTCAACATTTGGTGGAACCAATCTTTGTAACTACCCAAAAAAATCATTCAATGAAAAACAAAAGACCCCAATAAAATATTCCTAAATGTTTCCTTGGACTATCAACATTTGGTGGAACCAATCTTTGCAACTACCCAAAAAAATCATTCAAAGAAAAACAAAAGACCCCAATAAAATATTCCTAAATGTTTCCTTGGACCGTCAACATTTGGTGGAACCAATCTTCGCAACTACCCAAAAAAATCATTCAAAGAAAAACAAAAGACCCCAATAAAATATTCCTAAATGTTTCCTTGGACTGTCAACATTTGGTGGAACCAATCTTCGCAACTACCCAAAAAAATCATTGGGTTTAGAGAATTCAATAAATGAAACATGTTTATGTATTTTCCTAAATAGATAAACAACAATCAAACAATCAAACAATCAAACAATCAAACAATCAAACAATGATCAAACAATATATTTAGTATTGTAATCTTTACATATACTATAATGGATCCTGAAATCCCTTCTATTGTCTTTATCGTTCCATACAGAAACAGAGAAAACGATTTAAAATATTTCAAACAGAAAATGCAGTATATAATGAGCGATATCGATCCGGCAACATACAAGATTCATGTAATCCACCAAAAAGACAACCGTCCGTTTAATCGAGGAGCCATAAAGAATATTGGATTTCTGTATATAAAAGAAAAATATCCGGAACACTGGAAACAAATGACAATCGTATTCAATGACGTGGACACCACGCCTTCGATAAAAAACATGTTCAACTATTCCACGAAAAAAGGAATCATTAAACATTTTTACGGATTCGATTTCGCGCTTGGCGGTATTTTTTCGATTACAGGCGAAGATTTTGAAATGTTGAACGGGTTTCCCAATTTTTGGGGATGGGGATATGAAGACACTGCATTGAACGTGCGTGCAATAAAAAGAGGAGTGGTGATCGATCGCTCCAATTTTGTGAAGTATCTAGAGAAAAACGTGGAGCAAATAAGTAATGAAATATTCAAAAAAATCAATTACGATGAAAAAAGACATTTTAAAACAGTGAACACAAACGGGATCAATCATTTAACAAATGTACATTTTGTGGAAAACAACGAAGAAGGATTCATTGACGTATACTCGTTTGAAACGGGAATGACGCGCAATGTAAAAGCAGATTTTGTATATAATATTTCGGTGTTGAGACAAATGAAACCTAGAGTAGGATGGAAAATGATGGGGTATGGCCATAACGACACACCATCATATGCAACCGAAGCCGAACAACGTCCCGTTATTCATGCGACTGTTTCAAAAAATATGGGCTTGGTTATGAATAATACTGTTTCTTCTATTTCTGCAAACAATACCACGCACACTATTTCGCCGCATAAAAAAATGGTTGAATTGGGCGGATTATCTAGAAAAAAGACGGGGAAAATAACGTTCATGTAAATAGTGAAGGTGTATTGCATAATCAATGATGTCACATGGAGTTTTTACACCATGTGATTGCCACATTACAAATATCAAAAATATAGTTATTTATATATATATGAAAATTTTCACTCGAAAAAATAAAAACAATGATTTTGATGAGGAAATGATAAAAACCTTAGAAGAGTTTACATATAAAGAACATGCAAAAAGCGATAATAAAACGGTAGCTTTGCATCAAATATTTCCAAGTTATTATTTGAAGGTAATCCAGCCTGAACAAAAAGGACTGCTTATTAACCACTATATGGGAACTGGAAAAACAATGACCGGTATCCAAATGATGTATACCTTTCATGATAAACCCAAGATACTTCTTATACCCAAAGTATTAAATTCAGTATGGGTAAATACAATCAAAGAACTTGGATTCAACAAAAAAATGGAGGAACATGGTCTGGGTAAATATGAGTTTGTCTACTACGAAAACATCATATCTTTTTTAACCGAAAGTTCTAAAGACTTTAGCGACCATGTACTTATCATGGATGAAGGGCACCATATGGTAGAATTAATTAAAGGAGATATGAATAATGCAACTATACTGAAAACAATGAGTGCACTTCGTAAATTTCATAAAATACTACTTATGACAGGCACACCTTTTTTCTTGAACCAGTACGATATTATTTATTTGATAAATATTGTGTCGGGACAGTCAGTATTGCCGTATTCAATCGAAGAATTTAGAAAAAAATATTTTTACACAAACAAAGCATCCGCATTTTTTTCTGGTTATTTCAGTCCAATATTTACAAGTAATTTACCTCTTTATACAGGATTAGCATTTTATGGTACATATATGGGAGATATAATAAATCAAGCAATATTTATCTTCAATAACATGGCACCTATAACAAATAAACCAGAAAATTCAGGAATGATATACCAAACTATAAATAATGCGGGTTATGGTTTACCATTTTTACGAAGTTCAATTGAAAAAGCATCTTATTTGGCTCTTTCATTAGACCCTATGTCAATGGCAACTGTAGTTAGTTATTTAGCGTTATTTAATTTATCTCTTGCATCTGCTGGCGCATTAGGTATTTTGATCCTTCCATTTTTACCTATAATGCTAGCAGTATTTTTATCGGCATTTTGTTATCTAAATCGTTTACAAGTATTAAGCGATATCAAAATGTTGAACATGTCAAAATTGTCTAAAGACATTTCTAAATACATAAGTTATTATGAAAAACCTAAAGAAGAGTTCGGTTACGTTCATAAAATAATTACTTATACGTCCAATGGATTTCGTTCTAATAATTCCCTATGTTATTCTAATACATACGATACAATAGCAGATAAACACAAAAAAACATGCTGTAAATACTATAAAAATCGTTTAGAAAATGGAAATCATTTTTATCCAGAAATAAAAATAAATGAATCTCGTATTGTATATAATGCAGAACAAGCATCTATATTCTTAAAAATGACGTACAATGTGTTATCTAAAGACGAATCCTATAAATTGAATCTATCGTCCATTAAATCGCTAAAAGGAGAACTAGATGAAGAATTGATTGAATTAGAGAAAGAAATGTTTAGAAATGTAAACACATTTGAACAATTCAAAGACAAAGGTCGCATTATTGGAAACTTAGGTGTTACTCCCCCTAAATTTGTGTCTATTTTAAGTATTATTGGTGATGAACAAGCAGTCATTTATTCCAATTTTTATAACGAAGGAATTCTATTGTTTGAAGAATTTATAAAATTACAAAATGAAAAACAGGCAGAAGAATTGAAAAATGAATATGATCATGAAAATGTAGAAGATAAAAAAATAACATATTCTATATTGCATAAAGACTTATCTCCACCAGAAATATCCAGCATATTAAACTCTTTCAAAAATAGAAAAATACAGCTTATCTTGTTACATCCCGATTATACAGAAGGCATTAGTATATTAGAAGCAAGACACTTACACATTTTAGAACCGCCGCTTAATTATTCTACGTATGAACAAGTTATTGCTCGTGTAGTAAGATTTAAATCTCATGTCATGTTGCCTCCTGAAAAACGTCGTGTAAAAATATTTTTATGGAACGCTAACGTTTCTGCCATGATATACGATTTATTTAAACTCAATATTGGATTAAAATATATAAAAGACCAACCTTCTGTAAATAACCCTTCTGTATTTTTTTCTATGATACAACACATGGGTCGTAAATTCAAAAAATACGCTGAGTATTCTCCTGAAACTATATACTGGGCACGTCTTAACAAATTTAACCAAGACGTTACTCCCGATAATCTTGTGTTACAAGATTTAATGAAAATAAAAAAGACAATCCAAGAATTCCAAAAGAATATTAGTAAAATATCTATTGAAAATTGCGTAAAGAGTGAAAACTGTCCTACTATGTTAAACAGCATCAACAAGATAAATAAAACGATTAAGATGAAAAAGGAAACATATAAAGAAGAAAAGTACGATAAATCATTGCCCTACCGAAAATGCAAAACACGCACCATTCACCAAATATAGGTTACATCTTTGAATGCGTATATTACACACAAATAAAAACGCATGCTCAGCACATTACACTTTCAGCCAATCACATAAATTTATCCCCCATTTATTGCGTTTGAAATACGCGTTTATTTCTTTGTTGAACACAGAATCGATACTCACGTATTCATTTTGCAACTCGATTATTTCTTTCACAATCTGCATTTTTCGACGCGTGAGTTTTTGAATATTTTCTTTTATAGCCGCTTCGCTATCTCCACTTCCGCCACCACTATTTGTATGCCCACCAATCTTCAACAATTCTTCTTGATTCGTAATATCTTGGTACACGTCTATCAATTTATTCTTGATAATCATCTCCTTGTTTTCTATCTTTTTTACTTCAGTAAACACATTCACGCTTGTCAAATGCGGAAAATTGTACCTGATAATTTCAGGCAGCACAAACGGGTTCGTTTCCTTTATTTCCTTTATTTCCGCCTCTATTTTCGTAATAATATCGTTTATCTGTAAATTAGCCTCCACAAAAAACAACTGTTTCCCGCTTTGAAACTCGATATAGGATACCAATTTATCGTATTTGTATGCACTCACGCGATGGGCTTCTGCTCTTGCGTCCAATTTCAAATAGTTTATTACCGCCAAAATAAAAGCAATTGCACCGTTTAGTATACTTGATATCGGTTTTCCGTATTCACTGGCAATAAGTAAATTTATTATGCTGCAACATACAGTAAATAAAATGGAAGGCAGCATGAGATAAGATAATCGCAATTCGCATACTGTTTTTGCTTCTGTGTACAATATTTTTTGTCCTTTCACATAAATACCGATTATATCCACAATATTGGAATTATTTGTGTGTGTATGTAAATACGTGTTATCTATTTCATCGCATATTTCTTGGTAGGTAACTTTTTTGGAAAATGTTTGAGTACTCGCCGTCTTTTTCAATGTCTTGGCTACTTTGTTTTGCTGTGTTTTTGGTTGGGGGTCATTGTTCTGGTCTGCGTGACTTTCATTATCTTTACGCCGATGCTCTTTATTTTCGGTAGGAGGAGGAGGTGGGGTACTATTTTCGGCGGTGTTGGTGCCCATATCTTCGCCGTTTTCTGGAGGTTGTTGGGTATTATTTCCACTATTATCCATATTTCGTATAGCCTAGAATATCCTGTGTCTTTTTATTTGTTTAGTGTAATAATATATTTAGCATCCAACCACTATCCAACCACCATCCAACCACTATCCAACCACCATCCAACCACCATCCAACTACTATCCAACCACTATCCAACCACTATCCAACCACTATCCAACCACCATCCAACTACTATCCAACTACTATCCAACCACTATCCAACCACTATCCAACCACCATCCAACCACTATCATATACAAATATTTTGTATTACCAAAAATATGGATTATTTGTAATGAATGCAGATAATATTCCTTTTTCTGTATATCATAATATAGGACTATATCTTATAAACCCCATGCACGCTCCTATATCATCACCTTCATCTCCACTTCCCGAAACAGAAACAAAAATAAAAACAGAAACAAATGAAATAGAATTGCATAATATAGAACAAGAACCCAAAAAAGAAGAATTGGTTGCAAAAGAAGAATCCATTTCGGCCGAAAAAAATAACAATGAAGATATTATAAGCACAACCACAAATATCATGAAATTAAGCGGTGTGCGAAATGAAAACGTGAAAAAGATTGACGTTCAAGAAAAAACTAATCCTGCACAAATATCATCGCAAGTTATACGCGAAGAATCGCCTACCAGCCTTCCTGTTTCTCCTGAACACACACCATCCACAAAAGGATGCTGTATTATATCATAACTATCTTGTGGTGGTTTAGTCCTCCTCGCCACCCATCCTACCATAGCACCAAAGTGGCCATGGTATCTATAAACAAATGCATATATACATGGGTTGTATATATGTATTATTTCTTGCCACATAACATAGTAAAGGTCTTGATGGTCGTATTCATGTCCATAAATTAAAGGTTAACGTGTATTTATAGAGAATAACATTCTATATGAATAGGCAATCTAATGTTTCAATTGTAAAAACCGGGAAGATACTTCCCGCATTCTCATTTCAGTTTCGTCTGCGCGCAATTTGTCTCTATACTGTTTCTCCGCCATTTTTCGTCTATAATTCTCATATTCCATTTTCAGCATATTATCCGCCTCTTCTTTTTCAAGAGGATTGATCTGTTTTCCTCTTTCCGCCATCATTTCTTTTTCATTAGCATATCTTCGCACCTTATCAAAATCGTGTTCGTTCACGTGAAACACCGTTTGGTCTTTATGCACCTTTCGCAAATCATCATATTTCAATTTACTAAACGGATCGCATGAAATATAATTGTTTCGGCCATTAGACGAATTTTGTGTGCGAACAGTATTTTCCGCGTGATCCTGATCCTGATCGTCATCGTCATCGTCGTCATCATCATATAATGACGTTCCTCCCACTGACCCGCCAATATTGTACAACTGCTGTATTCCGCCATTGTAGACAGAAAGCGCCATGTTTGCTTGTTGTTTCTTTATATCGTTGAATGCGCTGTTAATGTTTCCAGCGGAAATTCCTTTGATCTGTCCTCCAAACATATCTGTTTCATCTTTAAACCACGCTTGTTTTTTCTCATTCGGCGTTTTTCTAAAATTCTGGTCGTATATTTCATTTATATGCTGGTTCAAGTTCCCGCCTTTCTTCGAATATTCATTGATCGCATTATGCAGTCCTTTATTATAATCTATTCCGCTTCTTGCATTGTACGTTTGATTCTCTATTGTTTCAGTTGATTCTTTCGTGTGCACATATTTCAAATTCGAAATGTAGTATTGGTATATTATTTCGTAGGCTTTTTTATAGAAAATAAAATATTCAGGAGGCAGTTTTGATTTATCTGGATGGATCATAAGTACTTTTTTTTTAGCACGTTTTAAATCTTCTTCGTTCATGTTGTAATTTAGATTGAATATGTCGAACACTTCATTCAACGAATATTTGTTTATGTCTAAATCGTAGTCAGTATTTTTATGAGACATAATATTTGAATTATTGGAACATATTTATTTATCCATTTTACCGAAAGAACATCTCCATATATAATACAAATTGTGCTGTATTTACGTATTACCTATCCACCCAGCCATCCATATACAACAACGATGTTTCGTGAACCATTTTTGTATTTTATTTTTGTACTTTATTTTTACATATATAATAGTATACACATGGCAAAACATAAAATAAGTAATATATCTATATTGCTTATATGCATCGCAGTATTCTTATTATTATTTTTCGTATACTATAAGAAATTGCACATTTCAATTGGGAAAATAATCAATCACTATACTGGCATAAAAATAAATGAATCCATGACAAACGAGACTACATCTTCTTCTTTTCCCAAAAAAGGATTTGTCATTAACCTGGAAAGAAATACAGACAGATATAACAATTTCATGAACTACTACAAAGAAACCGATTTAGCATTAGCTTCTTCTAGTGGTAATGCTAGTGATAGTGCTAGTACGCATACCTCTATGTCCCCTGCTCCTTCCAACCATTTCATTCTCGAAAAATACAACGCAATTGACGGTAAACAGATCAACGTTGAAAACTATTTGTCTCCAACTGCCATCGAAGAACTGCATGAAGTCGAAAAACAAAAATACAGGACAAAGCATTACCAACTGACACGAGGAGGAGTTGGCTGTTTTTTAAGCCATTTTTATATTGCAAAGAAATTGGTCAATGATGCAGAAAATATATCCTATATTGTGTTTGAAGATGATATACAGTTCAATCCGGCGATCAAATACATTATAGAGAAAAGTATAGTGCAAGCACCGAACGATTGGGATATGCTTGGATTCTCATACAGTCGGCTTATTCCAAACAGTGATGTGAAAGAAGACAATGGGTTTATAAAACCGCATGCGTTTTGGGGAATGTTGTGCTATATAATAAACAAGAAAGGTGCTAGAAAGATAGTAGACGAAGTTGAAAAAACGAAGATTGATGGGCAAATAGATTCTTATTTATCTGTCATGTGTCAAGAAGGAAAACTGAATGTGTACTTGTATAAAGAAAAGTTGGTGTTCACGAATTCAAAGACGACGGATATTCAAACACAATTGAAACAAGTAGATGGGGTAAATCCGTATTTGTATAAAGGATATCTTGTATAATGAATGAATGGATGGATTCTATAATATATTTTTTTTGGAAAATAGGATTCAAAACATAAATAATATGTAAAAATATATTAAGTGCACAAATCCATGGATTTATTTATTCATCAAGAAAACCAAAAAATATTATGGACTCTTATCCAAAAACATCCATTATATCCCTATTTATTGAAAACGCTTAGCACAACCACTCCCCCTATATCAGGTGAAACCTGGTTTAGAAATAACATCGAAGAACTATACGACATGTTCTATCCCAACTACAAAGATTCCCTTTATTTACGCCACAGTAGTGATCCAAAATCATTCTTCCCTGGAGTTGAAATAAACGAAGATGCTGTCGAAGATGTATTAAAACTAAACAAATATACCTTGTCGCATCTAGTCATGAAATTAAAGAAAAACATGAACACTGCAACAACAAATACATCAACAACAACATCCAGTAATACAACTCCTATGAACCAAACTGGATTTATGGGGCTTGGTGGAGGACTAGGCACAGATATTGGAAATAATGTATCAGGCAATTTACTTTTTTCCAACGAATCCATGACATCATTGCCCAACACTTCTTTATCGCAACCAATGATGATGCTGCAACAAGATAGTATACAAAGTGCAAATATAAATGAACTTGATATGGGAAGATCCATGTTTGGATCGGTTCAATCGATCAGCGAAAAACAAGAATTCGTATTGCCGAGTTATGAATCGCCGGATGTCTATAATCCCGTACAAATAAAAAAGGAAAGAGAAGAAAGAACAATCAAGGAGTTCAAAGAACTCAAAGAGAAATACGACGAGTTGCATATGAAACCGGTACCCATGCAACTCAATCTAACCACCATTGTCGAGAAATCGGGAGAAAACATAACCGAACTCGCGAAAATACAAGAAGAAATGCGTAAACTCGACAGTCAATACATTTCCCCGCCAACAGACAGCGAACCATTCAACCGAAAACTATCTCGCGCATTCACCTCAAAATATGCCGAAAACTAAGATACACTTGTAGCAACTATTGTGCCATGACATTCCTTCCTTTTCTTCTCCCCCCCCCCATCCACATAAAAATACAATGTAAATTATTGCTGAATTTACATTGTAACATTATTAGTCTCTATATAAATGGTGGTCTCTATAGAAACGGGTAAAAAAGGGTGAACACGGGTAATGTCAACCAAGTATATTTCGCTATGTTATTCATCGTTGTTGTCGTCTTCATCGCATGAATTGTATTCTTCGTTGCTGTCGTATTCGCGTATGATTTGAACATTCTTTTTCGCTAAATTATGTTTATTTTTATCAACGTGAGGAGCGTTTACTACCATGGTACCTTTATTATCCACAGGAACAATACGCATGGCTGGTTCAAATGTGCTTTCATATCCACGTGGTTTCAGTTCGTCGACATATTGTATGCGCAATGAATCGCTGTGCGAACAAATTATTGGGGAAGAGCTGCGTGAACACATGGGTGTTGATGATGGAGAAGGAGACGGTGCTAACGGCGTTTCGTGCAATACAGGTAAACTATGTATTTTTTTATTATTCCATTTAGTAGGACTTGTGGGACGTATTACTATATTTGTGTCAAGCTCGATGTCATGATCATGGTCATCATTTATTTCACATGATGAATATATTTTTGCAGGATTTCTTTTTTTTGGTAATGTACGTGCACTATTTTTCACAGGAATACCGTATTTGTCCACTGGATTGATACATGTTGTTTCATTATTGTGGCTAGAATGCACAATGTCTTCAATGACTATTTTGTTTGGCTTTTTGATTTCGTTGAAAGCGTTGAACATAATACGCAGTATATTATGTATTATGTCTATAATATACTTTATAAAAATGTCAAACATGTATTTACACCTATTTGATATTTTGTTTAGATGGACGGCATGGACGGCGTGGACGGCATGGACATTGCGGAACACTCCCGCCATCAAATTATTGATTTGCATAAATGAGTATATTTCGCATGGGAACAAACGGACTCTTGTAGAAATTGAACAAAGCCGTGGTGCTTTTTTGCCCATCGTCTTTCAGCCAATGACGTATGGGGATCGTCTGGATTTTATAATTTTTCATGAATTGTACACTGTCAGGATTATATTTATTGGATACCGACGGAAATATAATGTACATATTTTTCGTGTTTGTTTCGTATCCGTTATCTTTATTGAATAAAGGGTATTGCGGTGTTTGCGCTATATTCGAATAATCGGTAAACGATTTCCATGTATGTCCGCCTGTCTTTATATTCACCATATTCTCCAATATTTCTTTTGTTTCGTTCGGTACTTCCATCGCGTCGTTGGATGTGGTGTAGTACTTCAATATATTGTTTATATCCATCGAAACAATAATCTTGCCTTTCACTTCGTTCATCATGGTCGATTTGTTCACTTGTACCGCCTTATTGTCCCTCAACAACAACTTCGATTTACTGAAAATACCGTCCCCTTTGAAACATTCATTGTAGATCTTTCCAATAATATCCACACGACTATTTCCTATTTGCCGATGAATACGCAAATTGAGTATTAGAGGAAAGTCCGTGTACGTTTGGTATAAATTCGGCGAATCGCTTTCCTGCACATTCTGTTTATTATCCTTTACAAACGCATAACTCGATATATAATTGAGAGCTATATGCAATGGCAGTGTTTTGTCGATCATGAACGTAGTATCGTCTTCGGTGTATCCTACATAAAGAATATCATCGGTTGCCATGAACACTTGCAAATCGATGAATCGGTTGCCGTTGAGCATGTTTTGTTTCAATGCGTCTAGCGATACGGATTTACCGTCATAGGCACTATGGTAGGAACTCTTGATGGCATACTCTTTCAAAGGTAAATTGGCGGAATTGCTGAAATCGCCTCTTTCGTTAATATTCTTTTTCTCCATTTCTTGCTCTTTCTTCACTTGTTCTTCTATTATTTTCGTGATCCTTTCCACTATTTCTTTATTATTTGCAATGGACGGATTTCCAGTGATATACTGCGCAATATTATCATAATCAAACGATGTAAACGTTTCATATGTTTTCTGGCCAAACCATCCCGCTATACTCGACATAAACGATTCGGTATGTTTGTTCTTTACTTCTACGCGAGGCACGCTCGTGAATGTTTCCCGTTGTTGAGATTTTTGTTCATGAGATCGTTTTGGCGCATTTTGTGTTACCGTAAACGGTTCATAGGAAGACTGAAATGAAAAAGAAGATGGTGCGTCCCATGATAATGGCGATGCGTGTGATGTGTGTGACGAGCGTGACACGGGTGCCCCTACAGATGATCCAATCGCGTTTGTAGAAAATGGTTGATAGTTTTTCTGGGAAACCCATGCCGCGCCACTTGTGCTAAATGGTTCGTATGTTTTTTGTGAAAAGGAAGATGTCCATGGCATGGCAGTTATTCCTGCTGCATTGTTGCTGGATGAATATGGTTGGTATGTATGGTATCCGCCGCTACTGCCAAATTGTCTTTTTTGTCGCGATAAAAAGGATTCAGCTGTGGTGACGGAATCAACTGCTTCTGCCGCAGATTCCGCTGCAGATTGGTCGGTTTGAACAATATTGTTGCTCGTATCTTGGGTGGTTTCTGCTGCATTCACTATATCATCAATACCGAAATCGCCATAATCTTTACCATCGTCTTCGAAAAAGTTGACGTTTTGTTCAGGAACAGTCACGTTTTGCGCCGAATTGGCAAAATCGTCTTTTGTAAATTCGGAGAAATTTGTGGTTGACGTTGTCGTGTCTACTGGAATGACATTTTCTTCAGTGCCAACATCTACTTCAGGTGCAGTAAGAGTGACTACCGGTGTATTTGCAGATAAATCGGGTATAGTTGTTGCGCTTGTATCAGTGTTTTCCTGGAACATAGAGGAAGTTGGATCTTCAATTTGTATATCTGGCGCGTCAATTAGATCGATACTTGACGGAATTGTTATTGTGGCGGGAGTAGAAGGAGCTACAGGGTTAATGTACGAAATAGTTGGTTGAGGTACATTGATATCAGGAGATGAATAAGGAGTATTGAACGCTAATGACGATGATGGAATTGGAACAGGTGGCATAGATGGTAGTTCAGTTGGTGTAGACGGTACTACACCCGAAGATGTAGTTGCCGCGTTTACATTATTACGCGATTGTCTATTGCGATTAGCTCTATCTATACCAGCTTGATGTCTAGCTCTAGCAGCGTTTCTAACTACACTATTTTGTGTGCTCCCTAGCGGCCGTCTTCGTTGTCGATTGGCTTGAGGAACTGGTGCTGGTGCTGGTGCTGGTGCACTAGTTGCATCTCCACCGGCAGGTGGATACAAGGTACCGGATTTGATGACACTGACATTTGTTATAAAAAGGGTACTTTCTTTATCTGGCGGTGCTCTCGACACAATAAATATTTTATGCATACCTGCTTCTTTTACGGTAAATTTAAAACTGTATTTTTTCCATCGATTATTCCTTATGTTTGTGTAGAGAGGGGAGAGAGTATCGCCCGTGTTGGCAGAAGAGACGCCTAGCTGTAAAGAATGGTTTTTATCGAAATATGTTCCAGGTCGACCTAATACGTGGATATTAAAATTGTATATAGCGGGTTCTAAATGTATTTCTTGGCTGATGGATTGGAGAGTTCCGTTTTGGAACCCAATGTGTTGACGCGACCCACTTGGACCTACTTTATCGGGGTTACCGTCAAACATTTCGTTTTTTCCGCGCGCATATATCAAGGATCCGGATTGGCTGGAATATATCCATCCTTTGGGGGTATTTGGGGACGTGGTCGGTGTTCCAAAAATGTATTTATAGCTGTTTGGTTCAATTATATCATCGATGAATTTTCCGTTCACGAGGGAAGGAGTGAAATTTTCTGTGGTGTCTATAAAAAGACTGAATGGATAGATGGATCCTATCCATTGTTTTATTTTAGTGAAAAAATTCATGAACACATTCAGCCAACTATTCATATCATCATCGAATCTTGGCTGCGGTATTCCTTTATTTGACATATAAACATGCTTTTTTTGATATATTCGATATAAACAAAATAGCAATATCAAAATGGCAATAAAAAACAATAATTCATTTTTTGTTGCTAGCTCCATATATGTTTTGAGCACATTTTATTCAATCTAAATATACCGATTCAACCTTTAATTGATGGACCACATCCATCAAGACCTTCATTTATTACATACATGTAGAACATACACATTTATACAGTTTCTATCACAAATATAATCATGATGTATTGATTGCTATTGCATGAATGTATGAATGCATTCTTTATAGAATCATGGTGAGTGGAAAGTGGGGATGGTGGCGGGGATGGTGGCGATAGTGAGCAAAGAAAATAGAATAAGGAAAACAAAATATAAAAATGAAATGTGAAATATATACAAATGCCAGGAGGAGAATTAAATTTAAAAGCGTTTGGCCAAGAAAATATAATGTTAAATGGAAATCCCACAAAAACCTTTTTCAATATTGTTTATTCTAAATATACCAATTTTGGACTTCAAAAATTCCGTATAGACTATTCCGGATTAAAAAAACTACGTCTCACTGAACCGTCCACCTTCTCATTCAAAATTCCGCGTGTAGCAGATATGCTCATGGACACCTATTTGTGTGTGACGCTTCCCGATATTTGGAGTCCCATTTACCATCCAACAAACACTCCCACTGAAGATAATGGAAACAAATGGGTTCCCTACGAATTCAACTGGATACGCAATATCGGCGCAATGATGATAAAGGAAATCACGTTCACATGCGGCGGCCAGTTACTGCAAAAATTCAGCGGCCATTATTTGAGCGCTATGATCGACCGCGATTTTAGCAGCGAAAAAAAGAAATTGTTTGCAGAAATGTCAGGAGATGTACCTGAAGTGAACGATTTAGCGAATTGCCATGGTAGAATAAATACGTACCCATCCGCGTATTACATGGGCGAAGGCGTTGACGTTGAACCTTCCTTTAGAAGCCGCCAGTTGTGTATCCCCATCAATGCGTGGTACATGCTAAACAGTAAATGCGCGTTTCCGCTCATAGCGCTGCAATACAATGTGCTGGAAATAAACGTGACTATTCGTCCTATCCAAGAACTGTTTATTGTGCGCGACGTGTTCGATATTGAAAACGATTATCCGTATATACAGCCGGATTTTACTAAACCGCAGTTTGGAATGTACCGGTTTTTGCAACAACCGCCGTCGGTAAATATAAGTCCGGCGTCTTATGAAAACACGGCGATTTTCGATTGGAACGCGGATGTCCATTTAATTATGACCTGCGCTTTTTTGAGCGAAGAAGAGCGGCGTAAAATAGCATTGACTGAACAAGTATATTTGGTGAAAGACGTGATTGAATATTCGTTTGATAATATAGTCGGGTCCACGAAAGTAAAACTGAATTCTACCGGAATGGTGGCGAACTGGATGTGGTTCTTTCAACGAAACGACGCGTTTATGCGCAATCAATGGTCGAACTACACAAACTGGCCGTACCATTTTATTCCATCAAACATTGATCTTGCTCCTCAAAAGAACAAGGACGGAACGAACGGTCCGTATTTGCAACCGGCCATTAATGGACCGGGAGGACAGCCTAAAGTGTACAATAGTGGGATATACATAACTGGTGAACAGACGGACGAGAATCAGTGTAACATATTGATGTCGATGGGTATTGTTCTTGACGGTATATATAGAGAGAACTCGTTTCCTTTGGAAGTATACGATTTCATTGAAAAATATACGCGCACACCGAGCTATGCCAAACGCGGCATTTATTGCTACAATTTTTGTTTGAACACGAGTCCGTTTGAATACCAGCCTTCGGGTGCAATGAATTTAGGTAAATTTAAGCTGATCGAGCTTGAAATAACGACTATACCGCCGTCAATAGACGCAGTGAACTCGAATTTCAAAACAATATGCGATGAAAATGGAGTGGTGGTCGGGTTTACTAAACAGAACTGGCGATTGTACGATTACACATTCATGATGACATTGTTTGAAGAAAGGTACAATGTGCTCACTTTTATTGGGGGTAATTGCGGGATGCTGAATGCACGATGAAGATGGTGGTTTGTGAGATTGTGGCGTGAGATTGTGGCGTGAGATGTGTATGGAGCGATTGGGTGGGTACATGGGACGGAGGGGTATGGCGGTAGCCGCAAAATAAGGATGAATATATTTAGATGAAAATGCATTTAAAAGGGTAGGTTGTTGGGCATATAAGAAAGAGTAGAGTCAATAATGATGTATAAACGAAAACATAATAAGAAAAATGGAGGTCAGTGTGCACAAAATGAATTGTTGTTGCAGAATTTGATGAGTTTTTATTCGACAAACGAGAATTTAGCGAAAATGGTGGATATTATAAACGGGGATTCGCACATTTCCTTGCGGATAATTGACTGGTTTGTGACAAACTATGCGAAAAAATATTTCACGTCGTATTTGTTGCCTATATACAAAAACGACCCGAAGGAAGAGGCGGAGTACGAGAGGTTCAATATTTATATCAATTATAAACTGAATTTGAAGGCGTACAGTAAAAAGAATTTCGATCCGTTTTGCAGATCGTTGCGGATTATTGTTCCGTACAATAAGGATAACAATGTGGAAACGACGGTGGGACAGTTGAACTTTTTTAAATGGGCGATTGAGAATAAAATCTTGGATTATATTGAGGACAATTACGATATAATCGAGAATGATATGAATACGCGGAATGTTGGGAATATGGGAGGGGGAGATGGAGGTGATGTGGGGAATGCAGGGGAGTATGCGAAGGCGGAGGAGAACAAGACGCGGAAGAAAAGACAAGAACTGACATTGTCTGCATGTAAATGTATAAAAAAGGAGGATGTGTGTATTAAAATCAAGTTTACGTAGGGTGGTATATGTGTGTGTGTGGCGTGAAGATGGTTGGAGTTGGGGAGAGGTGATGGGGATGGGGGGCAAGATATGTATCATGAAATATTATTTATTTGATGATATGGAGGGAGGGGGATATTGAAGATGATAATGTATGTGTGTGCGGAGGATGGATAAGAAGATGGATTGTAAATAATATTGCATGGATGGATGATGGATGGATGGATAGACAATATATTATTTAGGATGTTTGAATGATATAGGTAGTGTAGGTATTATTTTTGATTAGAGATGAATGGGTGGATGGATGAAATTATAGATAATAAAAATGAGTTGACATGAAAGATAGAATGACTAATAAAAAATAATGAATGCTATATATATATACATATGAAGAAAAAATATTACAATAATAAATTAAAAAAAAATTATAGTAATAGAAATAATGTTTATCATGGAGGAGATGGAGATGATGAATCCAATATAAATAAAAATGATAATATGATAAAGACCGCGAATGAATATATGAATAAAATATCTAGTAGTTTTGATAAAATACAATATAACATTCTTACTCCGGTAATTAATTTAAAAAATAAAGTTGTTAATGAACTAAATAAACAAAATGATGATAAAAATATACATACACTTAATACATATTTACAGATTACAGATATTTATATAGACTTTGTGAAAGATAAATTGACTAAAGCAACATTTATAATAAATGATATCAACGATTTTTTAAACATATATCATTCTAAGAGATCAAATATTACCACTATTGAACCCGATGATAATATACAAATAAAGTTTGATGAAATAAAAAAAAAATATACAGATTATATTAATTCCATTAACGAGGAATTATTAAATAAATATATTAAAAAACTAAATGAGTATAATAATTTTGTAGATACAATAATAAATAATACAAATGATACAAATATAAATAATACTGATAATAATAACAGCAATAACAGTAATAACAGTAATAAGAGTAATACTCATAATAATAATATAAATACTACTACTGATAATAATAATACAACTAATACTAATAATAATATAAATAATACTACTAATAATACTACTACTACTACTACTGATAATAATAATAATAATAATAATAATAATAATAATACTACAAATTGTAAACAAAATTTAAAAGATTTATTAAATAATGAATTTCCATTTTATACAACTAAAAATAATTATGTTCATGTAAGAATATATCCAAATCAGATAAATGATGTTAAAATAACAGTTTTATTATGTAGTGCAAATTTTAGTGGTATTTATACAAAATATCAAGGTATTAATGATTTTCCTAATTTTTATATTGATATATTATATAATAAAACTATTATAATAAATGATGAAAAAAATATTTTAATTGAAAATATAGATGGTAAGAATGTGAATAAGTTTGTTGCATTTATTATTCATTGTCCTGATGATAATATTAATCAAATAGACTATAATGATTATAACGAATTACAAAAATTTTTTGATAATAATGTTGTAATTAACCCAGTTGAAGGAGGTGAATATAATTATCAAGATAAAATTATAAATTATAATAATAATAAAATAAAAAAAAAAATAGTACCTAAGATAAGATATGATATTACTAAAAAATATCTTAGAAGCGGATATATATTTAATAACAAGATTAACACATATTATATAAAAGAATATTACTACAGTGAAGATAAAAAAACAAATAAAGAGGGTTTATGTGATTATAATTTAATAAATAAAATTTCTGCAGAATTCGAACATTCAACTAATTTAATTACAATAACTATGGATATGAAACAGAATGTAAATTTATTTTCAACAACATTTACTTTTTCATATATATTATTAAATATAAATAATATTCATACTAAAACCTATGATATTAAATATTATAATAATTTAAAAAAAATAATTTTTAATAATAGTGTTACAAATAAAAATAACAATGTACAATATAAAGTTATTTTGGATGATTTTAAAAATAATAAAGAACAAATATTAACAAATGATTATTTAATTATTACTTTACATTGTAATAATAATAATGAACTAAGTATTCTTGTTATATGTCCAATACAAAATATAGGATATACATTTAATCATTTTAATAAAAGTGATAACCTTAATAATGATATAATTAATACAATCATTAATTATACTAATATAAATTTTGATAATTTAACAGATATTAATTTAAAAAAAATAAAGAATATAAATCCAGAAGATATAGATAATATTGATGCAAATAAAAGATTAGATACTTTTGAGTATTCACCGGATGATACTCTTATTAAAAATTACTATATTAAAATTAATGATAATATTAAATGTAATGATATTTTAATAGATAATATATTTTGTAAATATAAAACACATTATGATAGTGACAAGGATAAACCATTAAAAAACCCATTATATAATGTTAGCATACATTTCAATAAAAAAGATATTATTGAAAATTATAAATTTTCATTTTTATTATTAGAAATAAGTAATTATTTTGATAATGAAAATAATAAAGTTATATATGAAATAAAAAAACACTTAAATAATATTATAGATTTAAATAAATTTTATAGTAGTAATTCGTTAATTTATGAATTTTATTTTAACCAACCAGATAATATAAATAAATATACAACAAATCAATTTATTATTGTTATATCATATTGTAATAATAATTTAAATGATATTTTCATATGTCCAATATCAAGTATATTATATAATACTAATTATTTTTCAACATTTTATTCTAATACAACTAAACCATATGAAATGCTTGATGAGTCTGTTGCTAATACTATTAAAGAATATATTAATACAAACTATTTAAGCTATAATAATATTAATACTTCTTCTAATATTGTGGTATATTCTTATACTTCAAATAATACAACTAATACTAATAATAATAATAATAATACAACTAATAATAATAATACAACTAATAATAATAATAATACTAATACTAATAATACAACTAATAATAATAATAATACAACTAATACTAATAATACAACTAATAATAATAATAATACAACTAATACTAATAATACAACTAATACTAATAATAAGTATTTAAAATTAAAAAACATTTTAAACTATTCCAGAATTACTCAAATTTATAATACTCTATTCTCTAGTAATGATCTCATAAAAATAAATAGACAATTCCATTCATTAAGATATGATGAAAACTATAAACAATTTCATGTATTTTTTTATCATTTAAACATAGATAATGAACAAAATAATATTTCATATAAAGATAATAACTATAAAATAGTAAATAAAAAAATTAATGAAACGCTTACAGATGAAGAAAAAATAAATCCTGTCGATATAAGTTATTCTTATACAATTAATCCCTACCCATCTAATAATGATAATATCATCGAAGAAAACATAAATAAAAATAATATTAAAAATATTAACAATAGCATATCATATTTTATAATACCTAATGTAAATAATGATACTATATATAATATTCATTTTTATACTAAGTATAAAAAACAAATAATAAAACATTCAACTGATATCATAAACACAACAACTTATAACGATATAGATTTTAAAATAGATGATTTGGATAAACTAGAATTTAAACCTATTACAAAAAATAAAAACAGAATAGGTTGGCCCCAACCAACAGCAACTTCTGCAAATTTTTGTACCACAAAATTAGTTTCAATTGATTGTTTTTATGACGAAAAGAATACTTATGATGTAAATTATATTTGTAATGTTAAATTAAACAACAACATGATTGATAAACATTCACAAATTACATATTTATTATTAAAAATAGATCCAAATCCCAAATATGTACCTAATCTTTCGACTGAAAATAACAATTTAAAAAATATTATAAATGAACGTAAATTTACATTTGAAGAATTGTGCATTGATAATTTATATCCAAAGTATAAAGATGATGTTAACTTATCTATTAGTACGAGACTTAATAATTTTAAATTTGGTTTTACCCAAAATGATAAAGAAAAAAACAAAAATGTCTTTATTGTTATATTACATCATTGTAATTTAAATTTATTATCTATTAATCTATATCCAATTAATTTTATAAATTATTATGAAGGATATTTTGTTACAAAATATAGCCATAACAAATATAGCATACAAAACGATATATTGGATTCAATTGAAACATACTTTTTGGAAAAATATCAAGTATTAAAAAATAAAATAATAAAAAAAGATTCAAGTAGCATAAATATATATAATACTAGTATATTTACTAATTTTAATCCTACAAACCCTATAATATTTAAAAAACTGTCAGATAAAGAGATTAGTAAACAATTAACATATGTATTAAATAACTATACAAAATTGGCAGTGGATATTTATATAGCTAATAAAAAATTAATTGATAATGATGAATTAATTGATAATGATGAATTAATTGATAATGATAGTGATAATGATGATAATATAGTATCATTAAAGAAAAGTAATCCACAACCACCAACATCAAATATAGGACAAAATGATGTTATTATTTTTAATGATAATCAACCTATTACTAATGATAATATTATTGATATACCAATAAACACAAATGGTAATAATGATTATCATAATAAAGTATTATCACAACAAAAAAATGCTAATAACATGATTACTCCTTCTAGTAATAACAATATTATTACTGTTCCTATATCATCACCACCACAATTAATAGCACCACCAAATACACCAGAAAATTTTGATAGTAATATTAATAATATTAATAATAATAATACTATTACTGGTGGTGATAATGAAAACATCATAGTTCAATTAATTAATACACAAACATTATTATTCAGTATTTTTATTAAACCATTCGCACATGATAAAGACATTACTCAAGAAAAGATTACTAATGATAAAAAAAATATTGTTATTGATGAAACTAAAATAAATAAATTTATGAATATATTTAATGCTACAAAAAATAGAACAGATATAGAAGAATTTATAAATAATTTAACGAAAATTATATTGTATGCAAAGAATCTTAATGAATCATTTACAAAAAATAAACCTCCTCCTCAAATAGATGGTATAAAGAAAGAAGTCGAATATATAAATAACAAAATAGAATTATATAACAATGGTTTAACTGAAACAAACAATGTTAGTACTAATAATGTTAATTCTAATAATCCTGCTACTACTTCTAATAATAATGATGCTGCTGCTCCTGTTACTTTTAATACTACTACTAATAATAATGATGCTGCTGCTCCTGTTACTTTTAATACTACTACTAATAATAATGATGCTGCTCCTGTTACTTTTAATACTACTACTAATAATAATGTTGCTGCTCCTGGTATTGTTACTTCTAATACATCTGCCTCCATTAATAACAAAAGTTTACTCCCAATTGAATTAACTCTTGCTAATTTTAAACCAAGACTAAGCAAATACATTATATCCAAAACATACAACATCGAACTTATTCCACTTTACTATCATAATAACAAATACATGATATTTGATAGAATAATTCAAATACAAACAAATACAGTCTTTAGTCGTAAAACTGTCTATTTATTCAAATTTTTTACAGAAGATTGTGAATTTATTTATTTAGACCAAGGCGTAAATGTAGAAGGACAAACTTATGAACAATTATTTAATGAATATAAACAAAATAAAGGCAAAGCTGTAGCGCAAACCTTTAATCAACAAAAAATGGCAGAATTGCAATTAATGAAAATAGTATTTAATACGGACATTTATCGTAATCAAGTATTTAAAAATATAAAGAGATTTAATATAAATGATTTACAAAAAGATCTTTTTTTTAAAGATTGTTTATACGGAGAAAAAAATGAAAATTTGGACATGATTTATTTCAGTCACGATATTAAATATATTAATTTTGTAAAATTAATAAGCGGAGAAAGATATCCTATACAATTAGTTAAATATGATATTAATAGTTCACATTTATTATACCGTTCAGTGCATAATAATAATAGTACTACAGCATGTATTAATATAAATAATTATTGTAACGATGAGAAAGATATTGGCAGGATACAAACTATATATAAGACTATAAAATCAATGCTGAATAAGCTGCAAAAAGATGATGAATCAAAATCAAAATTTCAATCTGCTTCTAATAAAGTTGATAGAACGAATAAACTTGAGGGTAATTATCGTAACTATCAAAATATAGTAAGGAAAATAAAAAGTAGTGTTCAAAAAACAGAAAATAATATTGCATATGATAATACAATTACTGAATTAACCAATTTAAATCCATATAGTACTACAGTACCACCCACAGATGCTCCTATTGTAAAAACACAAGAACAAATTGGTCTAGAAGCAGCACGTGAAAAACGTAGACTAGAATTAGAAGAAGCACGAGAAAAACGTAGAATAGCATTAGAAGACGCCGAAGAAAGGCGTAGAAATGATATAGAAGAGGCACGTCATAAGCGCGAATTGCAAAAAATAAGAACGAAAAAAATCAGGTCATATGATGATTACGATGATAGTTATGATGAAGGGACGCGTAAAAAGAGAAGATACGTCACCGAAGATTATTTGGAAAAACCCAAACGCGGATTGTTTGGTAAAATAGGAAAGGCGTTGTTTGGTAAAAAAGAAACAAGGAGAGGAAAGCTACTAGATAAATACGCCGAATTTGAAGGTACAAGATATGATCGTGCAAAAAAGAATACAGATAGAATAAAAACTCGCCGTTTAAATAAAAAATCGAGTAAGAGTAGTAAAAGAGAAAAAATTAACAAATTAATTCAAGAATATGATAATACCAATAATAATATTTCTAAAAAAACATTAATACAGCAAATATTACAAACTGATATGGGTGATGGAAAAATGTTTATTTATGCAGTTAATAAAGCTGAGGTCTTAGGATTAGAAGATTTAGTAAACGGGTTAAATGAAGGATGGACAGAGAAATTAGCTAAAAGGGAGGCTAACCGTAATCCATTAGGTCCAGTAAATAATAGTAATGCAAACCAGGATCTGTTGCAAAAATTGGGAATTAATAGAGAGATAAGTGGACAAAATGACGACCCAAAAAAGGATAGATTTATAGAAGAAAGATATGACGAGGCGAATACGACCATAGATAATATGTTAAATTCTGATAATAGTATACTTGAACCTGAAAAATCTAAACTTAAAAACGATATTCAAAAAAAGGTTATGAGTAAAATAACAGCTAGTACTTCTAAATCATCATATGATAACCCTCATAATAAAGAGAATTTAATACAAACGATTACCACAATTATTGTGAATAAAATAAATGAATACAAAAAAGAAAAAGATGATAAACGAAAGACAGCGGAAGCAGCGAAGATAGAAGCGGATAAGTCAAATAAGGATATGGAAAAAGAATTTAAAAATAGAATAAATTATGCAAAAGATAGAGAAATAGCTAATGTTAAGTCAACAGGTATTGTTATAAATAAAAATATTACGGAAAAAATTACATCATATATTGAAACCTTAGTTACTAAGGCTATTAGTCAACCAGAGTTTTATACAAATTATGAAAAAAGAGAATCTTTAATACAAGAAATATTTAAACAAATTCCTGAATTTATCACTAATGTTATAAATAGTGAAACAGTTAATAATAATGCGGTTAAGACTACAGTGGTTAAGGCTGCAACGGAGAAGACAATGAGTGATGCGGAAGCATCATCGAAGGTAACATCGAAGAAGAGCACGGTCGTGAATGATGGCACGGACGTGAATAAAGGCAAGGAAGGGAATAAAGGCAAGGAAAGGAATAAACCGGCCGCGACGGTACTAGCGAATACGGGCGTGAATGATGGCACGGACGTGAATAAAGGCAAGAAAGGGAATAAAACGGCCGCGACGGTACTAGCGAATACGGTCGTGAATGATGGCACGGACGTGAATAAAGGCGAGGAAGGGAATAAAACGGCCACGACGGTACTAGCGACAACACAATATAATAAGGAGGACGAGAATGGCGCAGCCAAGAAGGAGGACGAGAAGGAGGGCACGGACGTGAATAAAAGCGAGGAAGGGAATAAAACGGACAACACGGTAATAGCGACAAGACAAGTGAATAATGAGAATAATGGCACAGACAAGATTGAGGACGTGAATGATGGCAGGATCGTGAAAAATACTGAAGCGGAGGTGAAAGATGCTATAGGAGGCTATAGAAAAAAAATAACCAGAAAAAACACAACCAAAAAAATCATCAAGAAAAATAAACGCAGAAAAACTCTAAAAAGAAATAAACGTTTTATCTAATTAGTTTTATCTAATTAATGTCTATCATGCGACTCATCCTACGTGTAGGATGGATTGCAGAAATAGCATATACGTTACTCATAGAGAATCTTATTCTCTATGAATAGACGTTACATCACATAACCCACATCCGCATTACTTCATACCTACATTTTCTACAATTTACAATCACAATAAACATAATAATAAAATATTATTATGTTTACCTCTAACCTCAATCATCAATCATGCACACACACACCAACATCAATCGAGTGTACTGATTACATAAATGGTCCCCAGAAGCATACCTATAATTCCCACATTTATCAACGTCTGGTTCTTTTTGCAGAAAGGTATATATTTGGAAATACCCGTGTTGTCATTATACAGTTGGTAATACTTGGATATCCCTTCATCCAGCGCCACTTCTTCTTTCCCTAAATGAAAATTTATCTTGTTGTGTATGAAATTCATCCATCTCCGGAACGAATCGCGACATACTAAATAAGGAGTAACCGGGTATTTATCCAGCATACTTGCGAAATTATTACCCATTTTCTCGTTAGGAATAAACAACGGCATGTTCATGATCAAATCGTAATATTTCCGTTTAGTAATGTCGTTTGGATATTCTGGGTACGTTTCCGCAACCGTATGCAGAAAAAACCAGTAGTGTCTGCCCCACACCGCCGCGTCGAAATTTGGATGGTCCAGCAATTCACGTTTTTGATCTATTTCGTTTTTCATTTGTAATCCCATAAGAAACTATTATGCAATAAATACCTTATTGCATAATACACATTTACATACTTTTTTGTGGGGGGAGAGAGGGAAGGAGAGTGTCCATTCATGACCGTTTTCACCCGTTTACCCATTTTCACCCGTTTTCACCAAGCATTATGGCGCTTACTTTTTCGTAAATATCATTTTGGGAATACTCCCTTTAGATGTTCCGCCCACATATTGCATTCTCAATGCATTGTATCGAGCATCATCTAAATACGGTGTTATCATATTCCAACACGCATTATTTGTATCTTTATACGCATGCGGTTTTCTGTAGTTGACGCGCGATTCGGCATTCCATATAGCCTCTTTGATTTCTTGTTCGGTACATCCCGTTTTTTTCTGGAGGAACGTCACCATAGTAGGAAATGGATGAAAATCAATGGCTTCCGGAAGAATGTACAATTCTTTGTCCATATTGTTGTTTACAATACGGATAGCATCTCCAAACACTCCCCAAGTATCTTTCACAATATAGTGCGGATTTTCTAAATATTCGTGCACTGCATTTTTGAGCATATTCATGTCTCCCTTCATGCCCCCGTATTTACTGCGGCAAAACAGCGCAAGCAAACAATTATTGTGTTCAAGCTCACTTTCGTTTTCATAATAGTCACCCGCAGTATTTTTATGTTCACGATACTGCATACATAAACATAAATCGTGTACAATGGCTAGTAGCAAAACAATATCATAGTTATTTATTTTGTATTCTTTATCTGCCATCATTAGCCATACTGGAATTGGGAAATGTTCCATGACACATACATCTTCAACGTAAATAATTGGCAGACGGCGTAAAAATTCAATGGGGTCTTTTTGTAACAGCGCCAGCGAGGTCAATATGGATATTTCTACATTACAACGACGAACTCCTTTTTGCAGATTGGATTTTAGTAGAGATACTGATGCAGAAGTTGTAATCGGTGGCAAGGAAGAATGGAATGGGTCTTCGGCGGCGGCGGTGGTGGTCAATGGGCGGTAATACAATTTGTATTTCAGTTTTTCCGTGACAAAAATGTCGGTTTTGTCTGGAGAATAATCGTAAAATGCACGTCTATTTTGCGGGTCATAGATAAAACATTTTTTGTGTTTGGTATCGTGAATAGTAGTTATTGTGAAATAGGCATTTAGTTTAGACTGCATATTGGTGGTAAGTAGTAGATTGCAGATGGAAGGTATATCTAGTATATGATGGGGGTAAAGTGGAGTCGGGCAATATAAGTGTTTTTATAAATAAAAATCTAGAATGTTTCAATTTTGTGTGGACACTCACAATTGCAATCACGATGATGTTTATTTAGGAAAACAATCATAACCGTGATACTATTCCAGAACTATTTTCTGTATTATATCCATTCTTGTTTTTGTCTTTTTCATCATCCTCATCCTTCTCAATATCCTTATCCCCAACATCCTCCCCAACATCCTCCCCAACATCCTCCCCAACATCCTCCCCAACATCCTCATCCCCAACAACCAATTCTTCCAAAATATTCGGCATCTTCGCCAAAAAATCGCATTTATTTTGTAAAATCATGTTTACATAGGTCAACTCTTCTTTTTCCGTTTTTTTTATAGAAACGCATAAAGATATAGCTGGAGAAGAAGATAAAGAGACGCACATATATTTCCATTTATTGCCATATTTGGCATCTTGTTGTCTTACCATAATTTCATATTTTTTCTCACACGAATCATCGACGCATGTGGTTGCAGGCAAACATTTATAAAACTGAACGTTTCGGGACAATAAATATGCATCAACTATTTCTTGTAGCGTGTAATACAAGGATTCCATGCTATTTGGTAAACTATTCATTGCCAGTTCTTTACTTTGTGTATTTCCCATTTACATATATACTCCCATGTCTTTTTTATTATTTTTATCTTCGTTATTATTTATCCATACGTTCATTTATTCGTCTATTTATTCGTCTATTTATTCATCCATTCATTCTTCCATCAATCCATCAATCCATCAATCCATCAATCCATCCATATGAGAATATATGATGATATACTACCCCCATGCACCATATAATAATATATGCCCGTGAATATTATTATATACTTATTTATGTCAACATCATATATTTTCACATGGATGCATAGATGTTCTTCACTTCTAGTTGTTTTGCCACGCAAATAAACTACATGAATAGATCGTCATGTTTCAACGATTTTATGGTTTGTAGTAATCCACAAACGAACCGTTATTAATAGCATAGCTGTATTTGGAAATAGGCACACCTCCCGTATTCGTCGGTGCAGTGAATGTAATCGTGAGATTACTTCCATCATATACTGCACGTGTAATGGTAGGAGCGCTGGGTTTGCTATAAGGCACTGCATTATTTGAAGCAGCCGAGGCAGAAGAGTCCACATAATGGCTAGCAATCAATTTGACGCTATAAGTAGTACCCACAACTACACCTGCACTAATATCGAATGGCGATGAAGTGTATGCCGTGGACACATATGTATTTCCGCCATCGAGAGAGTATTTGTAGCCAGTGATGGGCGAATATCCGGACGAATCTTGCAAGAACTTGACCGTGAGTTTCTCGTACCCGCCAATAAGTGAAGTAACCAATGGCGCAGAAGGGTTGGTGTATGGCACAACGCTGTTCGACGCAGTTGATGCAGCAGAATCTACTGTGTTATTCGCAATCAGTTTTACACTGTAGGCAGTACCGGGTACTATATTGAGACTGATATCAAATGGAGATGAGGTGTATGCAGTCGACACGTAGGTGCTTCCTCCATCGATAGAGTACTTGTAGTACTGGATAGGAATACCGCCATTGTTTTCGGCGGTGAACGATACCGTGATTTTCTTGTATCCAGCTACAAGAGATACCGATGATGGAGCAGTAGGTGTAGTGAACGCGGTTACACTGTTTGATGCAGACGATGCAGAAGAGTCTACATTGTTGTTGGCAATAAGTTTCACGGAGTAACTTGAACCTGGAGTTATACCGCTAGTAATATCAAACGGCGAGCTTGTGAACGCAGTGGTGACATAGGTATTTCCTCCATCCAAAGAGTACTTGTAGTACTTGATACTGGCAAATCCATTACTTGTTTGTGTGAAGGACACGGTGAGTTTATCCACACTGGCAGACAAGGATACAGATGATGGTGCGGAAGGATAGGTGTAAGGCGTGAACTGGGCAGATTGGTTGGATGCGGCTGATTCAGCAACAGAAGTAACTGCTTTCAAGTAGAGAGTGTACTGTGTACCCGCAGTGAGACCAGTAATAACAAGTGGACTGGTAGTTCCAGAAGCGGTAGTGTAGTTTGTACCATCGGTGGAATATTTGTAGGAAGTAACTGGGAACCCGCCGGTAGAGCCTTGTGTGAAGGATACGGATACGCTTTGGAGTCCGGCAGAAACGTCGGTGATGACGGGGGCAGTAGGTGCATTGTAAGGCGCCGTAGCAGGGTAAGTGTTTGATGCGGGAGATGTACCCACACTGTTTGTGGCTTTTATAGCAACAGTGTAAGATGTACCGTTTGTGAGTCCGCCAATGACCAAAGGAGACGTTGCTGAAATGTCCACATAGGCAGCGCCGTTGAGACTATAACTGTATTTGGTGATGGTATCGTTACCGTCATTTGCTTGGGTGTAGGCCACAGTAAGAGTTTGGTTGCTGGGGGTGACGTTGGTGATAACGGGAGCACTTGGTGCAAACTTGGCGCTGACGGAAGTGGATGGGTCACTTGTTTCACCTCCTGCGTTTGTGGCGGTGAGTTGGACGGTAGAGGGGTAGGACATGGATGTAGATACGGTGAATTCGGTGGTAGATGCAAGAGATGCATAGGGAGTGAGTGCGACAGTGGTATCACTGGCACCGCTGGTTTGGCCGTTGAATGCACGAATGGATACGGTATAAGATGTACCATTGGTGAGACCGGAAATGGTGAGTGGCGAAGTTGTTCCAACTGCATCAGTAAATGCACCGCCATTCAACGAATATTGGTATTTAGAGATGGCAATACCGCCGTTACTTTGCTGGATAAATTCTACGGTGAGAGATTTATCCCCGGCAGTGACTGCGGAAATAATGGGGACAGATGGAGCCGACATTCTTATATTATTTTCATATAAAATAATATTTATCAAATATTATTTTATTTATTGGTTGTATTATCGTAGATGGTGGAAGGGAGAGAGGAAGATCATGAATACATATCATGTAAACATATATGATAGACGTATATGATACACATTGTGGTGAGTTGGACAGCTAACCAAGGAAGCATTTCATAGAATGGGTGGATGGGTGGATGGATGGATGGGTGGCCAAATAAAAAAGAAATAGTTAGCTAGGGTTCATGTACCCATCCCCCACATTGGAACCCATATGCCACATAAAATTACAAAAAATACAAATATATTTGTTGTACTTGGTATATTGTATTTTTTACTTTGTCTATTTTCTACTTGTACTATTTTGTAAACTCTATACTACATCAATATAAGTAAGCATGCTCATTAAAAATGGATATATTCCGCCAGTTGAAACGTCTTCTATTGTTGCTAAATAAATATATTTGTTTCTGTCGTTGACATACATAGATAGATACCCATCCCCAAATATTATATGGGGGATGGCATGTCAGCCTAGATGTGCGCATGTACAGCCATGTCATTATGGTTTATAGTAATCTACATATTGTCCGCCATTTATGGAATAACTGTATTTTTGGATAGGAACCCCGCCACTGTTTGATGGAGGCGTAAACGTGAGTGTCATATTAGACCCGTCGTACACTACTCTTGTTATGGTAGGCGCCGTTGGTTTTGTATACGGGACTGCACTATTTGACACATTAGATGCACTTGAATCCACTTGGGTAACCGCGATTAATTTTATTGTGTATGCATTTCCCACACTGATATTTGTGCTTATATCAAAGGGAGATTGAGTATATGCAGTGGATGTGTACGTATTTCCGCCATCAATGCTGTATTTGTATCCGGTTATGGGACTATACCCGGACGAATCTTGGAGAAACTTCACTGTCAGTTTTTCGTACCCGGCAACAAGCGATGTGACAAGAGGTGCAGAAGGGTACGTGTACGCCACAAAACTGGCCGAACCGTTTGATGCTGAAGAATCGCCTACTGAATTGTATGCTTTCAAATATAAAATAGAAGATATACCTGGTGTCACAGCCACGGTCAATGGCGATGATACACCGTCCACTATTTCTGTGTATGAACTGTCGTTTATACTATATTTGTAGCCGAGAATAGGAGTTCCTCCGCTACTTCCAGCAGTAAAATAAATAGTGGCGGTGTTCAATCCGGCAACAACAGATGTGATGGTAGGTGGGGCAGGAATAGTAAATCCTGTTTGTGTAGTAGTACTCATTGATGCCGATTCAGGTGAATCACCTGCGGCATTGTATGCTTTCAAGGTGACTGTATATGAATGGCCATAGAGAAGTCCGGTTATTACATAAGGACTTGTTTGCATGCTAATATCTACATAGGCCGATGCGTTTAGTTTGTATTTGTAGCCGATGATTGGCGACCCGCCATCGCTAGCAGGGGCAGTAAATGCAACAGAAATAGTGCCGGCACTGGCACCTGTTCCCGGAGTAATACTATTTATGGTAGGCGCGGATGGAACAGTATACGGCGTGGATGCCAATGATATGGTTTTGGTATTGGTGCGTTGAATATCCACCGCAGTTAACCCGAGTACACTTTCTGCGGACGATGTGCTGTTTAGAGATAATGGATACGTTCCATCGGTAGATACTGAAAAATTGTAGGTATAATAAGTCCATGTGGTGGTAGATAATGCACCAGTATTATAAGACGCATCGCTTATATTTGCAGTGATTGTATGCGCTGAATTATATAGTTGACTTGACCCAATTGCGTAAAAAGACAATAAATATTCTCCGGCAGTGAGATACACATTTTGGGATAAAACGCAAGGAGTTAATTCGGGCGAAGGAATGTACTGGACAAGATATTGCATGTATCCGGATGGAAGAGAAACTGCTCCACCAGAAATGGCAGAACCGTTTCCAATGGCAACGCTACCGGAATACGACCAGCCGTAATAAACACCGGACGAATTAAATACAAACCCGGATGTGATTGAAAAGGGGGTGGCAGAAAGAGACGATGACGCAGTGGAATCACCTGCCGCATTGTATGCCTTTAATGTAATAGAATAAGACTGTACGTTTGTCAATCCAGTAATAAGATAGGGACTAGTTTGGTTGCTGATATCAATGAAAGCGCCTCCATTCAAATTGTACTTGTAGCCAAGGATGGCTGAACCGCCATCACTAGCAGGGGCAGTAAATGCCATGGAAATGGTGGTGTTTCCTGGAGTAAGACTTTCTAATGTAGGCGCACTAGGAAGTGTTCTAGGAGTGGCAGAAATTATATTTGAAGCAGAAGAGTCACCTAATGAGTTGGTTGCTACAATGTATACATTGTATGATGTACCGTTTGTTAAACTGGAAATAGTGAAAGGAGAAGTGGTGGCGGATGCATTTTGTAATGCGCCTCCATTTAATGAATATTTATAGGTAGTAATAGGGTAATTACCATCACTTAATGGAGCAGTAAATGCAACAGTTAATTGACCATTGCCGGGGGTAATAGAAGTGATAGTGGGTTCAAATGGAACACTTTCTGTTGGTTGTATATTTATTGCAGTTAAATACGTATCAGCAGGTGAAGTATTATTCTTTATCATTTGAAAAAGTAATTGTTTATAACCAGTTGACGTTATTTTAAAATTCAATGTGTGCAATTGCCATGATGTTTTTGTACTTACATAAGAAGAATATGAACTACCTGCAATAGAAACCGAGTGGGATACATCAGTTGCTGAAAAACTTAAATTAGGATTTGGATCTGGTCTTAAATGTGTGTAATAAGTTAATGTATACGGTCCAATATATTGAAAATTAATATTTTGACTCATTGTTGCAGTTGCAGAACTATATCCAAAATCAAAAACAATCCACTGTGTTGTTCCAGGTGGTAAAGGTGTACTATATCCCCAATTAACACTTTGATTAGAAATTGCAATACCATTACCACTTGGTATAGTAATATCCCAATTAGGAATAGGAAAAGTGTTCAAATAGTAAATATAACTATTTGAAGCCACTACAGGATTGTTAAAATATCCATTGAGTACATATCCATAATCAAGCTCTTTTGCTGGAATCACACCTGTGCCCAAATAAGATAATAATTCAGTTGATGAACTTACACTTTCGGTATCTGTAAGTTGTTCATGCCAAATAGCCAAATAACCAAATTCCCATCTTATAAATGAACTAGGTGGATAAGAATCACTTAACATAAGTTGATTTTTAGAATCCGAAACTATTGTAGGAGGAGTATTACCTGTATATGATACTCCATCTACAATAAGACGTGTTGATAAGCTTTGTTTTACTACCATAGGTAACCAATTTGTTAATGTACCAATATTGTTATACTGGACAAACGTATAAGATGGTACATTATATAAATAATATACACCACGTCTAGCAGGTTCACTAGGGCTATTTTCATAATGACCAAATAACATATAGTTGTTAAAGTCAGAGTTAGAAAATAATGACATGTTTGTTGATGTAGAACTTTTTCCTACATATCTATTTGTAAATGCAAGTGAAAATGACGTTGAAAGACTGTTAAGTGGCCAATATAATCTATCTAAACTATTTCCTGATAAACATGTTATTTGCGTATTTATTCCATTTGCAACAGTTGAAGTAATCAATACAGGAGCATTAGTTGAATTTGCACAAGTTACCTGACGATTAGGTATTCCTCGCGCTTCTGGTAATGTCTTTGTGGTGCTATTCCAATCAATGGCACGATAAATACCCCATGGTCGTTTAGCATTTAATACGGATTGATATGCACTTACTACAGGTGGTTCAAATCCGCTTCTTAAATAAAAACGCAATTGGTCGCTTACAATGACCATTTCTGTATTAGTTAATGGTGTATCCCAAATCATTAAATAAGAGAATCCAAAATTAGAGATATCGTCATTTACGCCACCGTTATAATTATTAATACATAATGTACTTGCTGCTGCTGAAGTTATAGTAACAGTTTCATCTGATGATTCAACACCATCAAATAATATATTTGATTTAGTATTAGCTCCAGTAACCACTCTTGCTACCATGACTAACCAATTATTAGAAAGATCAGGTAGTTTATTGGAAACCATATAATTGTTATAATATACAGTGCCGCCCCCACTTCCGTATAGATGATGACCTAAAAAAAAATTTGGTGTATTACCTGTACTTGAAAGAATACGTCCTTTTTTATTTCCTGTCCAACGCGTAATAGCTGCCATTGTAAATCCTACTGTAGGACTACTGACCGCTGGAATACTTCCAGAAGGCCATACAATTTTATTACTTGTTATACCATTCAAAAATTGTATTTGACCACTTGAGCCATTTCCAGCACTTTTTCCAGGAGTTAATGTACCTGTAACTGTAGCATCTCTTCCGTTATTACGAATTTCATATAATTTATTTGTAACATTACTATATTTAGTTGCCGAATAAACACCCCATGGCACTTTACTATTTATTATATTAATGAAATCATTTCCTATAAATGCATACTTATACTGGAATATTTTTTCCGTGAAATACACATCTATCAAATCCACGCCATCGCTTTCCAATATGAAATTACCTCCCCATCCAGTAATATCTATTGACGCTCTTACCCATACTTCCCAATCATTCTTAAGTTTTCCTATCACATACCTCCAATCTGCGCTCGCCCACAAATAACACGCCAGGAAATCCACATATTTTGCGCCGTTTTCTTTCAACCACCTCAAAAAATCAAAGAATCCTATACTTGTTTCCACTACACCAGTTGGCTCTTTTTTCCATGCAATAAATGGGTTTCCTTGACCATCCAAATAAGGTTCTTGCACAGTTTGCATTTTCACATTAGATACATCCACCATAACCATTTGTGGTTCTTGACTCCAAACAATGAGAGGCTGACCATCACTATCCAACAAAGGAATACTTTGTTGTGTCATTAACGGTTCACCGTTTTCATCAAGCATTTCATTTCCAGAAGAATCCAATAACGGTACGCTGACAGTTTGCATTTGAACACTGGATACGTCTATAAAAACAAGCTGTTCTTGCTGCGTCCACGTGATGACAGGTTGCCCATCACTATCCAATAAAGGAAATGAACGTGTAGTGGTCAATGTTTGACCATTTTCATCAAGCATTTCATTTCCGTTTTCATCCAACAAAGGAACTTCTACTTCTTGCATTTGAACGCTGGAAACGTCAACTATCATAGTAGCTTGTTGTTCAATTTGAGTCCATTCAATGACTTGTTCCCCGTTTTCATCCAAAAAAGGAATTTCAACATCTCGCATGGAAATGCTGGAAACGTCGCAATAAATAGGTTTATTGAGCGAAACATCCCATGATGCAAGATGCGGGTCATCTACCGCAACATTAGTTAATATGGCAGGACTCATGTCATGCAATATAAAGCAACTCGGCAGTTCATAGTTGTGCTGGACAAGTCCAACGTTCACATATTGTCTATTTATTTTTTGTTTGATGGTTTCAAATGTATCTGCATAATAATCAAAAATTATATAATCAGTATCCCCTGTCAATGATGAAGTAATCCCATTTATATCAGGGATACGGCTATCTATCAACAACAGATTTGCCGATGCCATATATAATTTTGGTTACATTTTAATGACACAGCAATAACGCTTACCTATACACACACGTGCTCAAATAGGACGCTCCGCCAAACACAAGATTTACTGATTCTAGATTGTGTCTATATTTGCTAAATTGTTATTTTTGTAACTATAATGAACCCATTATCGTGCAGGAAGTGGGATGGATGACAATAATATATTTATTAAAACAATATAAAGAAAATAATGGGAATGGGGTCCCAAAAATATTATTCCCTCCTCCACTCCTCCATCCTCAACAGATGATTGTGTGTGGGTGGGCTTTATGCGTTATATAATTAGATATAAAATATTTTTATCATTATATAATGAGTTTAGAAGAAATTGTAGATAATTCTAGAACGGACAAAAATACGGTTCATTCGTATTTGCCTCTCTATCAAAAGTTATTGGAAAGCAAAAAAGAAAGTGCGAAACAAGTGTTGGAAGTAGGAATATATAATGGCGGAAGTATAAAATTATGGCACGATTTTTTTACAAATGCGACGGTTCATGGATTGGATGTTATTCCTATAGAGAATGTATGGAATGAACTCAAGAATAAAGAACGGATTCAACTGTATTCGCACAATGCATACGATTATCACTTTTTTGCAACCAATTTCCTACATAAAAACATAAAGTGCGATTTTATGTTAGACGATGGACCGCATACTTTAGACAGCATGAAACAATTTATAAAGCTGTATTCCCAAATAATGACAGATGATGGTATACTCATTATTGAAGACGTTCAATCGTGGGATTGGATTAGCATACTTACCAATGAAGTTCCAAGCCATTTACAGCCATTTGTAAAAGTGTACGACTTAAGAAGTACCAAACATAGATACGATGATATTGTTTTCACGATAGATAAATCCGGGTCGGGGTCAACGTTAGGACAAGTATAATATTTTGTTTGGATGCTGCATTTTTGTAATTGCTAATAGCATATTGGTTCATAATACATATATGTATTATGAAACATAAAAAATATAAGAATATTTGGCAAAAACATTCTTACACATTTGAAGGATAAAGGGTAAACTAATTATATTTATTTGGTTGGTCATGGCATTATTTTACAAATTTTTTACGTTGTCTTTCATCGTGTATTTTTTTTTCAAATTCAAACCCGATAAGAGCTAATTTATGCAGTTCTCCAGTTTTATCATGCTGTAAATCATCGTAGTATGTTTGTTTACAATTATACTTTCCTCTGTACTCGTTTATGTAATACGACATGAAGTTTTCTATAGTAATTAGTTGTTCTTCATCGTAATTGTTTTCAATGTAATCCAGAAATTGTCTAAAAGTTTGGAAATTGTCCATTGCTATATGATATATTATACCAAAATGAATTGTATGCAAGTGAGATTTTATTTATTCATTGCAACTAGAAATAAAATCAATTTTTTGTAAATTCGTGTGATTTACAGAATGCCAGCTAGCCATTTACATGAAAAAACTACTCCTCACCATCCTCTGCCCTCCCCTAAATATATTTGAACCCATTTGAAGTAATGGTTTCTTCTGCAAAATTGCCATTACGAAGTCCAACTTGTTCCTGTGCCGATTTTGATTTCACATACAAAGTGTATTCCGTTCCATTTGTCAAACTCGTGAATTTTAACTGCGCAGAACGGGAATAATAATAAGTATCAAATAGTTCGTGCATACAAAGGGTAGGATCATTATTTAAATCCATATCTCCTCCAGTATAATAATACAATGTACTTCTTTCTTCTGCAGATAAAATACGTCCGTTATAGAACCGGAAATCATCTATATTCCCTGTTATAGATGTAGCTGGGTTAACACCATATCCTATCGTGTTCATAAGTTGGCTAGTAGGATTATTAAAATGCAAATATGGAGTAGGATATACTCCATCAGCATTATCTACATATGAATTATTTACGTAGAGAGTATAGTTTCCATTTTGTGTAATGGTTATACAAACATGGTTCCATTGCCCATTAAACAATTCACTTGCATTGTACATGGAAAAATTCTGGTTATTTAGTTGATTGTTCGTATCAAAATCAAAATTAAATGAGTAATTTGTATTATCAGTAGTATACACATAGGCTCTAAACGTGCTGGTTGTTCCGCCATTATTTGTTTCAAATTTGAACAGATTCTTATACGACCCATTTAAAGGAAGATAGGTGGATTTCATCCAAAAAGCAAATGTTAATCCGCCATTACTCATACGAAACGACGGCAATTTAAAATATTGACTGGACGGATTACTTATCTGGTTGTCTAAAAATAAAGAGCCTGTACCTAGTTGATAATCTGCATTATCTATTGTTGCGCCATTGATTAATCCCGGATTTGTAGTTCCGCTTGCACTTATATCTACCCATTCATTTGTGATAAACGAATACTGGTATTTCAAAAAAGGATAATCTCCAGTAGAACTTGTGGTTAATGTATAATCTAATGATTCGTTTGAAGGAGAAACCGCCAACGCATTGACTATTTCGCTATGAGGAACTACTTTTATTGTATTGGATATATAAGACATATCATTTGTGTAATTGGCAATCACATTTATACTGTAGGTGACGCCGTTATGTAAATTGGGTACAGTGAAATATTTACTTTGTGTATTATTTATGGAATTCACTGTTTGGATGGGATACACATTACTATTATCCACCTTATAAAAATAATTGGATATTGAATACCCGCTATATGACCCGTCAAAAAAGGTGACAGTAGCAGATAAATTGTTTCCTGTAGCACCAGTAATCGTTGGATATCTGGGAATAGTACTCACAGATTGCGACACACTTGCTGCCGAATCTCCTGCTGCGTTATATGCCTTGAGAGATAAAGTATATTGGGTATAATAAGGCAATCCGGTAATCACATAGGGACTTGTTTGGAGTCCAATATTTGTAAATGCTACTCCGTCCAATGAATATTTGTATCCGGTGATTGCCGACCCGCCATCACTAGCAGGAGCAGTGAATGAAATAGAAATACTTGTTTTTTCAGGAGTAACGCTGACAATGGTAGGCGCACTAGGAACAGTATATGGAATTAATGGAGTGGCAGAAATAACATTTGAAGCAGAAGAGTCGCCTAATGAGTTGGTTGCTACAATGTATACATTGTATGATGTACCATTTGTTAAACTGGAAATAGTGAAAGGAGAAGTGGTGGTGGATGCATTCTGCAATGCTCCTCCATTCAATGAATATTTATAGG